ATTTTTTTTTATGCGTTTGGCTGGGTCGGTTTGGGGCGTCTGCCCGCGAATCAAATTGGCCTTTAGAAATTTTTAGGACAAAAGTGATTAATCTACATACCACATTTTTTATAATCAATAGAAGAATGAATTTTAAGTAAAGGAGGTAGTAAGCTATGGCTTATACGGCTATTTATGCAAATGGCTCTACATTTAATATGGTGAAAAAATTTGTTATTGACTCATTCAATGAAATTTATGAAATTGATACAAGTCAACTCTCACCAGGCAGTACAGCGTTTGATATTAGCTCTAGTAAAACATATATGTTAAATAATAAAAAACAATGGATTGAAGTTTAGATTGGTAGTTCTGGTGGTGGCACTGATTATGATGGTGGAACTCCAGGAACCTCTGGTGGAGATATTATTTATGATGGAGGTGGCGTATAATGGCTACCGTTTATAAAACCACTTTTAAACTGCGGCGAGGTACCATGGCAGAATGGGATGCTAAGAATCCCATTTTAAGTGATGGCGAGCCTGGATTCGCAATTGACAAAAATATCTTGCGAATTGGTGATGGTGTCACCGCATGGAAAGACCTTAAAAATATTAATGGTAGTGATTCTGCTGTTCTAGAAGTGTTGAAAATTTATGATGATGGAAATGCCTCTACTACAGTAAATGGTCAAACTTATAACACCCTAAGTGAAGCAATTGCCGCCGCCAATTCAGGCGATGAAGTAGTGGTCCAAAATAGTTTGGGCAATGAAACTGTTTCCGTTGATAAAGAGATTACTATTAATCTGAGTAATACGGTCACAGTGAATAATAACGCTTCTCCTATGACAATTGCGGCGAGCGGCAAGACTACCCTCAAGAACGGTGGTCTAGAATGTAATAAAAATGGTGAACCCGCAATCACTGTAAACGGAGAAGCCATCCTTGACAATTGTAACCTCAGCCGCACCGTTGATGAAAAAGGCAATACCTATTATACTGGTGTCAATCATGGTAAGATGACTATTAATAGTGGTATATTTAGTGCTCCTGGTGTTATTTCTTCTATGATTGAAAACGGATACCAGAATTATAATTCAAGTAATGAAAAAACTGGCTACGTGGCTGGCCGCAATCAACAGTATCCTGAACTCATCGTAAATGGTGGTTCATTCTTCAATAGCTTTTATGTCATCAAGAACGACGATGGCGGCAAACTTACTATTAATAATGGTGAGTTCTGTGGAACCATCCTACACAATGGTATTGAAATGATTATCAATGATGGTCATTTTACTACAATAGATGGCTACTATCCACTGAGTATCCGCAATCTCAGCGACGACTTAAACCCCGCCCGCACGATTATTAATGGCGGTACGTTTGATGGTAATTGCAAGACTATTATCAAAAATAGTGGTGAAAAACCTCTCGACATTCAAGTCAAGGGTGGTAAATTTATTCTTGCTCTTGATGAGCAATATATCGCAGAAGATTATGAGCAAAAGTTCGCTGATGGCTGGTATGTAGTAACTAAGAAAGGAGAATAACAATGAGTTTTAATGTAATTTATGCGGCTAAGGATAAAATCCAAAATAAAATTGCTCAAGGTGTTATTCTTCCTGAGAGCTTAATTATTACTAATGAACAACCAGATAATGCAGAAGTTTTTTACTATGATGAAAAAGGTAAGTTAAAACAACTAATCAAGCGCACAAAGTTTGATAGTGAGATGGAAGCAAGAGTCTGGATTGCTAAGTATGATTATAGTGGTGAGAACATTTCCATTAAAGATGCCAATGGCAATTGGATTAGTTATACGGTTTCCAGCGATGGACAATTTGCTCCTGTTTCCCAGGAAGATTTAATTCTTACTGGTTATTATCTTAATGAAAATTTCTATACAGACAGCACTTATACAACTCCCCTAGAGAAGAATATTAAGTGCTTATACATCGACAAAAATTCTAATAATGGTTACACTTGGACGGGTGAAAAATACGCGGCACTGACTGCCGAGGCTACGGTTGAGCTTGCTGGTACAATGAAGCTATATCAGGCGCACGGTGAAAATACAGATGGCGCGATGAGCCAGAAAGTTGTAACCGAAGGTGTTAATTCTATTGCTCTAACGCTAGATAACACTGATGAAGAATGTTTAGTCCTAGATTTACCTTGGGATTGACATATAAAATCTAATTTATAAAGGAGATTTTTAATTATGGCTGATATTTCCAAGATTAAACTTGCCAATGGCACGACTGTAACTCTTAAGGACGCTCAGGGTCGTGCTGATATTACTACACTGCTTGGTGGCCACGCCCTTAATGCTCTTGGCGCTGCCGCATGGAAAGCCGTTGCCGCCAACATTTCCGGTGAGGGTCTTGTTGATGCTTCCGTCGTCAAGTCTTATGTTGACGCCTAGGTTGGCACTATCCACAACTTTGACGTTGTGATCGATGCGGCCGGCACTGGCGCTGGTCCTTCTGTGACCGCTTCCGCGGACACCATGTACAAGATCTATATGGTTCCTTCTGATGATGCGGCCGCTGGCTCTTATGTCGAGTACATTACTATTCGCTCTGGTGAGGCTGCTGCCTATACCTACGCATGGGAAGCCATCGGCAATACCAAGATGAACCTGAGTGGTTATGTTTCTACTAATACCACCATCGCCACCATCAAGCTGGATCACAACATTACTGTTGCTGAGCTGCAGACCGCTCTGGGTCTGGGTACTATGGCTTATGCTGACAAGGCTAATGGCTCTACCATCCTGGAAACTGTCGATAGCATCACTATGAATCCTGTGACCGTTGCCGGTAACGCCGCTGTGACTACTAAGGCCGCTGATGCCACTCTGACCAAGGGTGATTTCACTCCTGCTGGTACTGTGAGTGCTCCTACTATCGATCTGACTTCTACTGAGAAGACCTTTGCTACTGGTCTGACTGGTGGTAAGGCTGCTTCCTTCACCGAGGGTGCCTTCACTCCTGCTGCTTTCCAGGATGGTTTCTATACTGCTGGTTCTGCGGCTACTTGGACTGGTAAAGAGTATGTTGCTCCTACCATGGGCAATGCTACTACTGGTAAGTTTGCTTCTGAGGGTATTGTGGCTACCGTCGGTACTGGTGAGGATTCTGAGACTCTGATCTTCTCTACGGCTGGCACGGCTGATGCGGTGACTGCTCAGGGTGAGTTCAATGCGGGTAGTGTCAACTTTGGTACTTTCGATGGTGGTAAGGCTACTGTCATTGATACCACTAAGTTCTCTGGTGGTTCTAAGGCTAAGGACACCTTCTCTGCCAATGTTCTACAGACTGTTGAGACTGATACCGTTAATAATGTAACTGCGGCCACTGCTACTGCTCCTACCTTCACTGGTACGAAGTCCGAGGGCGTCCTGGTTACTGGCGTGTCCTATGAAAAGGCTGATGCCACTGCTGCCTTCAGCGTGGATGTTACTCCTGAGACCAAAGAGATTAAGAAGACTGCTAAGACCATTGAGATTGAGGTCTCTCCTGTCGCCAAGGTCTAATAAATGTCTGAAATATCCAAAATTGAATTTCCCGATGGTAGCTTGTATGATCTAAAAGACGAGGAGCTCCGTCATATGATTGAAGTGCTACTAGGGAAACAAGAGAACGGATAACGCGGAGGTGGGTGGCTGCGGCTGCCCACCTTTTTTGTTAGTGATAGCTAGACTAACAAAATAATGTTTAAAAAGGAGGATATTCAATGGCGAACAAAATTACTAAATTTAAGCTAGCGAACAATCAGACTTATAACGTTAATGATGGTTCTGCTGTTCATTTTGATGCTTCTCAAAGTTTATCCGCTGCTCAAAAATCACAGGCTAGAACTAATATTGGCGCAGGTACTAGTTCTTTTAGCGGAAACTATGATGATTTAAATAATAAGCCCACTATTCCTAGCAAAACTAGTCAAATTACTAATGATAGTAATTTTGCTACTACAGATTATGTTGACAATAAAACTGCGGGCCTCACTGGTGCAATGCACTTTAGAGGTACTGTGACCGCGTTACCTGCTACTACGAATTATGCGGCTGGTGATGTTGTTATTTTTGGTTCTAAAGAATATGTTTGTGATAAGGATAATAACAAATGGGTTGAATTAGGCGACGAAGGAAGTCACGTACTAAATACTCAAAAAATTAATGGTCACGCCTTGACTGGTGATATTACCTTAAATGCGGCTGATGTTGGAGCGGCGACGACCGCAGATGCGGCGGCTGCAACTTCTAAATATTATTCCGCTACTCTCACTCCCGCAGGTTGGTCCGCAAGCGGAAGTGTATTTAAAAATACCTATTCTAATACTGAACTGCGGGCATCGGTTAGCCCCGTTGTGTCTTGCACTGAAAACGTGGCAGAATATGCTTATATCACTGACGCAGAGGCGACCGCAAAAACCGGAATAGTGTTCACTGCCCGCAAGAAACCTACGGCTAACGTGATTCTTACTATTGTTGACGTGGGGTAAAGGAGGAATTTTAATGGCAAACACTTATTTATCAAAAGATGGAAAATATTTTACTTTAAATGGTAAATTACTACAATACACACCTGCTCCTCTAGTCGTCGCTAAAGGAGATTTAATTAAATTAGATTTAGATGGTAATGGTGATAAATAGTATCGAGTATTGGGAATAAATGGTAATGTAGCTAAATTGCTTGGTATGAGTGATATTTCTACATTACAAAAATATAATGCTACAAGTAAAACAGGCACATTCACTAATGGCACTAGGGGTCAATTATACGTTAGAAGTGATTTAGATACTTATTTAAATACGACTTGGTATAATACTTTAACTTCTACTGTAAAAGCCGCAATAGTGCCCGAATCCCGCACACAGTATATGTATCAATATTATGATAAGCCTAATACTCCAAATACTCCTACATATACTTACCAGTATCAGTATAATTGGTCTGATTCAGATTATGAAAATGTAAACTTAACCGATAGTATTTTGATAGGTAATCGAAATATTTTTGCTCTTGATTTAAAAGACATATTTGATTACTTTGGCAAAGTTTGTATTACAAGTAATGAACTAATGGAGCTATGGACTAATCAGACAAGCGCAGTAAGTAATAAGTATTGGTGGTTAAGCTCTGCGGATGCTGTTTACCCTGGCCGCGCTTGGCGCGTGCTTGGTGGTGGCGGCCGCTTGTACAACAACGACGTTGCCCGTGCTTACGCGGTGCGTCCCGCTTTAAATCTTGATTTAAGTAAGATTAATTTTACTAAAGTTTAAGGAATGAAGCCGTAAGGGCGCCATCAGCGCCCACGGCGAAATTCCGTGAGGAATAGGAGAAATAAAATTTTATGGCAAAATTTAATATTTTAAATAAAGCTGAAAAAGTAGTTAGCTATGTTTTTACAATTACAGAAAAATCTCCTAAGCATACAAGAGGAGATATGGTTCCTACTTTTCGTAACGAAAGTTTAGATATGATAAGAAATATTGTTCATGCTAATTCATATCAAGTAGGTAAATCTGTAGATGGTCAACAATTAACTCAAAGAAAATGGTTTTAGGAGTAGGCTTTATTAAATTTAACGATGTTAGATGTTTATGCGGAAATATGCTTTGAATATAATCATTATATCACATTTAATTAGTTTGATTATTTGACTACTTTAACTCAAGAATTACGATTGATGATTGAACATTGGATTCAATCAGATAAAAGTAGATGTTAGTAAGTAGTTTTAAATAATAGGTACATGGCTTTTTCGCTCTGCGAATGCTGATAACCCTGACAACGCTTGGAACGTGAATGGTGATAACGGCAACTTGAACAACAACGACGTTGACAATGCTAACGCGGTGCGTCCCGATTTAAAAAATCTTAGACCCGTTCTTTTAAGTAAGTGCTTAAAGGCTTGGTCGTTTTTCTTTTTAAAGGAGCCATGGCCCTGCTGAATAAGCAAATTAAGAACCGTGTAAGTTAATATCGTTTTATAATTATATTGACTTTGTAATGTATAAGGAGGTTACTGCACGGTATGGGCCAATATGAAAAATTATATAATTTTAAAAATTTATATTAGGCTTATAAATTAGCGCATCGTGGGAAAATAAACAATAAAGAAGTTATTGAATTTGATAAACATAAAATAGAAAATCTGCGGCGATTGTAGAAATAGATACAAAACAAAGAGTGGGATAAAATATTTACTTATTACCGTTTTACAATAACTGATCCAAAAATACGAATAGTGGATGCTTTACACTTTGAGGGTAGAATTGTATAGCATATATTATGTGATTTAATTTTAAAACCATGGTTCGAGCCAAGATTGGTAAAAGAAAATTGTGCTTGTCGTATAGACAAAGGGACAGATTATGCCATAAAGATATTGCGTTAGCACATGACTAAAATCTTAAAGTACGAAGAAAATCCTTATGTTCTAAAGATAGACATTAAAAAATTTTTCCCAAGCATTGATAGAGATACATTAAAAAATATTTTGTCTAAATTCCCTGATAAAGAAGTATTAGAATTATTATATTTTATTATTGACTCTGCTCCAGAAGATAAAGGAATACCAATTGGAAATCAAACTTCATAGTGGTTTGCTTTATATTATTTAAATGAATTAGATAGAACTATAAAAGAAAAGCATAGTATAAAATTTTATGTTAGATATATGGACGATTTGATTATTTTAGATAAAGACAAAAAAGATTTGTAGGTGTTACTATTAGAATTAAAAATAAAAGCATAGAAAAAATATAAATTAAATTTTAATAGTAAAACACAAATTACTCCAATACGACATGGAATATCATTTTTAGGATGGAAGATTTTTCCTGTAGAAAATAACAAATTAATTTAGATTTTATCAAATAATAAAAAACGACATAAAAAGAAAAAGATAAAAGAAATGTTTAATAACTTTAAAACACAAAAAGATTCTCAATAGAAATTTAATGAACGTTATGTTTCTATATAGGCACATTTAAATAAAGGAAATACATATGGATTTCAAAAACAATATCTAATATAAATTTTTGCTCTTTTCTTTTTAATAAAAATATTAACCTTTCTAACCCAGTCTATTTCTCGTAAATAGGCTGGGTTTTTCTTTTTGCTTTTTTCAAAAATTTATGTTATAATATATATAGAAATCAAGAGAGAGAGGTCTTCTGCATGACGAATAAAGATGTGATTATTAAGGTTCTTAATGAGCACCCCTGCCTTACTGCAATGGAAGTGCGGCAGTTCGCTAAACGACTGTGCAATTATGATATTACTCCGCAGGCAGTTGCGGGAGCAATGAGACCACTAATTGCGGCGGGCCTTGCCGCAAGTGACAAGCATCCCTCTAATGGAAAAACTGTTTATTGGTTGATGGGAGATTAATTATGAAAACCTACCTAGAAAATCTATATGAACATGAATTTAACAAACTTTTCAAAATCGCACATGAGATTGAGCCTTGGTACACTGTGGATAAGGTAAAAGATTATGCAGTTTATATCTGGACCAAGAATACCGATGAAAACTTTGGAGAGAATGTCTTTGACATCGAAGCTGACGATATTGTGTTTTATATAGACCATAGTATTATTCCAGAAGCTCTCCCCACAATTCAGCGTATTCAAGAGCAACTAAAGAAAATAGAAATTATTGGTAAACAGCTAAGAAAGGAAATGTAATATGAATAAATATTTTGTGATAAGTGATGTCCACGGGTTTTATGATGAAATGGTTAATGCCCTTGACGCTGCAGGGTATGATCCCGCCAATCCTTCTCATTGGTTGATTTCTTGCGGCGATAACTTTGATCGTGGCCCTGAGAACTTCAAAGTTATGCGATATTTCCTACATCAGCCTAGGTGTATCTTAGTGCGAGGAAATCATGAAGATCTACTTGATTGGGCTTGTACCGAAGGTATTTCTATGCGCGACTATCCTAATGGTACAGTAGATACTATTGAAGAGCTTGGCACAAATTCCACTCGTCTAGACTGGACAATGCAAGATAAAATGGATTTGACCTTTAAGCGTACTCGTGGTTTCTTTGATCGTATGGTTGATTTCTATGAAACCAAAAACTATGTATTTGTGCATGGTTGGATTCCTTCTCTCAAGCTATATCCCGACTGGCGCAAGGCACCGACTTCCGCATGGGAAAAAGCTAGATGGGAAAATGGTATGAAGGCTGCGCGCAGCGGCCATCTCGATCCTGCAGGTAAAACGATCATAGCCGGCCACTATCATACGAGCTGGGGCCACCATATCCAATCGGGTACTCCAGAGTGGGGAGAGGGATCTGACTTCCGCATTTATCGTGACAAAGGTATTATTGCTATTGATAGTTGCACCGCATATACTGGTAAAGTTAATGTTCTTATGATTGAGGATGAACCTTTGGAAGAAAAATAATGATTGCTGCGCTGATTATATTTGGATTAATTGCTGCTATTGCTCTATTAATTTCGGTAAGTTTCGAAACAATTAGTTTTATTCATGGTTATAAAAAATTTCAAAGGAGAGACGATGACTTTTTAGATTATGCTACTATTGATTACTCAACACTAAAACGTCTGTATCAAATTAATCCTGATGGCTATAAACTAAGCGATTTTGGTCAATTATACAGGATGAATAATAGCCATGGTTTGGTAACAAGAGAAGTTCGAATTGTTTTTAAAACTATTTTTGATTACTTTCATTTTGAAATAGATAAAAAATATAACAAGAAAACCAGCCAAATTGCTAAGCGCCGCAAACAAGAGGAGCAGGGATTGAGCAAACTTCGTGATTTAGCTCAGCAGGATATTGATAATTTGCGCGCAAAACTTGATGCAGAGTTTGAGCAAGAGAAAAAGAAACTCAGGAGATTGCAGCGAGTATGCGGCGACCGTTCGGTAATCTCAAGCCCTCTGTTCGTCTTAATGGTAATTTAAGATATTATCAAGATAAACAGGTTTATGTAGATGAATTGGGCTATTATTTTACTAAGGATGGAAAACCTATTCTAATGCCTTGGGAGGAAAAATGATGGAAAATATTGTCATTTTAGCTGAGTGGCATGGTAACTCTTGGGGCGGTTCTAACATTATGACTATTCTTCTTGGGACAGCGTTAGTATTTACTTTTAGCTGTTATATAGCATTTTTGTTTACAGACGAAGAATCTTATACTCTTCTCTTGATTTTAAGTGTCGTATTAGCATTTTTACTCTGGTTTCCTCTAAATGATTGCGTTTAGCATTGAGGAGAAACTTTTCAAAGGATTGCAACTCCACCGCAGATTACTCAGCAGCAACTTGAGGAAAAATATGATACAGTTGATTTAATTACAAAAACAGAGAAATGTCCAGAAGGCATGATATGTTGGGAAGTTAGCTTTAAGCAGGTAGACTAAATGTCTACTTGCTTTTTTTTATTTTTTATGTTATAATATTTATATAAAAATAAAGAGAGGATTTTTCCTATGGCTAAAAATATTATTCAGGAGGTAGACGAATGATTATTTGCGCGGCAATTAAAGACACTCGTACTGGTGCAGTCTTTGGTGGTATCCGTCATGGGTTTATCTATTCTGCGATGCATGATGCGGGTATCACTCCTCCTCATGAGAAAGCCATTGAAGGTTTTCTTGATGAAAAAGGCAATTTCTATGACCGCTATGAAGCATATGATATTGCTATGACTAATGGCCAGATGAGCGCCACTGCGGCTGCATTCCGTGCGCTGTATGTCACAAAGCCTATTGGTTGCAAGAGGTGGAGTGATGGATTGCTTCAATTATAACTGTCCATTACGTCAGAATGCAACAAGTAATTATAATCGTTGTGATTGCTTGGCATGTCAGAATAGATGCGAAGAACTCGTTATATATATCACAAGTAATCATACGCTGACCGCAGACGAGATCGCAAGAATGACTAATGATCCCAATTATGGTATTGGAGCTGGATGTTAGGGGTGAAGTAGTGACTAACAACATGGACAACTACTGGAGCAACGAAATCAAATCGTATAAAAGGCAATTGCACACAGGACCCGACGATACGCATGACTGGTGGAAATGGAGAGAGTTCCTGAAATTGGGACGAATCATGAACGCCGAAACTAAATGCAAAGTAAGAATAAAGGAGTATAATAATGAGTAAAGCATTTATCCTATTATGGATGCTATTTAATCATGTATTAGATGATTATTTCCTACAAGGATGCCTAGCCAATATGAAACAGAAGGATTGGTGGAAAACCAATTATCCAAATAATAAGTACAAGTATGATTATATTGCAGCCCTATTTATGCACTCATTAAGTTGGAGTTTTATGATTATGCTGCCAATTGCCGCATTTTTCTCTTTTAGTATTGACCCATTTTTCCTTTTTATGTTTTTTACAAATACAGTATGTCATATGATTGTTGATAATGCAAAGGCAAATGATAAAGTTATTAATTTAGTTCAGGATCAATTTGCTCATATTGGACAGATCGCATGGACGTGGCTTCTGTGTTTATAAGGAGAATTTATTATGAATACAAATAAACTTTCTTGTGGATTATTTATGTTTCATGGCAAAAACTGGTGGCGAAATCTCAAAGACATTCCTATTTTTATTCAACGCATTTTCTTCACTCTAAAACATGGTTATTCACCTGTTGCACAATGGGAAACCTTTGAATGGTTTATTGCAGTAATGCGTGAAATACTAATCAATTATCGTGATAATCGCATGGGAACACCTGTTGTAATTCCTGACTATCATACTGATGATTTAATTAGTGAAAATAAAAACATTGAGATTTATAATAATATTCTCAATGAAATGATTGAATTGTTAGACAAGATGGATGAATGTAATTATTTAACCTATAATAATGCGTCTCTAGAAGCAATGAACGCCGCGAAGGATAAATTCTTTGAGTTATTTTCTAAGTATTTTTATACCCTATGGGATTAAGTCAAGTGATTGCGGTCACTTGACTTTTTTCATTATTTATGTTATTATAATTATAGAAAAAATAGAAAGGAATTAAAAGAATGACAGATTATGAGGTTGAATTACTAAATAAATTAATTGAAAATTGTATTTATTGCGGCGGGGACCCAGGCGGCCCTTATTACACTGATGTAGAAGATACTGAACTTGCTATTAAAAATTTTTTAAGAGTAATTGACCCAACTCTTGATGTTAAATATATAAAGCACGAGACATTTTTTGTTTATAGAAAAGGAGTGTGTAAATAATGGGATATGATGCTTATATTACAAGATACCATCGCACTAATAAACCAAACACTGTTATTGTCCGTAATGATAGTGATATTAATAAGGTTGTCGATACAGTGATTAACCACGACGGGAGCTTTGAGTATGAGGATATTGATTCCTGGTGCTCTAGCGGTAGATACTGGATGGATTTTGTCTATGATAATATTGATCCTTCCTTGCGGACAAAGGCGAATGTGGGTCAGTATATTCTTATTCGCTCTGCTGCTGACTATGCAAAATTGACTGTTGTAGCTGTTCAACTAATGGAAACCGCGAGTTATCAGTTTGGTAAAGTTGTTTATGCTATGGCTGATCGCCACGATGATGGCTCTTTCCGTTGCTTCCCTCTAGATGGTGTTATCGTTCAATGCGAAGATGGCTCTACTAGACATATCTGGGATGAATATGACGACGATGGTTTCCTTATTCCTAAAACAAATGAAGACCAGTTTACAACTATTCAGCAGTTTGTGCGAGCGGTACTGCTCGCCGCAAATACAGACTGGGACAACGAGTTTGTATTATTAGGAGGTAGTTACTAAATGATTAGTTATATTATTGTTTTTGTTTGCGGCGCGGTAGCGGGTGCTGCTGCGGTGGTATTGGAGGAGCACCGCAAGTGAAAACAATTTATATTATAACAAATTTAATTAATGGAAAACAATATATTGAACAAACAAGCCAACCATTAAAAACAAGATTTGATTAGCACTGTACCTATTCTGCATCAACTCTTATTCATAACGCTATTATAGAATTTGGTAAAGAAAATTTTATAATTGAAAAATTGGAAGAATTGAATGATGATGCAGATGCGATTGCATTAGAAAAACAATATATTTTACAATATAATACCCTTACCCCAAATGGATACAATGTTTTTTTAGGGCAATCTAACCCAAATGGAGCTAATAATGGGATGAAAGGAAAGGTTCTCCCTCCTGAGTGGGCGCAAAAATTAGCTTGCCCAGGAACAAAAAATGGCCGTGCTTGTTATTTTAAACTTAAATGGCTAGATACAAATGAAGAATTAATATTTGAATTGCGACAAGGATTAGCAGATTATCTGCAAATTTCTATTTCTACTGTCAAAAAATGGATGGGAATAAAACATATTGACCACCATTCTGGTAGGCCAATCTTATTTTATAATATAGGGAGGATTAACAGTAAAAATGAATATTGATATTCTTATTGATTCATGTCTCCGTGAAAAAAATACAAACAATAATCATTTAGCTAATATTTTACAGGCTGAAAATATTCGTCAAAAAAATACTATTAATCTAATAGCAAGTGAAAATTATCCGAGTGAAACAGTTCGTCTTATTCAGGCAAGTTCTTTAACTTCAAAATACACAGAGGGCTATCCGGGCAAGCGATACTATGGAGGCTGTGAGTTCTATGACGAACTTGAATGTTATTGTCAGGAACTATGGAAGGATGTTTTTAGCACAACTTACCATGTGAATGTACAGCCACACAGTGGGACTAGCGCAAATCTTGCGGCAATCTCTGCGGTAGTTAATCCAGGCGAGACTATCCTTTCTATGAGTCTAGACTGTGGAGGGCACCTCTCGCACGGTGCTCGGGTGAGCCAAGTTGGAAAACTTTATAATATCATTAATTATGGTGTGGATGATGATGGTTGGATTGACTATAATGAAGTTGCAAAACTTGCTGATCAGTGGCAACCTAAGTTAATTATTTGCGGCGCCAGTGCATATAGTCGTAAAATTGATTATATTCGATTCGCTGAGATTGCGCGAAGTGTTAATGCCTACCTGCTTGCGGACATCGCCCATGTTGCGGGACTAATCGCAGCCAATAAACTGCCTTCTCCATTTGGATATGCCGATATTATCACTAGCACTACACAGAAAACTCTACGGGGACCTCGCGGAGGACTAATTTTCTGTATTCCTGAACTAACTAAGAAGATCGATAGTGCAGTATTCCCTGGCACGCAAGGCGGTAGTTTGATGAACGTGATTGCTGCAAAAGCTGCCTGCGCAGAAGAAGTGTTTGAGCCTGAATTTAGAGATTACATTGATGAGGTTATGTATAATGCTAAGGCTATGGCAGAGAGATTTATGTCTCATGGCTACAATGTAATCACAGGTGGCACTGATAACCATATGTTCCTTGTTGATTTGCGGGGGACTGGTCTTACAGGAATTGACGTACAGAATGAACTTGAGAGAAATGATATTACGCTCAATAAAAATGCAATTCCTAATGATCCGTTGCCTCCTAGTAAAACCTCTGGTATTCGAATTGGTACTCCGGCTATGACAACGAGAGGTTGGAAAGCATACGATTTCTGCGAATGTGCAGATAATATTTGTAAAATTTTAGATGAAATGCGGGCGGCCTTGTAAGGTCGCCCCTTTGACTTTTATTAAAAAATATGGTATAATTTTATTAGAAAATAAAGGAGTTGATAATTTTTGATTAAAGGATTGTATAAACCCTTCGAGCACTGGGGCGAGAATACTTGCTGGATTATTTCTGATACTCATTTCGATGACCCAGACTTGATTCATCCCTATCCAGATAGGCCGACCGCCGCAGAACAAGTTAAACTTATCAACTCCAAGGTTGGCAAGAATGACACTTTGATTATCCTTGGAGATGTAGGTAATATTAACTATGTGTGTCAGCTCAAAGGAGCTATGAAAATTCTTATTTGTGGTAATCATGATATTGGAATTTCTAACTATCAAAAACATATTTGGATAAAAAAATTTGATAAACGCGAATATCAAAAGCATGAAGCATTGGATGAAATGAAACGTCTTTATCCAGATTGTTCTTATACTATTACAGAGGGATTTGATTTCTCTTCTTGTCTTGGATATTGGGAAGTCAGCGCTGATAATCGACTCTTTGATTTGGTATTCACTGGGCCTGTGATGATTGGCAAGAAGCTAATCCTCTCCCATGAACCCATTGAAAACTGTGATTGGTGCATGAATATTCACGGCCACATTCACTCTCGCAACATTGTGAATGATACTTACCACTTCAATGTATGTTCTGATGTCATTGGTTATATTCCTATCAATTTTAACAAGTGGATGAAAGGTGGCCACTTGGCAAAGATCCAATCACTCCATCGTCAAACGATTAACGAAGCTACCGATCGGCGGCGCCGCAAAGGAGGTTAATATGTTAGAACTTCAAAAATTTATGCAGGAACATGATAACTGGGCTGAGTTGCTTGCGGCTGAGCCTTATAACCTAAAGATTTCTTACTACGAGAAGTTGGTTATGTTCAAGTATAATCAGCTCACCGCAAATTTTTCTATTCCTCTTGTTCGCGAAGCTCGTGGTATTATTCTTGAGCGCAAATTTCCTTATCGTGTGGTATGTTGGCCTTTTGAAAAGTTTTTTAACTACGGTGAGGAGCATGCCGCCCAGATTGATTGGTCTACTGCTTCAGTCCAGGAGAAAATTGATGGTAGTCTGATGAAGTGCTACTTCTGGGATGACGAGTGGCGATTGGCTACTAATGGTACTATCAATGCGTATCTTGCACAGATTGATGGTTGCATTGAATTTCAAACTTATGGTGAGTTATGGGATAGCATCTGGCCTAGTTGGCGCGATACTATGGAAACATCTGCATCCAAACAGGCAACCTATATGTTTGAGATGGTATCTCCTTATAACAAAGTAGTTATTCCCTATCAAGAAAGTGAAATTTACTTCCTTGGGTGGCGAGACAATGGTACTGGATATGAGTTACTTCCTACTGACAGCACTCTTTCTCATTATTGTCTTATGCCAAACTGCTATCCTCTTAATTCTCTTGGGGAAGTAGTTGCGGCCGCGGATAACCTACCGTGGGATCGAGAAGGCTATGTTGTATGTGATGGGGAGTTTAATCGCGTAAAGATCAAATCTCCCGCATATATCGCTGCACATTATACAGTTGCCAATGGTATTATCACTAAGAAGAAGCTACTGAAAGTTATCTTGGCGCATGAGGAAGAGGAATTTCTTGTCTATTGTCTTGAATACAAAAAAGCAATAGACGAGATTAAAGAGGATATGCAGGAACTGGAAGTTGAATGCAGTAAAGCACTTCATAGCATCTCTGAACTTCCAGGTTATTGGCGCGACTATCCCCGCAAAGAGATTTTTGAGCGAGTAAAAGATTGGCCTTATATAGAGTTTAAATATATCATGGCTAATTATAAAGAATATGTGAGTTGGAAAGATTTTACAAAAAATTGGTCTGAAAATAAATGGATAGAAATATTGGGGTATTAAAATGGAAAAGAAATATATTGTATCTGAAAGTTTGTTGTATGATATGCTGTCCGATTCCCTGACTTTGAATATGTTATTCGCAGGCGGAGTAGATAATTGGATGGGTTATGATGAAGCCATTAGAGATGGCATGAAAGAACTGAATGAAATGCATCATACTAATCTTGAATGGCCTAATGCGGAAGCGGCTAGAGTAGAATATGCCGATATTGGATTGGAGGTATATAATGGCTAAACAGTATATTACCCCTGGTATGCGGGTTGTTGAAACTACTTACCACACTGGCACTGTTGTTGCAGTAAACAAAGAACAGAATACAGTTATCATGCAGGAAGGAAATAAGTTCCGCACTGTTCCCATGTGTAACATTGACGTAATTCCGCAGGAGGTATACGATGAGAAGTTCTAAACTTAAATACTCCCAGATGCAGAATCAGGAACTTGAGACGAAAGCATTTATGGTGCTCGCGCAGACTACGCAGGCATTGACCATTCCTGAGATTTGTGGCCAAGACTTCACTCTATCAACGCAGACCCCGCAGAAGATGGCACGAGTGCTGAATAACCTATGTGATATGGGTGCTGTAATTAAAGCAAAAGATAAGTCTAAGGGACGTATGGTATATATGTCTATGTCGTCCTATAATGATATGATGAATGGAGGACATGATGATGACTAAGAAAATTATGCCCTTGATAAATACTATTTTTAATGTGGTACTCGTTGGTGTATTTTCATTTAGTGCAGCAAATGCAACAACTCCTTATCTGATGGTAGGGCAGCTGGTCGCCGCAGGTTGTTGGGCAGCACTCGCGGTTATGAATAGCGGAGTGCTAGATAATATCAAGGAGGGATAATGCTTTATAATATATATTATTCTGAGAATTATATGTCTAATGATTTTCCGCTTTATATCCAAGAAACAAAAGAATTTAATAATTTTAAAGAAGCTACCTTCTATGCGTTTCAACGCTGTCTTGAAAAACAGCTAGAGTTTGATAGTGTTGAAGATTTTATTAATAACACAAAACGGAATCCTTATCTAAAAGATAAAAAAGCAGGTAATGATCTTCTAGAAGCAATTGGACGAAAGCGTTACTGCATGGAAACTACTGCAGATTTACGCTTCTACGCTGTTCCCGTAGAGGATGATAAAATAATTGGACACGCATTTGAAGAAGGAATTCTAAAATAAAACTAACCCCTCGCCGTATTAGACGAGGGGTCTAGTCTTAGTTAGATTTGACAATTAAATAAATTTATGTTATAATATTTTTATAAAGAAAGGAGAAATCCTTATGAAAAAAACTGCGCGAATAACCCATCGTTTCTTTTGTACTAATTGCGGGCGTGAGGGCCTACCACTTGCTCGTAAGACAGGCCATCAACATCAGAAAGGACATCTTAAAAATCTCTATTGTCCTTGGTGTAAAGGTGAATATAACCACTGGGAATGTCACGACGATGAAGAAGTGGCAAATTTTAAAGAATTTTATAGAATGGACGTGATACATCATGAATTATCTGATTATGTTTTGCGGCGTCCCGGGCAGCGGAAAGTCAACTGAGGCTTGCCGCATGGCGAGATCACTTGCCGCACGAGGCATTACAGTTGAACATATTTCCCGTGACGAACTCAGATTTAGCATGATTTCTGATGAAAGCGAATACTTCTCCAAAGAAAAGGAAGTTTTCAGCAAATTCGTTGAAAAAATGAATAATTCGCTTAATAAAAATGATTGCACAATCATTGATGCAACTCATATTTCTAAAGCAAGTAGAGCAAAAATCTTGCGGCGGGTTGAGAATCCTGACAGCGTGCGGTTACTAGTTCTTTACCTCACTACACCTATTGATATATGTATGCGGCAGAATAATCTTCGCACTGGCAGGGAACGAGTCCCGAATGAAGTAATTGAGAAAATGGCTAAACAATTTGAAGACCCCACTGAAAAAGAATTTGCAGGGTTCGGTTTTGACAGTGTTGAGGTATGGGAGAAGCCTTGGAAGGAGGGAAAGACATGATCTACATCACTAGCGATCTCCATCTGAACCATGACAAGGAGTTTATCTATGCTGCACGAGGATATTCCTCAATCGAGGAAATGAATAAAGACCTTGTTACCAAATTCAACAACACAGTAACAGACGAGGATGAAGTCTATATTCTTGGTGATCTATGCCTTGGTGGCGCTGATTCACTTATTGATAATTTCAAAATGCTAAGTCAACTCAATGGTAACATTCATATTATTCTTGGCAACCATTGTACAGAGACTCGCCGCAGAATGTATGAAACCCTACCGCAAGTTGTTTCTATTTCTTATGCAGACATGATCCACTACCGCAAATATCATTTTTATCTTAGCCACTATCCCACCTTAACCGCAAATCTTGATTGTGACAAACCCCTGCGGGCCCGCACTATTAATCTGTGCGGTCATAGTCATGCTACCGACCCCTTCGCAGATTGGGAAAAAGGATGTATCTATCATTGTGAAGTAGACGCACACAATGGATTTCCTATTTCTCTTGATACTATTATTGAAGATATGAAACGTCGTGTACAAGAAGATGAAGCACGTTACACTAAGCAGCTTGCTGCAATTAAAAAGTGTTTTGATGAACCATTTGATGTAGCAATGGCCTCGCTTACTGCTTCTATTGGTGAACCCCTGGAGGTTTTTATGGAAAAGCATCCAATCCCTAAAAAAGCCTATATTAATTAAAAGGAGAAAATTTATGAGCCTTCATTCTGCTATTATGAACCTTAAGCCTATTGTTGAGGTTTTTGATAATGATGTCAGTGTTAAGCTGACTTACAATGGCCACAATTATTATGGAATTGCCTTCTGCCACGAAGAAGATAAGGACTTCTTCTCTGAAAAGGTTGGCGCAACAATTGCTCATTATCGTGCTATGATTAAAATTTACGATGATGAAATTAGACGAGCAGAGGTTGCCGCACGAGTGCTCCGGTCTGCCTATAAAGACGTCATTTATAACTCTCAGGAAGATGGCACCCCTGTCGATCCAACTAGCGCATTTATTATTCGTGTTTTTAAGGCATGTGATCTAGTTGATCGCTACAGAGTCCAGCGCACTAGTCTTCGTACCCAGCTAAGGGAATATCTCAAGAACCATGAAAAGTGCCTTGAGAGTGTTCGCGCACAGCGTAAAATTGAAAATGAGGACAAAAATGTTTAATCCTTATAGTTAATTTTTCAAAATAAATGAGAAGAATCCGAAAGGAGAGATTTATATAGGTTTGATATATGTACTCATCGGGTTCCTCATTGCATCTATTGGTATTCCTCTAATTGAAAGTTTACAAAGTATTATCACAGCTCTTACTGAACTGATGATAAGTAAAATCAATAAAGGCATAGCTAAATCCAATCTCGCTATTCAAGCTATGACCGAAGAGGATGAAGAACCCGTGGGACCGAAAGGTGTCATGGGTTTTACCATACCTGATGATGACAATGACAATGAGGAGGAATACGAAGTTGAAGATTAAGTTCTATGATACTTGCGCGCTTCTTAATCTAGGCGAGAAAGTTTTTGGAGGAGAGCCATTTGCGGTTTCTAGTATTACCTTTAAGGAATTAGAAATAATTAAAACGTCGTTTAATAAAGATAACGACGTTAAAGCAATGGCTAGACACCTTCTTCACTTGTTTGACGAAAATGAATATGATTATATTCCAGTAGTTCATCAAGTGGAAAATGAAGTATTTGTTGCAGCCAGAGGATTTGAAATTAATAACGATACTAAAATTCTCTCAGACGCAATTTATCTTGCCAAAGATGAAGATATAGAATTTGTGACTGCGGATTTGAGTTTGCGTTGTATTGCAAGACATTTTATTGATATTATTTCAGTAGAAGCTATTGCGGAAGAGGAAGATAGCTATACTGGATACCTTGAAATAGAATGTACTGAGGAACAGTTAGCATTTTTTTATGAGCATCAAGAAGATAATATATTTGGTCTGCTTGAAGGACAATATCTTGCGCTCTATCATGACGAAGAACTTGTAGATTTACGGGTGTGGCGCAACGGTTCGCCGCAATTCCTTAACTATAAAGATTTTAACTCCACTTGGTTTGGTAAAGTTATTCCTTACAAAGGAGATCTATACCAGAAAATGCTCTTCGATAGTCTAAACAACAATCAACTTACTCTGGTCCGAGGCCCTGCTGGTAGTGGAAAAACACTCTCTTGTCTAGCTTTCTTGATGAGCCAGCTAGAAAAGCACCGCATTGACAAAATTATTGTGTTTTGTAATACAGTTGCGACTATGGGATCGGCTAAGCTAGGGTTCTACCCGGGTACTAGATTAGAGAAGCTACTTGACTCGCAAATTGGAAACCTTTTGTCTAGCAAGCTAGGTGGAAGAGAAGGAGTAGAACGTCTTATTGATGATGGTAAATTAGAGTTACTTCCGCTCAGTGACATTAGGGGACTGGACACCAATGGAATGAAAGCTGGAATCTATATTTCTGAAGCCCAGAATCTGGATCGTGCTTTGATGAAGCTTGCTATTCAGCGTGTTGGTGAAGATTGCATTTGTCTTATTGATGGTGACTCTAAAGCACAAGTTGATGATTTGCGTTATGCAGGAATTAATAGCGGTATGAGGCGACTCTCGCAAGTTTTCCGTGGTCAAGATTTCTATGGTGAAGTTGAATTGAAGCACGTTTATCGTAGCCGTATCGCAGAAGTTGCAGAACGATTTTAATACAGTATCGAGAAGAGTAGCTGCGGCTGCCCTCCTCATTCTATTTTCTAAGAAAGGATTTGAAATAAATGCCAAAAGTATATCTGTCTCCGGCTATGCACCGGTAGAACGAGTGTTGCTATCCTCGTCCAGATGGCAAACAGTGCTATGAAGCACTGGAAAATAATGAATATATTGATATTCTTGAACCTGTTTTAAACAGGTGTGGAATTGAAACTAAGCGTGGCTATCGCCGCACACCTATGAATAATGAAGATGGCGATAAAATTATGCGCCAAAATGTTGCTGAGTCCAATGCTTGGCCCGCTGATGTGCACTATATTTCTCATACTAATGGCGCAGATGGCACTGTAAAAGGTTATCGTCCTATCTATTTTACTGGTTCAACAAAAGGCAAAAAACTTGCGGAAATCATGGTAAAATATCGCAAGCAGATTTATCCTTACAGTGTGGCGCTAAATAACCGCACTGATTTATATGAGCTTAAAAATACCAATGCAGTAGCATTCTATGAGGAACACGTTTTCCATGACAATCTTGAAGATGCTACATGGTTCCATACTCATATGAATGAAATTGCAGAATCTGCAGCAAAGGGCCTGTGTGAATATTTTGGTATTCCTTATATCGCTCCCGCGGCAATGCCTTCTACTCCAGCTGTGACCACTACCATTCTCCGCAAGGGCAGTGCGGGTCCTGAAGTAAAATCCCTACAAAAGAAATTACTTCAAATTGGTTATTATCTTGGATCTTATGGTGCAGATGGGGACTATGGCGACGCGACAGTAACTGCCGTCCGCAAATTCCAAAAGGATAATTCTCTTGCAGTAGACGGTGAAGCTGGTCCCAATACTCTGGCTACTATTGACAAGGTTCTTCCTATTGTTCAACAAGAGCAAAAAACTATCGCTAATCATTTGCGGCAAGCTCAGCATAAAGATTTTTCAGTCCAACCTATTATTAATTGGGCTGAGAATGAACGCAATTATACCGAGAAAGATAGCTTGACTGACCTAAATGACAAGACTAAAAACGCGGGTGATGACAACTATACTAAGTATTCTCAAGAAGTTGATGCTCTTGGAGTGTTCTCTGCGCAAGTGCAAGGTCAGCCTTGGTGCGCCACTTGGGTCACAGATGGTTTCATTAATACCTATGGTGTAAGTAAAGGTCTTGATATGTTGTGTCAACCTAGTAAAAATTCCAATGCGGCGTGCTGTGGCGATGCCGCTGAGTATTATCAAAAGGCTGGTCGCTGGTACACCTCGCCGCAAGTTGGTGATCAAGTATTCTTCAAGACTACCAAATATCAGTATGCTCATACTGGTATTGTAACAGAAGTTACTAACACAGAAGTTACAACAATAGAAGGAAATACCTCCTCTGAAAAGGGCGTTATTTCTAATGGTGGCGCTGTTACCAAGAAGCATTATCCAGTTGGTTATTCTGGTTTCAAGGGTTTTGGTAGACCTAAATACGAAGTCAAACAAGAGGAACCAAAGTTCGAGCCTTATGTTGCGCGGCTAACCGCGATCGCTTTAAATGTGCGGACAGGCCCTGGTACACAATATCCTGTTGCTATGGTTATTCGTGGTGGAGGCGCGTTTACTATTGTTGCCGAAGAGAATGGGTTTGGAAAACTGAAATCGAACGCGGGCTGGATTATGCTCCAACATACAGAAAGAGTGGAGTGAACTATATATGAAACAAGAGAAGAAGAAAAGGAAAGAGTTCTCTAAACGGTTACTAGTTCAAGAGTCTTTGCTGATCTGGATCTAGACTCTTGCTTTATTAACACTAGCATTTGTTTGTGTTTTTCGAGGTAGTTATTCTGAATTGCCTTGGCTTGCGGCGATGGTTGCCTTCCCGTGGACTGCTTACGGAGTAAGCCAAGCGTTTTACTACAACAAAGCAAAAAAAGAAAACACTGAGGGCGGGATCGTTTATGAGACTACCCTCGCGCAATTTGATTCCACTGACGACGAGCCAGTTGGTTGATTTCTTTTTAGTCGGTTACGCAAGTAACCGACTTTTTCTTTTTCTCTTGACTTTTTTATTTTTATATGTTATAATATTAATATAAAATAAATATAGAAGTAATGTAATTAAAGATCGGTAAAATTATCTTATATATTTCTTATAACTATATTATATCAAAAAATTTTAGATTTGTCAAATTAGGAGGAAGAATGGAGATTTATTGTGATGGTTCATGCCGAGGTAATGGAACTGCCAATGCGGAAGGTGGCTTTGGTGTTGTTGTAGTGGATAATGGTAAAGTCATAAATACTTATGCGGAAATGCACAAACAGACAACGAATAACCGCATGGAAATGATGGCTATTATGTGGGCCATTGTTACTTATTATGAAGAAGTTGCAACAGGGGATGTTATTATTTTTAGTGACTCTCAGTATGCAGTGAATACTTTTTCCAATTGGATTTGGTCTTGGTATAATCGTGGTTGGAAGAAATCAAATAAGCAAACACCTGAGAATTTGACTTTATTGAAAAAATATGTTACTATAACAAATGATGGAAAATTACCTGTTCAACTGCGGTATGTGCGGGGCCACAATGGTAATATATATAATGAGTGGGCCGATGCCCTCGCTACTGGCGCCCGCAAGGCAGAAACTACGAAAGGAGAAAAGATAGATTTTGAATTGTGATGATATTGTTTATATTGTAAAAGTACAACCACTTGATTATAGCGATTGGAATTTAACTACTGTTGGAAAACATCAATGTTTCTGTGGCAGATTAATTGCTCAATTTGAAAATGACAGTAAAACGCAATGCTTAGTATTTGAGCTAAATGGTCCTCGTCGCCCTACTGTGGTTATTCCTAAAGGTTGGATAAAATGGATGGCACCAAGTGCGACAAATTGGAGGGAAGATAATGATGATAAATAAAAAAACATACACCGAAGACTCGATTGAATCGCTCTCCCCTCTAGAATTTACGAGACTTCGTCCAGGTGTTTATGTCGGTAGCACAGAATACTCTACTCAACTCTTGATTGAGATAGTGTCAAATGCAGTGGATGAATTCCGTGCGGGACATGGAGATAAGATTACAGTTACAATCAAGAAAGATAATACGTTTATCGTAGAAGATAACGGACAGGGCTTTATTACTAATCTTCTACGAGAAGATGGGAAGACGGTCCTAGAGGCAGCATTCTCTGTGTTGAATACTTCAGGCAAGTATACTGATGATGGAGTCTATGATGGAGTCGCATTAGGCTTGAATGGTATAGGATCAAAGCTAGCTACATATCTCTCTCACTGGCTTGAAGTTCTTAGTTGGAGAGATGGAAAATATGAGCATATTTGGTTTAAAGAAGGTGTATTCAATAAGCGCGATTGCGGCGATTGGAAAAATGTTGACAAGCCTTCTGGTACACTAGTTCAGTGGCAGCCAAGTGAGGAGTTTTTTACTAACGCAGAAGTAGACCTCGCCGCAATTACTAAGTTGTTTAAAGTTCTTGCTTGCCTATGCCCTGGATTAACTATTATCCTGGGGCAAGAAGATAAACCTACTCAGACATTTGTTTCTAAAGCTGGTTTGTCTGATTTGGCAGATGAAGCCATTAAGGGCAAAGAAATTCTAAAGAGCCGTTTAAATATTCACTATGAAAGTGGAAAGAATAAACTCGATTTGATTCTAACCTATATCAATGCTTATTCTGCTACTATTGTTCCTTATGTAAATGCAGGCCTTACAGATGCAGGCCCGCATATTACACAGTTTAAAACCACTCTAACAAGAGAAATGAATAAGTTTTTCCGCGAAAAAGGCTGGCTTAAAGACAAGGAAGAAAACTTGTCTGGCGATGACTGCCAAGAAGGTCTATATGTAGCATTTAATATTACTTCTCCTGGCGTTGCCTATGATGCCCAGACTAAGTCTCGTCTAGTCAAGATTGACATGAAGCCATTTACAAGTGTTATTGCGGAGGAGCTGGGGTATTGGTTTATAACAAATGAAAAAGACCTCAAGATTATCTGCGATAAAGCCCTCAATGCACGGAAGGCACGTGCAGCCGCAAAGAAAGCTCGTGATGCAGTAAGAGAACCTAAGAAAAAGGAAACTGGTTTGCGGGCATCTCTTGCACTCAGTAATAAGTTTATTGATTGTACAAGTAAAGACCCTAAAGAGCGCAAATTATTTATTCTTGAGGGAGTATCCGCGGGTGCGGCAGCAATCGAAGCCCGCAACCCCAAAACAGATTGTATCTATTTGCTTCGTGGCAAAATTCTTAGCCCTCTGAAAAGCGATACAACAAAACTACTCCAGAACCAAGAAATCTCTGATCTTGTGCGAATTATTGGCGGAGGTTTCGGTAACACATTTGATGTCAATAAAATGAATTTTGATAAGATTGTTATTTTCAGTGATTCAGATAGTGATGGGGACCAAATTTGCCTGCTCTTAATGGGACTATTTTATACTTATATGAAAGATTTGGTTTTGGCTGGCAAACTTTATCGTGGAGCTGCCCCTCTGTATACTCTTACAAAGGGAAAGGAAGAACATTTATTCTATACTGATAAGGAGTATCGTAATTGGCAGGCTAAAAATTCTACCTCTGGCTATACCGTTCTACGAGGCAAGGGTACCGGCGAGATGAATCCAGATGATCTTCACCGACTCTGCTTTAACAGCGAAAGATTCAAGAGATTTGTAGTAGATAATCCAGAAGAGACGAATGCTCTACTGACTATTCTACTGGGGCCAGCTGTGCCTCCCCGCAAGCAGTATATTTATGATAATGCAACTGAATTGGGTTTTCATTTTGAGTAAGGAGGTAAACAAGTGAGTGAAATTTTTGATGTAAAATTTAATGACGAGAGTAGACAGGACTTCCTTACTTATAGCGAAGAAGTTTTAACTGAACGTGCAGTGCCCAGTGCGGAAGATGGTTTACTCTCATCTCAACGCAAACTTTTATGGACTATGAGTGAGTATCTGAAAATGGATTCCTCAAGTAAAACAAAAAAGTGTCAATCTGTTGTCGGGTCGACCCTCCTTACGAGCTATTTCCACGGTGACCAGGCTTGCTACGGTGTGTTGGTAAAGATGGCGCAACCATTTCTTATGCGGTATCCGCTAGTAGAAGGTCAAGGCGCACTTGGAACTCAGGAGTCTAATGACATGGTCGCTTCTTCTCGTTATACCGAAGCTAAGCCTAGCATCTATGCAGACCTAATGATGGAGAACTTTAAGAAAAACGCAGTTCCCCTCAAGCGCACATATAATGACGAGTTTGATGAACCTGTTGTTTTACCTTCTTCATTCCCTAATGCGTTGTGCAACGGTAAACAGACTATTGCTATTGGATTAAGTCACAACTCATTGCCGAATAACCTATCTGAGGTTTGTGATGCACTTGTTGCTTATATGAAGAATGAAGATATTTCAATCGACGAGATTATGGGTTATCTACCTGGACCAGATTTCCCGTGCGGAGGCACTATCATCAATAGGAATGATATTAAAGAAGCATTTGCGACGGGTAAATCTAAAGTATCCTTAAAAGTACGTGGAGATTATACTGTTGAAGGGAATAAAATTGTTTTCACAAGTATTCCTTACCGCACTTATCGTAACAATATCAAGGAGCAAATGACCAAGTGCATTGAAGAGCTTGAAACTGTTATTGCGGATTACGCTGATGAATCTAATCTGGGTAAGACTAAAATCATTTTCAAAGTAAAGCCAGGCGTTGAACCAGAAGCTGCATTACAAAAGCTCTTCAAATTAACTGACCTTCAAACTACTCTGTCTTATAATATGAACTATATTGTTAATGGAACACCTAGACTGTGTTCTATTAAAGACTTGATGAAGGCATATGTACAGCATCAAGAAAATGTATTGCTGAATGTCACTTATTTTGACAAGGATAAGGCAGAAAAACGTATCCATGTCCTTGAGGGCATCTTAGTTGCTATTGATAAGATTGATGATGTAATTCAACTTATTAAATCTTCTACCAATAAAGCAGACGCAAGAACCAAGCTGGTAAGTTTTCTCTCTATTGATGAAGTCCAAGCTAATGCAATTCTCGATATGAAGCTGTCTCGTTTGACTAAATTGGACAAAGATGAATTGGCACAAGAGTTGCAGGATAAGAAAGATTTTGTTGCGGAGTGTAATAGGATTATTGGTAGCCACGACCATCGGTTAGAGAAGATTACTGAAAAGGTTCAGAGCCTAAAGAAAAAGTATGGAGACGCACGCCGCACTCAATTGGCGCAAATTGAAATTCCCAAGGAAAGCAAGAGTAAGCCAGAGTTTATACCTGAACCTTGCGGGATTGTGATCACAACTGCGCATACCATCAAGCGCATGACGAAAGCAGCTAAGCCTAAGGCTAATGAGTATTTCTTGATGAATCAAGAGACAGATACTGGCGATTGGTTAAGCGTTTTTACTGCGGCGGGTAAAATGTATAAAATTCAAACCAAGGATATTCCAGAGGGTACAACTGCCTCCAAGGGGATTGGTATTGCGGCATTACTTGAGATGGGTAGCGATACTCCAGTCGCATATTTCTTACACTCCCAATTTGGTGAAGGAAAATTGTTGTTTGTAACCTCTCGTGGACAAATCAAATGTGCGAAAATGGAGGAATTTACTTCTACTCGCAAGGGCGGTGTTATTGCTATTAAACTGCGGGAAGGCGATTCGGTCACGGCAGTAATGGAGTATCATGGCGAAGATGTTGAGGTAATCACTAAAAAGGGTATGAGCATTCATTTACGTGGTAGCGATATTCCAACTCAAGGTAAGAATACATTAGGCGTAAAGGGTATGAATGTTGCAGAAGACGATTCTGTCGCACAGGTTTTGTTAATCCCCAAAGATACTATTGGATTGGTTGTAATTGCGGAAACAGGTCAAGGGAAACGTGTTCCTGTGAGCGAGCTACCGCCGCAAGGCAGAGGCGGAAAAGGTGTAAGTATTACCCCTAAGAGCGATTTTGCAGGTGCGGTATTTATTACTAAAGAGGATAGCCGCATTTTATTTGTAATGCCAAGTGGGGTTAAGAGTGAATCTGCTAGACAAATTCCTCTTCATTCTAGAGTAAATACTGGTGTGCAAATTATCAAGCCAATTGGTAAAATCGCTCATGTGGTATTGGGGTCTTAATTGACCCCTTACCGCACATTTGACATTTATTTAAATAAATGTTATAATAAAAATAGGGAGAAAATATATGTTTGATAAAGAAAAAATTTCTGAATTTTTCCCTGGTGCAGAGGATCTTATGATCCAGCCTATGTTAATCTGGACTTTACCCTCGAATAAGAAGGATAAACTCAGTGAGGTTTGCGCTAGTGGAGAATATTTTGCTACCGAGAAAATTGACGGTGCTTTATACCAGTTCTGTCGCACCGACAAAGGCAATTATTTATTCGGCAGGACAGTGAGCGTAAAAAATGGCCTGCTGACTAATAAAATTGACAACGTACCGCACATCGATTCTGCTCTCTCTTGTTTGCCTTGCGGTACTGTTATTGTTGGTGAGGTTTATGTTCCAGGTGGCACAAGTAAAAATGTAACTTCTATTATGGGTTGCTTGCCCGCAGAAGCCATTAAGCGTCAAGATAAGCAGGGTAAGATTAAATATTATCTCCATGATATGATTTTCTATAATGGAGAAGATATGCAATCTTGGGGTGCTGAAGCTCGCTATCAGAAGTTAGTAGAGGCATGGAATAAATTTCATCTTGAGCAGTTTGATTTTTTGCGGCTTGCGGAGAGCTTCGATACTGGTATTGAAGAGCGATTATCCCAAATTCTGGCCGCAGGTGGAGAGGGTATTGTCCTAAAGAAGAAAGACGCTCCTTATTCTGAGGGTAAGCGTCCTGCATGGGCAACGATCAAGTGTAAACAGATGGATACCATTGATCTAGTATGTACTCGCGCAATTGAAGCAACTAAAGAATATACAGGTAAAGAGCTTGAAACATGGCCATATTGGCAAGAACGTAGTGAACGAGATCAAAACGGTGAATATACCTGGTTATCTAGCGAAGGTCAGTATTATGAAGATTATCTGCATAATCCTCATATCTATAGACCTGTTACCAAACCCTACTTTTATGGCTGGAAAACAGCAATTGGAATTGGTGCTTATGATGATGAAGGTAATCTCAAGGAAATTGGTACAGTATCTTCTGGCTTAACTGATGAAATGCGGGCGCACCTTGATGACTACGTTGGAAAGGTCGTTGCGCTACAGTGTATGAGCATCGACCGCAAGGAGAAGACTTTGCGGCATCCTATTGTTAAAGCATGGCGAGATGATAAGAATGCCGCAGAGTGCAAGTTAAGTGAGGTCTTGTCTTGACTTTTTCAAAAATAAATGATATAATATTTATATACTTAAGAAAGGAAAGTAGACATGGCTAAAAAAGAGATGATTAAACTAGCTGAGCAACTTATTAAGCTAGAAAAAATCATTGATACTGGTACTAAAGAAGAAGCAGATCAGGCTCGTCTTGATACAGAAACCCTTATTACTAAAATTGTTAAAACCTATGGTTTTAAGGGAATGTTTGAAATTGACGAGTATATCTGTACGCATAGTTAATAACGCTGTGAAGGCGATTATTATATATTAAATTTTTTTGGAGGAAATTAAATTATGGCTATGAAACCCAATACTAAGGCAGTTCTGGAGTATCTGAAGAGCGTTCACGGTAAGAAGGATGTTACTGCCGCTGACGTCGCTGGCGAGCTGGGTCTGGATGTGAAGCAGGTTAATGGTATCTTTACCGCGGCTCTGCAGCGCAAGGAGTATGGCTACCGTGAGGAAGTCGAGATCCAGCTGGACGATGGATCACATTGCAAAGTAAAGCTACTCCGTCTGACCGACGCAGGTCTAGAGTTGACGGGCGACGAAGATTAATAATTTTAGGACAAAAATGTTTAACCTATATTATTAATTTTTTAAATATAATGAGGGCTTAATTCCCTCATTATATTTTTAAATTAAAGGAGTTTAACCTATGTTTAATCGTGATGTCATTCAAAGTTATTTAGACTACCCTATTACAGATGAGCTGTGGGAGAAAATTACTGATTTAGAAGATTGTAATGATTTAATTCGGCGCCCTACTTATGACTACAGAGGAAAATAGTTTTCTAATTTAGTTGCTATTGGAAGAGGGCCAACTGGATACTCAGGAAAAGACAAAAAACCAATTGCTATGTGGTGGTGTATTTGTAATTGTCCAGAACACAACATTATTTTAGTGCGTAGTGGCAATCTTACGAGTGGTAACACCAAATCTTGCGGGTGTCGTAATACAGAGCGTCGTAAGCAACATATGCAAAAAGTAGGTCGTTCTATGGCCTTGGATTTAACCAATAAACAATTTGGAGAGCTAACCGCTTTACGAATGACGGATGAGCGTAAATATAATTGCCCTGTTTGGGAGTGCAAATGCTCATGTGGAAAAACTCATTATGTTACTTCTCATGATTTATTAAATCATCGGATAGAATCTTGTGGACATAGTTATGATTCAAGGGGAGTTCGTCGTATAAAAAATATTTTAAATAAAAATGAAATAAATTATATTACGGAAAAAACTTTCCCAGATTGTAAGTCGCCAACAAGCAATGTATCTTTACGTTTTGATTTTTATTTACCTGATTATAATTTATTGATTGAATTTGATGGAAAACAGCATTTTGTCGAAGATACAAGAAATTTTTTTAGAGATACTCTACAAGACAGACAAATAAGAGATAATATTAAAAATCAATATTGCAAAGAACATAATATTCCATTGGTGCGAATTCCTTATTGGGAAGTAGATAATATTTCTCTTGATATGATTTTAGGGCCAGATTTTTTAGTTATATGACAGCTCTACTTATTTTGTGCGGGTGCTTAATTGGTATTTGTGTATTTCTTGCAGTTAAATACAAAGCCGCACAAGAAGAAGCACAAGAACGGATTAAAGTTAATCTTGCGGTTTAGCAAGAAAATGAAAATCTGGATAAAGAAAATGCACAATTGCGTATTGATCAATCTAGTCTAGTTTCAAGAATTGATGCACAAAAACAACGATTAGATGAATTACAAAGACATACGCAAATACAAACCGAATATGCAAAAATGGAGGCCAAACGCGCTCTCGATCAAGCATATGAAGGTTATTCACAAGAAATTGAACAAGAGTATAGAAGTCTGATAGACGATGAAATGAACAGTTATCTATCTGTTTGTGAAGATGTGCGGCGAGCGGAAGCCTAGCTTGAAGACCTTAAAGCCAAACAAGTCGCCTATATTTAGGAGCAACTCCGTAAAGAGAAGATTCAAAATGAATTAGACTTCTATCGTATGTTACTCACGGACAATGATAAAGATGATATAAAGAGTCTCCGCACCATACAGCAGACCTTCCACCGCAAAGAAGCGATTGACAAGATTATCTGGGAGGTTTACTACAAACCAGCTTATGATATACTAATGTCTCACTTGTTTTCTAAAGGTCAAGATAAAGTTTGTGGTATTTATAAAATCACTAGCATTGCGACTGGTAGAATTTACATTGGTCAATCGGTGGACTGTAGATCAAGGTGGCGCGATCACATTAAAGCTGCGTTGGTAAACGGAAATAAAACTAATTTACTCTATTCTGCAATGTCAAAGGAAGGGCCAGAGAATTTCACATTTGAGATTCTTGAGGAAGTACCACGGCCGCAGTTGAATGAACGAGAAAAGTATTATATCGACTTCTATCAAACCGTGAAATTTGGCATGAACAAGACGGCAGGAGGCAGCTAAGCACGTATGCAGAAAATCACTATTTTATCCGCCACGACAAAGGACCCCATTACATTAATGGGCGAATGTACTGGAGTCTGCTATGGTTCAGATACAACTGATCCTGTTAAAAACTATAAGCGTGGAAAAGATTGCTTAACAAGCGGGCATGGAAGAGCTCTAGAATACCCGCAAGTATATCTAGTTATCCAGGGCTTTTCAGCTAGAGTAGAGCGCGAAATCTACACTCATATCGCCGGGAGTCCAACTCGTACGCAGGCATCGACTAGATATATAAAATATGGAGAGTTCCAGTATATTACTCCTCCATCTATCCTTAAAAATCCAGAAGCCAAGGATAGATATGATTGGGTAATGTATCAAATCTCTGAGGCTTATAAAGACCTTGAGGTATTAGGCGTTCCAAAGGAAGATATTGGAGGAATTTTACCTCTTAATATGGAATCAACTATGGTAATTCGCACTAATGCAAGACATCTTATTGATATGTCCCATCAGCGAATGTGTAGTCGAGCACTATGGGAGTATAGAGAGTTTATGAATTTACTCAAACAAGAGTTGAGTAATTATAGTCCGGAATGGGCTGAAATTGCGGCTGAGTTCAAACCTAAGTGTGAGGTATATGGTTATTGCACTGAAAAATTTACTTGTGGCCGCATGCCTCGTAAGAAAGACCCAGCGCAAGAAAAGCAAGAGAAAGAAGTAATTGCGGCGATTGAGCCAGTCGCTAAAACACCTGGATTTATGGAGTCGCTTCGCAAGCTCGTCCGCAGCTACCTAACTTGACTTTTGCTTAAAAATATGGTATAATATTATTAGAAAATGTATAAAGGAGAAATTTTTCAATGAAAAAGAATATGACTAATGAAGCGTTTGTTACAGGTTATATTTATAGCCATGATTTGAAAGAGAAGGTCACTGGTGCCACTTCTAAGAATCCTGGTACTGAGTTTATTCAGGGTACTCTGAATATTGTGACCGATAACGCGGGTCTGAACGTCGTTCCCATTTATTACAGCTATGTAACTGCTACTACCAAGAATGGTGGCCCTAATAATACTTACAACGTGTTGAAGAATATCATCGACGGCAAGTTTAAGACTGTTATGAACGATGGCAAAGAGAATGCGACGATGGTTCGTTGCAATACTGCGGTTGAGCTGAATGATTGGTTTGATCCACGCAATAATGATGCTCTTGTTTCTACCAAGCGTCTAACTGGTGGTTTCATCCATGTTGAGACTGCGCTGCCGGAGGACGAGAGCAAGCGTGCTACCTTCAAGGTTGATATTGTTATTACCAACGTGCGGGAGCAGGAAGCTGACGCCGAAAAGGACACTCCCGCAAAGGTTATTATTAAGGGCGCTGTGTTTAATTTCCGTAATGCGCTGCTGCCTATGGAATTTTCTGCCACCGATCCTGCTGCTATGAATTACTTCCTAAGCCTGGATGCTTCTAACTCTAATCCTATCTTTACTCAGTTCTGGGGCGAGATTATCTCTCAGACTATCGTGAAGGTGACTACTGAGGAGTCTGCATTCGGTGAGGCCCTGGTGAAGGAGACACGTTCTTCTTATAAGGATTATGTTGTGAAGGGCGCCAAGCCTGATCTGTATGAGTGGGATACTGAGGATTCTATTCTGGGTTCTGAGTTTGCGGCGGCTATCGCTGAGCGTGAGGTTTATCTGGCTGCGGAAAAGCAGCGCACTATGGAGTATCGTGCTTCTAAGGGCAATGCTATTACTGCGGCTGCTGCTAAGCCTGCCACTGGTGGCGTCGTTACTGCGAAGGGCACTTATAATTTCTAAGAAAAGGAGATAAAGGAGTATGGCAATTAATTTAACCGCACTAAAACCGAATGTCGTGAGTACCGATCTTACAGGCTACATTACGTATCTATATGGCCAGCCGAAGACCGGTAAGACTACACTGGCGACGCAAATGCCAGGTGCACTGCTCCTTGCTTTAGAGCCCGGATATCATGCTCTACCAGGTGTTATTGCACAGGACATTACTTCTTGGAGTGAAATGCGTCAAGTCTGCCGAGAGCTGAAAAAGCCAGAAGTTAAAGAAATGTTCCAGTCTATAGTAGTAGATACCGTAGACATTGCGAGCGATTACTGCAAGAAATACATTTGTAGTCAGCATGGAATTGAAGACCTGGCTGATGCGGGCTATGGTAAGGGGTATACTTGGTTTAAGGATGAATTTAACGATGTATTTCGTACTCTGTCTCAGCTTGGTTATGCCGTAGTTTTCCTTGGCCACGACAAGGAAATTGTGAGTGAAGATGGGAAGAGCAAGATTATTCGTCCTGCACTGAACAATTCTACTCGCACAGTTATTGCGGGCATGGCTTAATTACAGTATATTATATTTTCTAATGAATTAAACGAAGAAAGGAGGATAGTATGGGAAGAAAATATACCTTAGACTTAACTAATATTATGACTGATTCACATGAAAAATATTATTGGCTTGGATTTTTAGCTGGAGATGGTTCTGTTGCTAAAAATGAAGCGCGCATTAGATTAGAATTAAAAGATATTGACTTGTCTCATTTGCAAAAGTTCTAGAATTTTATGGGTTCAAATACTCCTATTACAGAAAGAGTTAATAACAGAGGATGTCATGCCTATACTGTGAATATTAATTCCGCGGAGTTAAAACGCTATGTCGTTCAATATAATTTAATCCCAAATAAAACTCCTGTTTATACGATGCCCCTGGATAATATACCGCAAATATATTGGTGGGATTTAGTTAGAGGCCTAATGGATGCCGATGGCTGTATTCAAGTTAGATCTAATCGAAAGAATTAGCCCATTATTTCCTTTGTCGCTAAAAACCAGGTTTGTGCAGAGCAAATGAAGCAAATTTGGCAAGTTGAAAATAAAATAGTAATAAACAATGGCGCATACATGATAAGCAAAGAAGGCGCTGGTGTTATTCCTATTTTAAATAAAATGTATGAAAACTCTACTGAAGAAAGTAGATTAACTAGAAAATATAATATATACAGGTCCCTTATAGAGTAATCTATATTGAATAATTCCGAGAATTGCTGGGAACCCCTTAGAGTTTCTTAAACTACAGCACAAGGATGAAATAAGCCTAAATGCGAACGTTAAAAATTAAGAAAATTGGGCAATCAGCAGCCGAGCCTCGAATAGAGGAAGGTTCAACGACTATCCTTGAAATGGGTATGAAAATTACCAATAGGAGTAGGGCCAAATCTTTTGGTGGGTGAGAACCCCTTAAATCGAAGTACGGAACTCCATTTAATAAATGGATGAAGATATAGTCTATTCCCCTATGAAATATCTCGAAAGAGAGGGTTCTAAAAGGATGTTTATGGTTATGCTCATCAAAAGGAAGTTGGCCAGATGAGCGTCCTGACACTTCGTTGCTCTGATGGCTCTATTGAGTGCGGCAGTCGATTTAAGTATCTTGATGAAGAAATTCCTATGAACTATAAAGCATTGACCGAAGCTGTTGGCAGAGCTATTAATAAGGAAGCCGCTGAACACGATAATAAATTCATTACCAATGAACGTATTACTCCAGTTCCTAAAGCAGAAACCTTGGACTATGATGCTCTAATGGCTGAATTCCAGACTCTGGCTGGTGAGCTAATGACAAAGAGTTCTAGCAATGGCGTTAAAATTACTAGTATCGTTGAGCGGTATTTAGGCAAGGGTAAGAAAGCCAGTGAGGCAACACCAGATCAGGTCGAAATGCTCAACCTAATTATTCTTGAAATGCGCGACCTGAACAAGTGAAATAGCGAGGGGAGGAGAAATTCTCCCCTCATTAAAGTAAAGGAGGAATTGCTATCGCACACTGGGTTAAATGTTTTTATTGCGGCAAGCAGTTTGACCGCGACAAAGTAAGTTGCGTAGCTGTTCCCGGCAAAAGACGCTACGCGCACAAAGAGTGTTATGATGCTGAAAATCCACCCAATGAAGATTTAACTGCGCTTGAGGAATATATTAAACAATTATTTGGTTATGATAAGTTACCAGATAAGGTAAATAGGCAAATTCAAAAATACGCAACTGAAAATCAATTTACTTATACAGGTATGTTGAAAAGTTTGCGATATTTCTATGAAATAAAGCATGGCGATAAAACAAAAGCTAATGGAGGCGTGGGTATAATCCCCTATATCTACCCCGAAGCGGCTGAGTATTATTACCACATCTGGCTAGCGCAACAAGAAAATATAGAAAGAATTAACGAAATATATACTATGAATACAATAGAAATTCCAGTGGTTGAAATCCATATACCTTCCCCTAGCCGCAAACCCATGAAGAGAAACAGGAGATTATTTACATTTCTTGAGGAAGGGAGCGATGAAGCATAAGCAGTAATTATGTTGACACAGTTGCTGTAATGCAAGTCATAGGGTCTGTTTTTAATGACCCCAAAATCCTTGAAGAACAAGATAAATATATTATCAGAGAAGAGGATTTCACAGAAGAATTTCATAAGATTGTATTCGGCGCTATGTATAATATCGTTGTTCTTGGCGGTAGTGTAAATCTTGAGACTATTGTTGATTATTTATCTACTCGTCCTAAGTTTTATGGTGTTTTCCAACAAAACAAAGGTGTTGAATATATTATCAAAGCATCAGAATTTGCAACAAGAGACACATTCAATTATTATTATACGCGGCTCAAGAAAATGACCTTGCTGCGGGCATATGATAATTATGGTGTAGATGTTAGTTTTTTATATGATCCTACTAATGTTCTTGATACTAAGAAGAAACAAGAACAGGAAGAATGGTTAGATAATACTAGCGTAAAGGATATTGTCAATTTAATAGATGAACGCATTGATAGGATTAAGTCAGAATACGCTGACGAAGAATGCGGCGACGGGTATCAAGCGGGTGAAGGGGCACTTGAATTAATTGATAGGTTCAAACAAGCCCCGGAAGTAGGTATCCCTCTTTATGGTTCTTTAATCAATACCGTAACGCGAGGGGCTAGACTCAGAAAATTTTATCTACGGTCAGCCGCGACAGGCCTAGGTAAAACTCGCGCTTTAGTAGCTGATGCGTGTAACTTTGCTAGCGATGAGATCTATGAGCCAGCTTTTGATATGTGGATTAAAAATGGCAAGAAAGAATCTACACTGTTTATTGCAACAGAGCAAGACCTAAGTGAAGTGCAAACCATGGCTATGGCTTTTCTTGCCGATGTAAATGAGGATCATATCCTTACAGGCAGATATGAGCAAGGTGAAGAAGAACGAGTTAGATATGCTGCGAAGAAGTTGTCTGAAATATCTCTTTGGATAGAAGAAATGCCAGATTTTTCCCTGCAAGATGTTGAAAATGCAATTAAAAAGTATATTCGCGAGCACGATGTGCGCTATGTCTGCTTCGACTATATCCAAACTAGTATGAAGATTCTTGAAGAAATTACTCGCCGTAGTGGAGGAGTAAAACTTCGTGAAGATAATATCTTATTTATGCTATCTACTAGATTAAAAGATCTTTGTAACCAGTATGGAATATTTATTATTTCAGCTACTCAGCTTAATGCTAGTTATCAAGATTCGGAAACTCCAGATCAAAATCTTCTACGAGGCTCGAAGAGTATAGCGGATAAGGTAGACGTTGGCGCAATAATGCTAGAGCCTACAAAAGATGATCTAGTTAAAATCGAACCTATAGTAGCTTCTTCTTCAAGATTTAAGGTTCCTAATATGAAAATTTCAGTATACAAGAATCGTCGTGGTTCTTATAAAGGAGTTTATCTGTGGTGCGATGCTGATTTGGGAACTTGTCGTATTCAACCTATGTTTTGTACAAACTATAGACATGAACTAAAGCCAATAGAAGATATAAAAATTATGGTGGACGATGAGCCATCTGCGTTTTAAAAGGAGAATAATATGAAGAACAAGAATGATAAAGTCGCAACTTACAAGATGTCTCAGGTCTGCTATGACCGCATTCTCAAGACACGGCGCGGTGAAAGTGAGAAGCGTATGGAGCCAAACAAATTCGTGTGTCTGTATGTTAATCAGACATATGGTCTAAAGCAAAAGGTAACTCAAATTATCGTGGAGGGATAATAAATGGCTTACTACTATAATAAGGATGAACTTAAAAATTCACTTGAAATTGAACAAGTGTATGATCTATTAGATGTTTTAGGCGGCAATCCTTCTTATAGTGGTGATGATGTTATTATCTCTGATACAATTTGTCACAATCTTCCTAACGAAGGCAGTCATAAACTTTATTATTATAATAGTACAAAGTTGTATCATTGCTATACTAGTTGCGGCAGCTTTGATATATTTGAATTAGTTATTAAAGTAGCTAAATTACAATGGCACAAAGAATGGGAACTATATGATGCAATGCATTATGTAGCACAGTATTTTGGTATTGAAGGAGAAACCCCGCAAGAGGAAATAGAGGAGCTACCCGATTGGAGTTTATTTGATAGACATAGTTTCTCATTACCACAATCTTGCGGCCAGACCATCCAACTGCCGGAGTACAATCCTATTATTCTGACTAAATTTGCCTATCCTCGCATTATGTCTTGGGAGGATGAGGGCATCTCCGCAAAAGTGGCTCGCCGCAATCTTATAGGCTATTATCCCGCAACCGAACAAATCACAATTCCGCATTTTGACATAGACAATCGTCTTGTGGGTATTCGTGGTAGATTCTTAGGTGCAGATATGGCTGATCGGTTTGGTAAATATCGACCAGTTGTTGTAAATGGAACACAGTATTCGCATCCTTTGAGTATGAATTTATACAACCTAAACAATAGTAAAGAAAACATTGCTCAAGCTAAAGTTGCGGTTGTCTATGAATCAGAAAAGAGCTGTATGAAACACAGTTCATTTTACGGCGCCGCAAATGATATTTCAGTAGCTTGTTGTGGAAGTAATTTATCAGCACAACAGGTACAAATGTTAGTGCGGCTGGGGGTACGTGAGTTGGTGATTGCGTTTGATCGTGATTTTGTGGAAATTGGTGACGATGAATTTCAAAGACTAAAGAAAAAATTAAAAAGTATTTATAAAAAATACAACAATGAGATAAAGATAACTGCTATATTTGATAAGGAATGCATTACTAGTCTGCATTCTTCTCCTATTGATGAAAGTAAGGATAAATTTGAGTATCTTCTCAAGAATAGAATTGTTCCAAAATGAGGACAAAATAAGATAATTTATATAGCAGTTTTTTCAAAATATATAGGTAATGTTTAGAAAGGACAGTGAGCATGGATTATAAATTAATCGCAGAACGAGACCCTAACCTAACTGCTACCGAATAGGTACTAGTAAACAGGGGATTTTTGCGAGAGAATATCTCTCACTATTTAAACACTACTGATGCAGACAATCTACCTTTTACATTAATTGATAATATCGAATAGGGTGCAAAAATGTTACTGCGTCACCTCGCAGACGAGAAGCTCATTTGGTGCATTGTGGATGCCGATGCTGATGGATACTGCTCAAGTGCTATCTTGTTGAATTATCTTCATCGTTTGGTACCCAGCATTGTAGAAAATAAAATTATTTATACTCACCACCCAGGTAAACAACACGGTATCTTCCTTGAACAGATGCCCGCTGGAGTAGGACTGGTTATAGTACCAGATGCTGGATCTAATGATCTGGGGGCCCATCACATCCTACGAGAATAGGGGATTGATGTTTTAGTTATTGATCACCACCAAGTAGATGAATTATCAAAAGATGCAGTAATTATCAATAATTAGATGTGCGATTATCCTACTAAATCATTATGCGGCGCCGCGATGGTATATAAATTCTGTCAATGTTTGGATGCGATGCTAGGCAATCAGTGGGCAGATGACTATATCGACCTTGTTAGCTTGGCACTCACCGCGGATGTTATGGATTTGCGTGACTATGAAACAAGATACCTTGTGAACAGAGGGTGTAACGAAATCCGCAATCCATTCCTCAAAACAATGGTATTTCGTCAATCCTATTCATTAGGTGACGAAGTAACATCAATAGGTGAAGCATTTTATATTGCGCCTTTGGTTAATGCCGTAACACGAGTTGGCACGCTTGATGAAAAGTTCTTATTATTTGACTCTATGCTGGAATGGAAAGCTTATAACCCAGTACCTTCAACTAAACGAGGTTGTAAGGGTCAAACAGAACAGCTTGTTGAGCAATCGGTGCGAACTTGTACTAATGTAAAAAGTAGACAAACACGATTACAAGATGCAGCTATGGAACAGTTAGACGAATTTATTCAAGATTGTGGATTGTTAGACAATAAGTTACTTATTATTCAAGCGGGAGATTTTCCTATTGATAAGGGTCTAACAGGATTAATTGCTAATCGTTTTATGGCAAAATATCAACGTCCAGTTATGTTGCTAAATAAAATCATTGATGAAGCTGGAATTCACTGGTCTGGTTCAGCAAGAGGATACGATAAGTCAAAGCTAAGAGATTTTCGTCAGTTTTGCCTCAACTCTGGTTTAACAGAACTTGCGGCGGGCCATCCCAATGCATTTGGCGTTAGTTTTACTGATGAAAATTTGAAAAAGTTTATTGATTGGTCAAATAAGCAACTTACGGATTTTGATTTTACACCATCATATGATGTAGATTTTGTATACACCGCAGATGATTTCAATGGTAAGGATATTCTTGATGTCGCCGCGATGAAGTCGTTATGGGGACAGGGAATTCCAGAAGCCAAGATTGTTATTAAAGGCTTACGGGTTCCTAAAGAAAAACTCACTCTTATGGCACGTGATACTAGACCTACATTAAAGATTACTCTTAATAATGGTGTTGACTGCATCAAATTCAAGTCAAGTGAGGAAGAGTTTGATAAATTTTACTCGGAATCTGGTTGTGTGACAGTAGATATTCTCGGTACTTGCAACTCTAATTCTTACCGAGGTTCTACCAAGCCCCAAATTTTTATTGAGAATTATGATATTATAAACCGCCAAGATTATTATTTTTGATTCTCAATCGCACAACGGACTTGAGCCTAAAAAACTCAAGAAAGGAAGCGATTTTATGAAGAAACGCTTAATTACAACAATAGTAACAATTATTTTAGCTTTGTCTATGGGATTTAGTTTTGCGATTTCACAAGCAAACTCTGTATACGCAGATGACCTTGAAGGTGTAACAATTTATTCAGATGCAGAAATTAAACAAATTAATCTTAAAGTGTCTGATGCACAAGAGCGAATTGTCGCCGCAAGGCAAATGGATGAAAGTGCTAAAAAATTAGGATATGAATATACACATGATATTCGTGTCCTTGCCCGCCAAGAGTTAGCATCGGCGCAAGCTGATTATGAAGAATATACAGCTAAGCAAGAGGAAGCTAAGTGGTCTCCGATGATGCGGGAATACCCTGTTGCGACTATTGTTTGGAAGTACCTTATTGATGAGGGATATAGTGAAGTAGTTTCCGCCGCAATTATAGGTAATATGATGACGGAAGTGGGAGGAAACACGTTGTCTCTTGATTATACACTTGGAAGTGCCAAATTCTATGGTATTTGTCAATGGAAGTTAAAATATTGTAGCGAAGTGTATAAAGAGGACTTACAGGGTCAATTGGTCTATCTAAATAAAACAATAGAACAAGAATTTAATACTTTTGGCAATCAGTATAAGAAAAATTTTGATTATAGTGATTTCCTTGAGATGACAGATGTGCGGCAAGCCGCTCTAGCTTTTTCGAAGTGCTATGAACGCAACGAAGAAGGGAGTTACGCTAAACGGCAGGATAATGCGGTTACCGCATATGAGTATTTTGTGGAGAATTAAATGTAAGCCAAGTAGATATTGTTGTCTACTTGGCTTTTTTTCTTTAGTCTGACTGGGACGCTTGCGGCGACAGGCGCAAATCAAAATAGGGTTTAGGTATTTTTTTTAGGTAAAATCTGCTTTAAAAATTGACTTTTTTTCAAAATTATGGTATAATATTTATAGAATAGGAGGAATATAGAGTATGGAACTTAATACCCCAAAGCAATTAACAGTAGAATTTAACCCTCAGTTATATGAATCTAGTGTACTAGTTTTTAAGTTTGATCCAAATATTTGGCCTGTTGACGAAGTTAGAGATATGTTCAATCAACTTAAAACAATATATCCAAAAGCAATATGTATTCCTCAGGGGACTGATTTAAGTTGGATGACAGAAAAAGAATTTGATAAATGGGTAGATCAAGTAAAAGAAGAATCATGGAGGAGGGAAGGCCAAAGTGGAATTAACTCCTAAGCAGCTTGCGGGTCTGCATGAAGTTGTAAACCGCTATAAACGTGGAGAAAAGTTCAGCGTGATCTCCGGCTATGCTGGAGTGGGAAAATCTACTCTAGTTAAGTTTATCATAGATGCGCTTGAAATTTCTCCAGAAGCAGTTCGATACGTCGCCTACACTGGAAAAGCGAGCGAAGTGCTGAGAAAAAAAGGTAATCCAAATGCTATGACTGCACATAAATTGCTATATTATAGTAAACGTATGGCAGATGGACATTTTGTATATAGAGAGAGGCCGCATTTAGAGGGAAATCCTGCTCTTATTGTGGTTGATGAAGTTTCAATGCTTCCAGCCAATATGTGGAACCTTTTAATTAAACATCCGGTTCATATTCTAGCACTTGGAGATCCATTCCAGATTCCTCCCATTCATGCTAAAGATGATAACCATCTTCTAGAGAAACCGCATGTATTTCTAGATGAAGTAATGCGGCAAGCACAAGAAAGTGATATTATTTGCCTTAGCATGGATATTCGTGAAGGTAAATTCATTACACCCCATATGGGGCATGACGCGAATGTTGTTCTTAAACAAGATTTATTTGATGGGATGTATGAGTGGGCAGATCAGATAATTTGTTCGACTAATCGCACTCGCATGAATATCAATCGTATAGTTAGAGAAATAAATGGATTTGGTCCATTGCCGCAAGTGGGTGATAAAGTTATCTGCCTCCGTAATGCATGGAACACTTGTTCTCTAATTCAAGAAAATCCCTTAGTAAATGGCTCTATTGGCTGGATTACAGACATTGAAGAAGATGAAAAGGAATATCTCCTTGGATTTGGTGAAAAACCAATTACGGTTCCTATCTATAATATTTGTCTAGAAACAGACGACCATGATATTTATGAAAATATTATTGTAGATAAACTCTCTCTTGATGAAGGTAAGAAATTTTTAACTCCGCGTCAAGAATATTTAGCTAGTAAAGATAAACGGAATATCTGGGATTTGCCGCTTGAGTTTAACTATGGAAGCGGTATCACTGGGCATAAAGCGCAAGGAAGCCAATGGGGAAAAGTATTAGTCCAGGAAGAAGACTTCCCATTTGACCCAATAGAGCATAGACGCTGGCTTTATACTGCTTGTACTCGACCAGAGGACAAATTAACATTGGTATTAAATCAATAAGGAGGGATTAAATGGTTTTTCCTGGCAGTTTACATAATCACACACACTACAGCAATACAAGACTCCGTGACTGTATCATCAAAGAAACTGACTTAATCGACTCTGCCATCTCTCTTGGACACAATGCCGTCGCTATAACCGACCATGATTGTCTATCTGGTCACTTGAAAGCATTAAAATATTATCGTAAAGTTAAAAAAGATCATCCTGATTTTAAACTTATTCTTGGTAATGAGATATATCTGTGTCGTGATGGTTTGAATCCAGATAATTTTACAACAGGAGATAGATATTGGCACTTCATTCTCTTAGCAAAGGACGAAGAAGGTCATAAACAATTGAGAGAGCTATCTACTCGTGCGTGGCTCCGCAGTTATGTTGCAAGAGGTATGCGACGAGTACCTACTTATTATAGTGACCTTATTGACGTAATAGATAATAATAAAGGACACCTTATTGCTAGCACGGCTTGCTTGGGTAGCTGGCTAGATGGTCAATGCTTAGAGCTAGCTAAGTCTTGGAATGAAGAACTGGCTACACGTGTTCGTAGCTGGTGTAAACAAATGGTTCAATTGTTTGGAGAAGGTAATTTCTATATTGAATTACAGCCCCCTATGAATAAAACAAGTGAACAGTATAAGGTTAATCAAATTTTATTACAATTCGCATTTGAATTAGGTATTCCTTGGATAGTTACAACTGATAGTCATTACATATCAGCAGAAGATAGAGAAATTCATAAAGCATATTTAAATTCACAAAATGGTGAACGTGAAGTTGATAGTTTTTATGCTACTACCTATATGATGGATACAGAAGAACTTGAAGCTCATTTTGATTTTCCACTTCAAGAAGCATATTTAAATATTCAAAAAATAATTGATATGTGTGGCAATGACTATGAGTTAGAGCGGCCCTTAAAAATTCCACATTTAACGTGGAAAGAATTTCATCCTCAAACCAATCCCGCAGAATGGGTTAGCCGTATTCCGCAACTGATGAATTTTATTACTTCTAGTTATGTAGGTGATAGAGAACTTGTTAAGGCTATTATTGAAGCGATAGAAAAGGACGAACGTTTGCAAATAAAAGAAACGTATGATGCTGTCAATGATTGTCTTGATAAGATATGGGAATCATCAAATGTTAATAAGGCGCATTGGAGCGCATATCTTCTAAATCTTCAAAAGATTATTGACTGTTGTTGGGATGCTGGTTCAATAGTTTTACCCGGTCGTGGCTCTGGCGTTGGATTTATCTTATTGTATTTATTGCAAATTACACAAATAAATCCATTGTGGGAAACTGTTAAAACATATAGTTGGAGATTCCTGAATCCTAGTCGAGTATCTCCATTGGATGTAGACTTCGATATTGAAGGTGGACGACGTGCACAAGTTCTATCAAAATTCCGTGAGGTGTATGGCGAAGACAGAGTTTCTAATGTTATTACATTCGCAGTCGAGAAGTCAAAGAGCGCTATATTAACTGCGGCGCGCGGTCTTGGTATTGATGTTGATGAAGCACAATATGTTGCTTCTCTTGTTCCAGCAGATCGTGGTATTATTCGTACTCTAGATCAATGTTATTATGGAGACAAAGAAAATGGTTTTGAGCCAATTCGTCCATTCGTTAATGAGATGAATGCAAGACCAGAACTATGGAAAACTGCACATAAAATTGAAAATTTGATTTGTCGTACTGGTATTCATGCAGGTGGAGTTATTTTTGTAGATGAGCCATTTGTAGAATCAACTGCTTTAATGCGCGCACCGGACGGTACGATTGTCACAGCATACGAGCTCCATGATTGCGAAGCTGTCTCACTTATCAAATATGACGCGTTGTCAGTGAACGCTGCAGATAAAATTCATACTTGTCTTGATTTATTAATAGAAGATGGTTTAATTGAGCAGAAACCTACTCTTAAAGAAACATATGAGTCTGTAATTGGCGTTTATAATCTAGACAGAACTAGTAAACGAATGTGGGATATGGTAAATAACCATGAAATTCAATCTCTATTCCAAATGGAAAAGTCAAGTGGAATACAAGGTATTGCATTGACACATCCACAAAGTGTAGAAGACTTAGCTCACTTAAACTCTGTTATTCGTCTTATGGCACAGGATAAAGATGCAGAACAGCCGCTTCAAAAATATGCCAGATTTAAAGACGATATTAGACATTGGTATAAAGAAATGTCTGACGCTGGACTAGCCGAGCAGGATCAAAAAATATTGAAACCTTATCTTGAAGGCTCTTATGGAATTTGTGAATCTCAAGAGCTATTTATGAGCCTAGTCCAAATTCCTGAATGCGGAGGCTTCGATCTAAACTTTGCAGACCGTCTCCGTAAATCTATTGCAAAAAAGAATCCCGCAGAATTTGACGCTCTAACCAAAGAGTATTTTGAAACAACAGAACAAAAAGGTTTGAGTTCTGCTCTTTGTAACTATGTTTGGAATACACTAGTCTCGACTAGCCGAGGTTATGGCTTCAACTTGAGTCATACTCTAGCTTATTCACTCGTAGGTCTACAAGAAATGAATTTAGCATCCAGATTTCCGATTATTTATTGGAACTGCGCTTGTCTTATCACGGACGCTGGTAGCGAGGATGAATCAGCGGATTATTCAAAAATAGCCAAAGCAATAGGAAAGTTTAAAGATTCTGGTGTTGAAGTTTCTCTTCTTGATATTAATAAGTCTGGTTTTGGTTTTAAGCCTGACGCCGCGAATAATCGCATTCTGTATGGTTTAAAGGGCGCCGCAAACATTTCTGATGATTTTATTAAGCAAATTATAGCTAACCGTCCTTACGTTTCAATGTATGATTTCTATGCGCGAGTACATCCTAAAGTACAGCAGATGGTCTCTCTAATTAAAGGTGGCGCATTTGACTCTCTGGAGCCTCGCTATCAAGCAATGGTTGAGTATGTTTGGTTAAAATGCGATAAGAAAAAACGCATTACTTTACAAAACCTTCCTGGCTTGATTCGTTACGGTTTATTGCCTGAAGACACAGCAGAGCGCATCGAAGCCCGCAGGTTCTATGAGTTTACTCGTTATCTCAAGGCTGAATGTAAATACCTTCCTGATCCAAGTATGTATTTAGCTAATGACATAGTAATTGAGTTTCTTAATGCCCATGACCTGTCTGACCTCTTGATTGTCAATACAGAGTCTCGTCGCACATTTATAGACGTTAAAATGTGGGATAAGGTATATCAAAAGCAAATGGACGTTTTCCGCGACTGGATAGCAAGTGACAAAGAAGGTATTCTCAATGCCCTCAATGATACAATCTTTATGGAGGAATGGGAGAAATACGGCAAAGGTAATCTCTCGTCCTGGGAGATGGACGCCCTATGTTTTTACTACCATCCGCATGAGTTGATCGACGCTAATACTTATAAGTACGGTATTAGTAATTACAAAGACCTGCCAGAAGTCCCTGTCGTTGAAAGAATATATCAACGAGGCAATGCTTCTATTCCCATTTATCGTTTGAATAAAATTTGCGGCACTTGTATTGCAAAAGATAAAGCAAAGTCTACTGTATATCTACTCACAACACAAGGCGTAGTTACAGTAAAATTTACAAAAGAGTATTTCTCCATGTTTGATCGCCGCATTTCTACTATTGATCCAACTACGGGGAAAAAGAAATTTCTTGAGAATAGTTGGTTTAATCGCGGTAGCATGATAATGGTGAAAGGTTTCCGCAGAGAAGATATGTTTGTATCTCGTAACTACGCGGCGTCGTCTGGACACCAGCTCTATCGTATCACTCAAGTCTTACCCAATGGAGACTTGGAACTACAAGGAGAAAGAGTAAAAGGAGAAGCTGAGGAAGATGATGAAGTATAAAGTGATTGCGCTAGTTGGTAAAGCCGGCGCAGGAAAGGACTCTTTGCTTGAGGAAGTTTTAACAGGTAATCTAGGAAAATATGATTTACATGAAATTGTAAGTTATACGACCCGTGAACCTCGTCAAGGAGAAATTGATGGGCTTAGTTATCATTTTGTAGATAAGTATACGTTTGCAGATATGGTACATGATGGTAGAATGTTAGAATATACAAAATTTAATAACTGGATGTATGGAACGGCACTTGATTCTCTGTCTACAGAAAAAACTAACATTGGTGTATTTAATCCAGCAGGAATTATCTCCTTGATGAATCGACCTGATATTGATTTATATGTTATTTATATCACCGCAACCGACAAAGAAAGATTGATTAGACAATTAACAAGAGAAAGGGAGCCTGATGTGCGGGAAGTGCTCCGCCGCTACGACGCCGATGAAGATGATTTTTATTTATTCGAGCAGCACACTATCGGAAAGTTAGCGCATTTTACTCGCATTGAAAATGGCGACCATTTACTGTGGCGTGCTCTTGATGCTCTTGAGAAAACCTTGGACAAAATTGTTTAATCCTCTTGAGCGATTTTTTAAATAAAGTATATACAAGATTTAGGAGGAAAGAATAATTGACTATACAAGATTTTGTTGGAAAGAATAATCCAATTGGTGAAGCCATCTGGTCAAAGAAATATCAATGTGCAGGAGAGACGTTTGATCAATGGCTTGATAGAGTAAGTGGTGGAGATACAGACGTGCGGCGGCTCATTGCTGAGCGTAAGTTCTTATTTGGTGGCCGTATCCTCTCCAATCGTAATCTCCAGGATGAAGAGCGGGTAACATACTCAAACTGCTATGTAGTCTCGCCTCCCGAGGATAATCTAGAGTCTATTTATCAAACCTGTTCTAATCTTGCGCGAACCTACTCTTATGGCGGTGGATGCGGAATTGATATTAGTAAACTCGCGCCGGCAGGTGCGCGTGTCCGCAACCAAGCTAAGTCTACTAGTGGCGCAGTAAGTTTTATGGACACGTTTAGCCAAGTGACTCACCAAATTGGCCAGAGGGGGAGGCGCGGGGCCTTGATGATTTCGATCGATGCTAGACATCCCGATCTTCCAGAATTCATTAGTATCAAAAATGATTTAACTAAAGTCACTGGTGCAAATATTTCTGTAAGAGTCCCCAATGATTTCATGCAAGCTGTGATAAACAATGAAGATTGGGAAATGTCCTTCACTCGCAAAGAAACTGGCGAAACCATTACTCGCACTATACCCGCAAAAGAATTATATCATGCTCTATGTGAGAATAACTGGAATTATGCAGAACCTGGTATGTTATTCTGGGATAATATTGAAAAGTATAATATGCTGTCTAACGATCCGGAATTCCAGTTTGCCGGGACTAACCCTTGTGCCGAGGAGCCATTACCCGCGGGTGGGAGCTGTCTTCTAGGGGCGATGAATTTAGCCGAGTTTGTAGATTCTACCGATCCAGACCAGCCGAAATTTGACTGGAAGGAATTCATCAGCGCAGTTGGAATTGCAACTCGTGCCTTGAATGATGTTCTTGATGAAGGTTTGCCTCTCCATCCTCTAAAAGAGCAAAGAGATAGCGTGCGCGACTGGAGGCAAGCGGGGTTAGGAATCATGGGTCTAGCCGATCTCCTCATTAAGTTAGGTATCCGATACGGGTCAGAAGAAGCCATTTATCTATGTGATGAAATTGGATACGCGATGGCTAGAGCCGCAATTAATGAAAGCTCATTGCTTGCTATTCGCAAGGGCAAGTATAACAAATGTAAAAATGATTTACTTGTTGAAACACCCTTCTTCTATAATCATTGTGTCCAAGGCATTCAAAGTACAAAATTGCTTGAAAGAGTGCGGCGGACAGGTCTCCGCAATAGTCAGCTACTCACTATCGCACCTACAGGAAGTATCTCTACTATGCTTGGTGTAAGTGGAGGTCTTGAGCCAATCTTCGCTTATTCATATACCCGCACAACAAAGTCTCTCTCTAATAAGGATGAGATTTATGCCATGCATCCACAGGTTGTTGCTGACTATATGATTAAGCATAATTGCACTAAGCGAGAAGATTTGCCTGATTATTTTGTATTTTCTGAGGACATTCCTGTGCGAGAGCGCATTCAGATGCAAGCTATCTGGCAAGAGCACATTGATGCCAGTATCTCCTCTACGATCAATCTACCCAACTCTGCAACGATCAAAGATGTTGAGGATTTGTATATGTACGCTTGGGAAAATGATCTCAAGGGCGTAACTGTTTATCGTGCGGGCTGTGCTAGAGAGGGTATCCTAGTTAAAGATTCTGATAAACCAGCTGAAAAAGAAGTTCCTCTGGCACGAGGTGAGATTATCAAATGTTCAGATCAACTAATTGGCAGAAAACGCAAGCTACAATCTGGATGTGGCAGTCTTCATGTTCAAGCCTGGTTTGATCCCAACTCTGGTAACTTGATGGAAGTATTCTTGAGTAAAGGATCGACAGGCGGATGCGCGAATTTTATGACAGGGCTCAGCCGCATGGTGTCAATAGCAGCCCGCGCAGGTGTAAGTGTTAAAGATATTAAAGACCAGCTTGATAGCACAGGAGTTTGTCCCAGTTATGCTACCCGCAGAGCAATTTCACAAGATACATCTCCTGGTTCTTGTTGTCCTATGGCAGTTGGTAACGCATTAGTAGAAATGGAACAAGAAGTAAAATGCGAGTTAGGTGTATATACAAGTGACCAAATTACACGAACAACTGAACCAAAGCAAGAGAAAGAATCTGTTAAAAGCATTGTTGTCTGTCCTGAATGTGGTGCTGAGATTTCACATGAGAATGGTTGTATTCAATGTAAATCTTGTGGCTGGAGTAAATGTGACTAATGAAATACTCACAAATAACTGTATTACCAAATCAAGTTGAATTTCATACTGCTGCAGAGGGAGACCTCGCCGCGAAAGAATTTAATCTATTTGATTTGAATAACCTAATCACAGCACTTGATAAATTATCTTCACCTATTTTAACTATTAATCATGGTGAGCCACTAAGTGAGGATAATTTATTCCTTACTGATTTGGTGATACATGAGGCGCTCCGTGTTATACCACATACTCGCATTTATGTGTATACTCATTTAAATCCAGAAGAATTAAAATCGCTTGGAGGTAATAACCATTATAAGGAAATTTCCTCAAATTCATTAATTCTTCCTTATGAAATAAAGGAGAAATGACCTGATGACCATTTATGAATTAAATCAGATAAATTATGGTAAACTACCGCCATTGAGTGAGAAAGATCTTGCGGCTGCGGACCAGACAATTGCAGATTTCTTGAATTGGCATCGTGCAAATTATTATATGCTACTTAATCACGAGTTAAGGTATTTTACTCTATTCCATCAAGAGTCTCCACAATTTAGGCACATTACTCGCGATAATATCCTCGCAATTCTGCAGGAACTTGGTGAAATTAAATCCATTGAGAAAACAAGTGATGAAATGGCGCTTGAATGTTGGGTAACATTAAATAATGATCCCGAAGATACCCACGCATTTGTGCTGTTTGACTATGATAGAGGAGTAGTTGAATCAAAATGATTATTGTCGATTATAGACCTGGAATGGTTGGTTTAACTGGTATTTATGTATATGAAACTACTGAAACCGCGGGAGTTAAAATGTATCAGCTATCAAATGACTGGAATAAATTTAAAGATGCGCTAACTGATTTATGTTATGCGGAAGATAACTTTGATGTAGTTTTTTACGGTAATACAAATACCATTCCATACACAGAAGATGAATTAAAACAAGAGTTTAAAGATTTTGAACACAAAAAATATGCAAATGCGGCGAACCTCAACATCCGCATTGAATTGTGCTAAAGGAGAAAAAATATGACTTATCTGATTAATGCTGTTAATACCTATCGTGTACCTACTGTAGAAGATGCGCTTGAGTTGCGGGAGGAACTATCTAACCTCAAGTATTGTGAGTTAGAAAGCTTCTCTTATACAACCAAGTATAATAAGAAAACCGAAGAAGAGTATCAAGTGGTAAAAGCTAAACTAGTGTTCAATGATGTAAAGGAACCTGATAGCACAATTGCAGCGACCTATGACCTGCCGCATCATGTGGAGGTAGATCTGTGATTGATGTAAAGATTAAATTAGTTGAGCCATTTGCGACGATGCCTACTAAGGCGCACGATACAGATGCTTGTTTTGATTTGTATGCACCGACCGGTGCTCGCAAAGGAGATTTCTTCTGGGTTCCCGCGCACAGTAGCGTGATGATTGATTTAGGTTTCGCAACTGAAATTCCAGAAGGCTATTTTGCGGCGGTATTCCCGCGGAGTGGTACAGCAAGCAAGAAGCATCTTCGTAATTCAAACTGCGTAGGTGTTATCGATGCAGGGTATCGAGGCACGTGGAAAGTGTCTTTGCATAATGACAGCGACCAAGATCAGATGGTAAGTTATGGCGACCGCATCGCGCAATTCTGTATTCTGCCTGTTCTAGAGACTAATCTTACTCTTGTTGATAGTCTTGACGAAACAGACCGTGGAGAAGGAGGCTTCGGATCAAGTGGCCAGTAAATTTATCATCGCTCTTGATTAGAGCACTCAGCTTACGGGTTATGCAATTTTCTAGGATAAAGACCTCATCGCGCATGGGGTCTTCTCTCCCTCTGGAGATTATGAACACCGCATTGTGAAGTTACGGTAGTGGTTACTTGATAAGCTAGAGCCCTTGAAACCTAATGTAGAGGTTTATTTTGAAGATATCCAGCTTCAGGATCTAGGTAGAGGAAATATTGGTGTTACTACCTTCAAGAAACTTGCTCATGTACAAGGCGCATTGATTGTAACTTGCATTGAAGAAAACATCCCTTATACTATTGTTCCTGCGGCAACGTGGAGAAAAACTTGCGGTGTCAAGGGGCGCGTCCGCAGTGAGTATAAACCTGCGGCGCAAACCCATGTCTTAGAGAAATATGGAATCTAGGCTACAGAAGATGAGGCTGACGCAATTTGTATTGGCGAGCATGGAGTAAAAAATTTTTCTTTAGATTGGTCAAAATAATATAATCTATATACTCGTTTTTTCAAATATAGTAGGGATATGAACTTATTTTTTGTAAGAAACGAGGTATCTACCAATGGGAGAGTTTATTCTGAAATATTGGGTAGAAGTCCTCTTTGGAATAGTTGTAACCGGAGGAGGATTTCTATTGAAGCATCATTTCAAACTCTTTAAGGAAAGCCTGGATCACAAGATGGAAGAACGCGACGATAAACTTCTTGAAAAAATGACTAAAGTGCTAACCGTAAGCAATAAGACCATTCAGGACTCTATTGATAAACTGCGGTCAGACACCAAAGATGATATTGATGGAGTTTATGCAGAATTGGTCGATCTAAAAGATGACATAAAAAATGTTCGCAAGGATGTAGAAAGTATCCGTCGAGGCGTTCTAGACGTTCAAGGCCCGCAATTCAAGGCAAAGTGCAAAGAAGTCCTGCAAGATAGCCACCAGATTACTGTAGACGAGTGGCTTGCTCTGAAAAAAGAATATGAAATTTATACAGGTATGGGTGGAAACTCAGATGGTAGTGAACTATATAAACTAGTTCACGAAAAATATTCAAAACATTTAGGGCAATAAAAAAAGGGGGAACCTCAAATCAAGAGGTTCCCCTAATTCTATTATTTAGACAGTTAGTAATGCCTACTATTTCTTGTCCATAAGTTGCAATGAGATCCGCCAAAATCTCTTCTTGCTAGATTGATAAATCAACATTATAGCTAAACATTGCCGCATGAGTTATTTCATGGCACAGCACTTTTTTTAATTTGTGGCGAGGTGTTTCATAACTGATATAGATGGTTTTTGTATCATCGTCACAAGCCCCAATACTAACGCTTCCATCTGATCGAATAAGTTTAGGATGAGAAGGCGCGACATAAACGACGCGCCATTCTTCTCCATTAATATGAAACATTAAACCACTTTAGATGCGAGAGTTTGTAATTTTTTCTGTAGAAGCGCCTTTTCGTCTGGGGTAGCATCATCAACCATCTCTACAATGTCTTTACTTAGTTCGTTTAAATAACTCTCTAATTCTTTCATAGAAACCGCGGTATCGTGATGCAACTCTTTAGATTCCATATAGTGTTTACGCAGTTCAGGACTGCGACCTTCTCTACGGTCACGCATCATTGGATACTCGCGAGTATCATATCTTTCTTTGTAATACATACGGCCTTTGTCTCTATCCATATCACGATAATAAGTATCTTCATCATAATCTGGATAAGGCATGCGGCGACGCGGTCCGCCATAATAGCGAGTCTCGCTAGGTTCTTCTTCAAGAGCCTTAGCCGCAGCGCAGTAATACATTGTTTGTGAGAGGTCTTTAATCATATCAATAGCTTCGCCTAATTCATTGGTATCAACACATGACAGATCACCCATTTGTGCTTTGACGACCGACATCAATTGATCTTGCATCATTTTAAATTCTTTCATTATGCTACCCTCTCAATCGTCAGATTTGCGTTCTGGACTAAGATATTCGCTTCGGTTAGATTTTCTACGCTAATTTGAGAACAACAACCACGAGGAACATCCAAGAACATTGAACGATATACATTAAAATACTCATTTACAGCAGCAGGAGTAACAATCATAGTAGAAGTTTGCACAGGTTCGCCATTAATGGCAATTGCTATTGAAACAGGACCTGCGGTGCCGCCGGTGGGAATCGCTACATTCCCACCGAACGTCACACGGAATCTTGCGCGACATTGACCATTAGTCAAACCTCGCAAGGTTACTAGCCCACTACCTTCACGATATACAATACAGGCACTTCCCGCTACAGAAGTATTTGTAAATAATACGTTACTATTTTCTGCTACAGTTTGTACAGCATTGGCAGTAATTTCCATTTTCTTACCTCCTTAATTAAACGCCGCACCCACACGCAGAGGTAGCGCCGCAGCCGTAACCAGCATAGGCAGTACCGGTGTAGGGATTAGCGACCACATAAGCGGCCTGCGGAGCCTTAGCACCAAGTGCATTGATCAGATAAGCGTTCTGCTCAGCCTGAGAAATCTGACCACGCAGAGAAGTATTCTCAGAAGTAAGCTAATCAATCTTGCTCTGAACCATGAAGTCCATAATGCTACGAGTATTAGCATTTTGGTTGTCAATAATGTCACGGGCAGCATCAGCAGTCGCCTGACGGTTCTGACAAGCAATAGAAGCAAGGTTGTAATTCAGGTCCGCAAAACTCTGTGCGGTCGTAAAACGGTTTTCGCAACAGCAGGAAGCGAGTTGCGTGCTGAGGTTTTGCAGGGAATTGTTTAGAGTATTGGTTGTAGAGGTATTCGCTGCCAGCAGAGCATTCGTGTTGGCATTATCCGCAGCGAGCAGAGCATTGTTGCCGGCGCACATAGCAGCCTGAGTGTTAGCGAAGCCAGTCAGCAGATTGGTATTAATGTCATAGAAGCCATTAGCAATTTCTGCACGTGAACCCATAGCGTCACGATAGCCAGAGGTTAAACCAGCTAGATCAAGACTGTAATTAACGCCAGGAGTAGCAGAACCACCATCGCGGTTACCGCCCCATCCGCCATTACCCCAGCCACCAGCGAAGCAAAACAGGAATAAAATAATAATCCACCAGGCACCTGAGCCGTCACCCCAGACGCCATCCTGCTTGGAGCCAGAGTTACCGGTCGCAGCCGCAATATCTGCTAAGCTATAACCATTAGAGTTAGAATTGAACATTTTGTGTCCTCCTTAAATAAATATATTATCTAATGCCTAACAACTGTTTAAAGGCACTAAATTCTTTATCGAAGTCCACACCTTTTTGTTTACAGATATTGCGCGCGATTTCTTCAATCTGCGGCGAGTCACCTTTCTAAGCAAGAGAAAGAAGATTTTGACCCATTGGAGTATTACCCATTTCACCTTGTAACAGTGACATTACAAGCTGTTGCGGATTACCTCCACCACGGAGCATTGCGATTAATTGCATTGGATTCATTTCTTTTCCTCCTTAGAAATTATACTGCGGCGATTCGGCCTTACGATCGGTCTCTTCAGGTTTAGAGATCTCTAGGCTGGGTTGCCGCATTTCTTCTTTTAGTTCTCGCAATGCCCTATCTAATTCTTCTCTTGTTATGTAGGTACCTGCGGGAGCCTCTTGCGGTAATGGTTTCTGCTCATACATATTTAGTATAGCAGTACCATCCATTCCTATCTGTTTGGTGTAGATTCTCTTGTTTGCGATGTCCGGAAAATAGAAAACACTACCATCAAAATCAATTCCTGTCGCGCGCACTTCCTCTAGAGAAGATACGGGGCGACCCTTCAAAGCAGTTTGTTGTGGCTGCATTGAAAAATAATTTTGTGGTGCCCGGACTGGTTGCTGTCCATAGCCTTGATACATATTTGGTATTTCCTTTCATAATAAATTTGGGAAGAATTTTTCCATCCCTCATTATTATATGAAAAATCAGCTATGTCGATTAAATACTTTTGTCCTAAAAAGGAAAAATTTTTTCCAAGAGATCTACAATACTAGATTACCCGATCGGTCCCGCATAAAAAAAAATTAGCCCCTTACCTTGTGAGTAAGGGGCTTTTCTTATTTGTTGTATTCTTTGTTACATTTCTTGACTGCACTTTCGATGAAGCTATTTAGTTCATCAGTGATAGCATAGCCAAGCGCTTTGAGTTGATCCTCAACGTACTTCTTACGAATAACGCCCGTAGGGTCATCTGCCTTGTAGAGTTGGTCCGCCGCAGTTACGAAGTTCTCGATTAGCAGCAAAACTTTTGCAGTTCCCTCTGAACCAATCTTAGCATCCAGCCAAGTCTTGATTTTGGGAACTAGGTAAGCAAACAGCGCGACAACAGCCGCCGCGAGAATTTTACCTACGATTGCAATGATTTCATCCATGAGATTTTCCTCCTTTTAATTTATTGTGACGAGGATTTAACTCGCCACATATTTTTGCGTTAAGATGTTGGTATTAATGTTGCATTACTATTTAGCCACGTTAAGAACGAACCTGTTGGGGCTGTATCAAATGAAAGAATAGTCCCTTTTGTATCTATATCCATACTTTCTGGATAACTGGGGTACATGCTTGTATTAGACATCCCATAATAAGTAGCATGATCATTACCAGATAACCATAGTAATGCTGAGTCCTTCTCCTTAAAATATATTTCAAAATAAATATAAGATTTACAATCCCATGTCGTATTACCACTGGCACTATAATTACCATCAGCGATTCGTTTTAAGGATGCACTGGTCTGAATGCCGGAATAAGTTTCTCCTTTATATTTAAAAGAAATGTCAGTAAATTTAGGGGAACAATAGTCAGAATAAATATAATTATTGCCTGCCATAGATGTGTCTGCGGTCGCCTCTATAGTATTCTTTAACAGGTAATTAATTACCCCTCCCCCCGTGTGGCATTATTTATAAACCAATCATAAAACGCCACATTGTTCTCACGCTTGAATGGCTCAGTAAATGTAATAACACGGTAAGCTTGGTTAGTCCAAATGCTCTCGGTGCTACCATACGCACTCACGCTGCTACCAGGAAGCATATATAGTATCTGCATGGCGTCTGTGGCAGTACTTATTTCAAACCGCATAGCAGTAATATCAAGTGAATTTGAACTTGCTTGAATAGAAACATCCTGTGGTGTATAGCTTAAAAATGATGGATTACCTAGTGTGCTATTAAATACCCACGTACCTGATAAACTCTGCGTCTTTCCTGTAATATTTCCCTTACTGTCTATCAAAGCAGTTGAAGGGATAATAAAAGCGGGGCGGATGCCGTACGAGTAGGATGGGTCGTCGTAGCTGCTGCCGCCGTCGCCGCGGACGCACCACACGGTGCTGGTAGGGCCGGGGCGCGGGGAGCGGAGCCACCAGAAGTCGGACATGCCGTTCAGTTTCGCAATACGCTTGTTTTTGGCGGACGTGCCGGTCCCCGATTCAAAGTAGTCCAGTTTCGCGCCGTCCACCGGGAATTGGTTATTGTCGTTAGTCGTCCAGCCTACTTCGTAACACGACAGAAGGAATATCTTAGCTGGCAGACCGTTCGCACCACCTTGATCAGTGCCGCCAGAACCGCCGTTCTTACGATAAGGGATCTTCACCTGTTTGATGGCATCCTGAATGCTGCTGTCGAACAGTCCAAGGAAGGTACTGTTCAGGTAGCTATGGATTGTACTATTCTCCAGATTATTCACATCCGAGCTGTTCCACTGCCGGTTCTCATAGATGTCCTTCATCAACAGCCAAGTTCCGTTGCAGGAATCGTCATACAGAGAACTCGGCTTACTTTGATGGACAATGATAAACTCTGTCTTTGTTCCATTTACATTACAATACACAGAAGACCCTATTGCAAGACTGCTTGCTAACACGAGTGGTTCTCCCATTATATAAATTCCTTTACCATAAATTATACTCAAAGGATTTTCCTCCTTTTTTACTTATTGAAATCAATGATTATACTTTGAAACAAGGTGCCGAGCCATAGGAGCCGAACGCGTTGTAGTAGTAGGCAGACTCATCCGTGCTGACAAGGCAGAAGCCGGCGGTGGCGTTACGGTCCACGGAGCGAAGCCACCAGATAGCAGCGGTGTTTGTACTATCACTACGATATTTCACCTTGCTATTCCCTGCCGCATAATAAGCATATTGTACCTGCTGAGCTGGCTCGTTAGTGTTGGCAGAATGATTAGAGCCAAATACCTCATATTCTGCAAGGTAGTAGACCTCATTGGCGCTTGCTTTGACACTGCTTGCGGCTGTAGATGCATTGCCTACATCGTCCGCATATAGCGTAGTAGACCTAATCACTGCTTGCAAATCAGATGGGAAACAAGCCTTCCATTGCGGCATAATAGTCTTATGTGCAGCACTGCCAACCCACCCGCCAGAGTTAGTGTTTGTGGAATTCATCACCATGCCACTACCTTTTGAGCCATAATTAGTTGCAGTTACAGCAATATCAATCCCACCATTCTGTGCAGTCTTAAACCCTTGGAAAGCAATACCTTTGCCTTCTTTTGCTTCATTGTGATTAATTCCAATAATATAAACCCAATATTTCTGATTACTAAATGTACGAGCTGCACTACCGTAACCAACACTGCCATTCAGAGTTACTTCTTTAGCACCTCCAACCTTGAAACCATATTCAACAGCTTTATCTGCAAGACTAATACGACTAATTTCGTCCCAAGTATATTCATTAAGAGTTTTACCTTTAGCGGGAAGAGGTTTAGCATTAGCAGTAAACCATTTTAGGAATTCTTCGTTGCCTTGATACGTACTGGCTCTGTAAATGTGATGGTGCGGTATGCTTCGTTAATCCAAGGACTTTCTTTTGATGGTATTACATATACCATAGTTGATCCATATGAAATAGAATCACTACTTCTTATAAATTTAGAATAGGAGTTATCATTAGAAGTAAATGCAATATCCCAATCTCCTCCTGCAGCTAATCCATTTAAACGTTCATTAAATACCCATGTCCCAGTAAGAGGTAATCTAACTGCATTTGCTTCGAGCCAAGTTTTTAATTCTCCCGTTGCTGGTTTTTCAAGAGTTATTTGACGATAAGCTTCCTGCATATTTCCGCCTGAACCAACTACAGTGCTACCATATAGAATAATATTGGCAGCCTTACCAAGGCGGAATATACTGTAAGACGTATTATTGGAAGTAAATTCTACATTAAAATCTTTATCCGCACTAAAATAAGCGGGATTAACTGTGCTATTTAATATCCATTGTTCACTTGTATCTGGTTTTTTCAATAATATTACTGGTGTACCATAAATAGTTGCCATTATTATTCCTCCTTAGATGCAGAAGCAGGGGGCCACGGCATCAGTGTAGCCTGCGGGGCGCCCGCTCGAACCACCGTCAATGTCCACGGCGCAAAAATAGTCAGAATTCAAAGCGCCGTAAACTGAGCGAAGCCACCAGTAATTAGCAGAGCCGTTATAGTTTTTAATTTTGCTTCTACCATTTTTATAGTAAGCATACTGAGTTAAAGCGTTTGCTTCTCCAGAAGGAGACATTCTTCGCGCGCCAAACACTTCTTTTTCAGCGGGTAAGAACATATAATCGTCACTATAAAGCATAGAACTGCTATTACTATTCGGATAATATGGTATTCTAACTTGTGCTTTAGCATCAGGTATCAAAGTTTCTAGCCTCGCCATAGTATAGATTCTCATCTCACATTCGCCCCAACCGCCACTATTTGTAATCGTACTATTCATCTTAGACTCTCCAGAGCAATCAACCATTCCAAAAGTTAATCCAGCATAGCTATGATTCCCACCATAGTTTGCCTTATTTGTTAATTGATAATTATTAAAGCCCATTACAGCATACGAGTGGTTATTAACGCTTATTGTGTCGCCAGGGGTAATTTTATAAGCCCACGTATTACCTTTACTGACATAAACACTCTCCGTGGTATTTGCGTTAATACTGTCAGAAGCTTCAGATATGGCCATTCCAATTTCTTTCATGATATTCCAGTCACTGGGTAGTCCGTCGGTATATATGATACCTGTTTGCGGGGTTAAACTTGCTTTTGGCATAGGAGGAGTATATCCAAGTAACTTCCCATCCCGCATATAAAACTTACCATCGTAAACCCAGGTACAGTTAAATTCTTGTTCCATCTATAGTTTCCTTCTAACTTTAACTCTGGGGGGGGGTGACTTCTTTACATTCAACTTGAATACTCAAATCCGCACTTGGTTTACCGCCACTTGCAGTTGCAGTGAATGTCCCGCTATTATTAACAATAGCTAAATAACCTACTTGGTCATCAACCATTTGCTGATATACCGTATCGTTAAACATAATATCTACTTTTGTATTAGCTGTGCCACCAGAGATAGTTATAGTTTGTGTATAAGGCCCACTACCAGTCCAGTTTGCAGCGGGAAGGGTAATATTGAGAATACGAGACTTCGGTGACGCTCCTATACTATCAGCCGTTAATTCAACTAACTCTACTTCTGTTTCTTCTGCAGCAGTTACAGTACCTGTGCCATCACCTTTAAGAATACCATTTACAGCTACCTTCTTCGACGCCACTTCTTCAGTCGAGCGTAAGTTCATCGCATCTGTTTTGTCAACTGGATCAGCAACATTTTTAAGATGTACAGGAATACTGAAATCTACTTCATCGGCATGATTGATAGCTAAATAAATTTCATTAGGTTTTTGACCATCAGCGTCGGGATTTTGCTCCAGCGGAGCCGTAAAACCATAAAATGAGTCCTCTGTTGCGGAATAAGACACGGCCAAAAAAGAATTATCGTCGTTAAGTATCTGAATTGCCGGGGATTGTAATACGTAGGGACCATTTAAGGAAATTTGAGAGCTATTAATATTTACACCAGCAGGTAATTCATCTTGTTTCTTATCGAGTGCTGTCTAAGTAGCTGTACTAATAGGCTTACTTTCATCACTTGTATTGTCTACATTACCTAACCCAACATCGCTTGCCGCAAGGGTCACCGCACCAGTCTTTCCCGCAACACTAGTAACAGTATTCTTCTGAGCGCCTTCTTCAATACCACTTAATTTAGTCTTTTCTGTAGTAGTATAATCCTCAGTAGATAACCCCTTACCAGTTACTTTATTGACTTTATTATCAATTTGACTTTGTACATTCTCAGTTACACCGTCTAATACGCTAGGAGTCTAACCTGTTAAAATACATTTAACTGCCATTTGCAATCTCCTTTCTTAAATAAAAAATAGGGAAGGACGCATCCTTCCCTAATCAAAACATTCAATCAGAGAATATCTTACCCTCTAATATCTTTAAAAAATCTCTTATTTCTCTTATCTTGTTTTGTCCAAAAATTTTTATTGATGGTCAGTTACCACAATGCTTAAATCCGCACTTGGTAGTTTTCGCGTAATAACAGTTAGAGTTTTATTCTCCACATTAGCTTCAACAGAATCTAACAATGCAAAATCCGCGGCCTGTGTCCCCACCGCAGGACTAACTACAGGAGGAACATTACCAGCATAACCGCACTTTAAGCCAGTTAAATTAACTACCTGCTGATATTTTCCTTCGTTCTCTACCCAGCTCCCCACAGCAAGAGTCAAAACATTAGCTACCGCACGATCTATCTATAATCCAGCTCTAGCTCCAGCTAGGTCACTTGCGCCAGTGCCACCATTCGCTAATCCAATTGTTGTGTCTTTTGTTAAAATATTTGCGGCAGTTAGTTCCTCATCGCCGTTTTTCAGCGCCCCTGCGACATCAGCTTCCTCCGCATTTAAACAAATTCGTTCATTTGCAGTATCAATGAACATTTTACCGTTATCTGTTAAAAAATAGTTTCTACCTTCTTGAATGGGAATTGTAGTATTCAATTCCGTCTCTGTACCATGAAATTGTTTAAATAATGCCATTTACTCAATTCCCTCCAATCTTTCCAATTGTCAAAGTATTTTCTAACACCGCTAATCTTGCCTCAAGCGCATTAACATATTCTGCACTATAAACCTTAGAGCTAGCTGTAGCATCTGTTACTTTGGTATTTACAATAGCACCGCCCATACTACCAGAGAGTTGAACCCTTTGCCAAGTTGCATCAACTTTGAAATACCAATAAGAAATAACATCATTTTCAACTTTTTCATAAGTAACAGCAATTAATTCTCCTGCCTGCGGATCTCGACCCCGCACAGTTAGTTCTGCACCCACTGCCGCAAGAGTATCCTCCGCAACCTGTGCCGCAGTAATAATCTCAGTAGCAATAATATTTAGAGGATTGCCAACCTCTCCTTGTGGGCCTCGAATATTCACAGTAGTAGGATTAGCCAACTCACCGCCACTATTGTTGCTCCAACTTAGATCACCGTTAGTTGCAACGCTAGGAAGAAAATAATAACCTCTAGGACCTTGTGCACCGCGCTTACCCACTAAGTTATGAAATGATAAACTGTATTTTGCGTGCTAAGGATCAGTTGTACCAGAAATAACTTCTGCGCTTGGGGTAGCAGTCTCACTACTACCATTATCAATTAAAATATTAGTAATTTCTACAGTACCGCCATCGCCTTTGGGTCCTTTAATATTTACTGTTGCAGGATTATCTAATTCACCATTATTATTCCAACTTAAATCTCCCATTGCACTAACTACAGGAGTAAAATAATAACCTCTCTCACCTTGAACACCTTGTTTTCCTACAAGATGATTAAAAGCCAAATCAAAGGTTCTATTTTCTGGAGTGCCACCCGCAGTAACCACACATGCGGGATCGCCAATCTCAACACTAGTATTATCTACAGTAGCAGTCACCGCAGAAATAACACCTGGATTGCCTTTGAGATTCTTGAAATCAAATACAATATCAACGTTGCTCGGATCACCCTCCGCTTTTGCTGTAACTTGCGGGGTGCCTACATTAGCATCAACTGTTGCAGTAACACTTTTAATCGTGCCAGTTGAGCCTTTAGATCCATTCTTTACAGTCACAGGACCAACTTTTGTACCATCTGATTTAACAAATGTAATAGAATTTGTTCCGCCATCGACATCAGAAATAGTTTCTTCTACATTAGTAATATCAACACCATTTTTAATGTTGTAGCTTTCAGTTCCCGTAGTTCCATTAGAATACTTTACTTTAAAGGTATTATTTCCACCACTTGCAGCTGAGGGAGTATATTCAATTCCCGCAAAACTTACACCAGTATCACCTTTCTGGCCCTTAATGTTTTTAGTCGCGGGGTTAGCTAAACCACCATTATTAGTCCAACTAATTTCACCTGCATCAGAAACAGATGGAGTAAATGTTACACCTTGTGGAATTTTGGCTTGGAATGATAATTCATTCCCCAAAGTACCACCATATACTGGAGTAATACTTGCTGCAGTAGTAGGAGCCACCGATTCAGTGGTATTCGCAGTTCCCGCTATTAAACTAGCGGGCATCTTCAACCCAACTTTTGGATTAGTAAGAGAAGAAGAATCTATGGTTAATTGCGGCGCTGACCCAAACGGCAGACTAGCATCGGCCGCGCCCACACTGAATAAGGGATAACTACTTGCAATACTACAAATTAAGCGGTATTCATAGCCATTGTTCCAATCTTTCTTCCATAGGGTAGCATTATAGGATTTATCCCCATCTTTTTGTCTATTGGTAGAAAATTCTGGGGTATTAGGGTCACCGTATGACACTAATACATAATCACCTGCATAGATTTCACTGGCATCACCCGCCGCAATATCAGCATCTAAGCTGGCTTTGCTATCAAAAATCTTGGCAATAGTAAAATCCTTACCAGCAGGTCCGCCATAGAAGGAAAGCATATTCATATACACTCACCTCACTTGTTATAGATAAAGTCAATAATTACATTTTGTAATTCTTGACCAGTCTTAAATTTGATTTTCTCAATAATAATATCATCATCAAGCTCATAGATACCAGTGTTTCCAACTTGGATGTCTCTGCCATCAATAATCATTTTAGTGTGCGGTGGTGCTTGTACGCCGAGTTTCGTGACCTTCGCATTGCGATAAGAAACGCTCTCCGCAAACTATCCAAATAGATCGCTCGTCATATCTAGATCGCCCGCGCCCGCAACCACTACACCATTTTTATTGGTAGAAACTTCTGATTCTCTATTACGATAGTCTTGCAAACGATATACAATTTGTCCTATTTGCATAACTTAACCTCCTTATACTCTAGTTAAAGCCTGTGTCATTGTAATTGACATAGTGCCATTATATGTTAAAGGTAACGAATATTGCGTAATTACATAATTTCCTTGAATACCATTTTCACGATTCTCAAGATAAATCATGTTGTTAGGCTCATACCAATATCTTGGCAAGCAAGAAATAGAAATGGTGGTGTTATAAACTAGATATTGATATAGTAGATTTCTAATCTCATCAAATGCGGATGATCCAGTAGAGCTATTCACGAAGCTAGACTCTACTTGCGGCGATAGCTGGAAGAAATAATTAGTTTCATTAGCCGCGCAGTATTCGCGCACCTTCTCCGCAGCATCTTCTGCATTTGTGTATTCAATCTCAAGCAAATCTGCCACTTCTTGATAATCAGGAATGAAAACAATAGGAGGAATCTGTTTGGTAAATAGTATCTTAATGTCATCATTATTTACCACTTTCATGCGGCGACCGATCTGTGACACCGCATACTTGCCCACTTCGCTGGTGGTGTCAATGAAGTCTATCCAGAAAACTAAACCAGCTGGATCTTCTCTTACACTAGGATTCCAATGATTATATTCTGGGTAATTCGCATATATCCAGTCTTTATTATCTGGATCGTAAAGTAATCTCCAGAAGGCTAACATCTCTGCATCATAAGGCTCAGTAGACTGCGCTTGCGCTTGACGCTCTAAGGCATTGCGATAGATCTCTTCTCGCCACTCCTCACAAGGGCTCGCCGCAAGTTCTTTTGCCTCGGCTGGTTTAGTATTAGTATCAGTATACAAATAGTTAATCACATCCCCCGACGTGTCAACTACTGACCACATATATTTCTTGCACTTGTTGAGTACAGGTTTTTCATCAATTACCAAACGATAATGAATATCCATTCCACTATCATTCTTGCCCCAAACCACAAAATCATTTTTAATATCCTCATATCTAGGGCTACGAGTCAAAGATACTAGAGTATCAGAATCTTTAATCTCATAAGCTGCTTCGGTAGAGTAAGACTAAATATAATCTTGCGGGACTAGGTAGGTGATGGGACTAACCGTATTTAAATAATTTTTCTTTTCTTGAAAGATGAACCGTCCATCTAAATCAAAAAAATATTCATAATTTCCTAAAATCTAACAAATTTTCTCAAGTAAATTAACCACTGTAGCCCCAGCCGCAAGCACTAATTCTCCAGGATAAGTAAATGCAGTAAATTCATATCCAACATCTTGTCCATAGGTATATTTTTGGGTATGAACCGCATCTTCTGCATAAGCAAATGAAGCATAATTTTCTGCAAAATAAATAGGCTTCCCACCGATATATTTAATCAAGACCTTCGCTACTTTTTCAAGGTCATTGATAATAATGTCATGCAAGGGGATCTCGCCATAATGATTAACTGCTTCTTGAATAATCTAATAAATCGTCGGATAATCTATCTTGTAGTTTCCGTCTCCTAAATCTTCAAAAATTTCATGGAAAGTTACTGCGGTGGGTAGTGTGCCGCCCGCAGTTCCATCCAACAAAGCCATTTTATCCTTGCCAGAAATACTAATTGTCCATCCAGAAGTAGACTAATTAACACTAGCATTTGATATAACATAAAACCCGCAATTAAACCACATAATCTCGTCCCCTGCAAGGCGACCAATGTAAATCTTTACTTTCTTGTTAATAGCAATCTCATTATCAAGATTTTCAATATTAGCAATTTCAGGTTTTGCTACCATAGAGAGAGATAGAGTTCGGCGGACCGCTGAAGCACCATTAGCCTAGATTGATCCGCCGGATACTCTACCTTCTATGGAGGAAAGGGGTTTCTCATTAAATGAGTATGTGACGATTTTTGCGTATGTCGTTTGTATTTTTTCATTTACAAGTTTTTCAAGGAAAGCATTATCCATAATTAATTCCCTCCTTGAATACGTCTAATTAGACGGATCTTGTAATTTATAAGTAAAGGTTTGTCATTAACCAAAATAATTTCACTTAGTTTATCTTCAATAGGCTGTAAGCGGTATTGCGCGGTACTACCAATATAAATATTACTACCATTAACATCAAGGACAACACCTTCTGCATTTTGTAATCCAATGGTTTCAATACCATCGATAGTAAAAGACATTTTCCCATCGGCAGTAATATAGCTGCCATCGGGTTGCTTAGTTAATGCTACGCCATTATTATATATATTCGCCGCACGTTGCATGGCTGCCGCAACAATCATTTCAGTAATACTTTGATTTTCACCGCCGCCTGCCACGTGATTAATTTGGCCCCAATCCCTATCAATATATTGCGTCCGAATAACTGCTTCTCTGATTTCCTCTAAAACACGTTCAACAGAATAGTCAAGTTGAATTTTAGCAGTAGATTTTAGTTTGATAGAAGTAATGCCACTATCTTCTAATCCTGCAATAGTATACACCCTGCCCTTAGCAATATTTATTTCATTACCATTTAGAAGAAATGTTACTACATCAGAGGTATCTGCATCATTAGCCAAACTAAGAGTTCTTAATGTGGTTACTTTATATTTATATCCATTAATCTCTATTTCTTGCTATTCACGAATTTTATCAAATAGTTCAATAGACGGATCAAATGTGCCCACGATCTATCCACGAGATGCTTGCGCTTCTACCTTAGACACATCTTGCCATTCACCAGATTTAAGAATCCCTAAGTCTTTAAGATTAGATAAGGTGTTTTCAGCCACCTCATAAGCAGTAGTAGAAAAACTATAAATCATGCGGTTGAGGCTCTGCTGCGGTGACAGAGTAGCCCCAGTTAACGCGACGATAATATTCTTATCTGCCTCAGTGGGGGTCTTGAATAATTTATATTGCTTATCATTCAGGAATGTTTCTACCTTATGTCTAAACTTACGTTCAATTCGCACTGTTTCAGCAGTTGGATTAGTTGAGAGCGCCTCAAAATCCTTTTCCATAAAAAGATTTTCTTCATCCATATATGCTGATACTAATGCAGACAAAGGAAACTCTGCATAATAGGCATGACCATTATAACCAATAGTTGGATAAGTTGAACCCAAAGTATCCATTTTTCCAACTAGCTGAGTATGTTTAAAGCTAGATAATTCACCATTAAAGTTTAGCTTAATCTGCGTGCCCTGGCCGCAAAGATAGGAGTATTCAAAATTCACACAATGCGGCGAGGTGTCTTGTGGCAACAGTAATTCACTCCGCGCATTATTAGTTTGCTTGCGTTGGACTGCATACTTGTATCGCTTGCCGCACTCAATATAATAATCAGTAAAAACCAGCTCATCTGTCACTTGTTTACCAACGTAAGTAAGATAAGCAACGTCATTCCACACTTGATAATTAGTATCTTCATCAGAGCGCACAATAACATAATTACCATTAAGCTCTTCTGTTGAAGTTAGTCGTACTTGAATCATTGCATTTTCTATACAAGGGATAGAAGTGCTATCAACGCTTATCGCAAGATTGGTTAATTCACCTGCTGTATTTGAGATAACCTCAAAGTCATAAGCCTTGCTCTCTGCTGTATAACCATTGTTAGAAACAATAGAAAGAATAACGGAATGTGTTTCATATCTAGAAAATTGCTTATGAAAACGATATTTCGGCCGCGCTTCTGTAGATCCATTGTACTAGACTTCTCCAGAAGACTCTATTAACTCACCATCATGGTATAAGTCAAAACGATAAGTGTCTAAATACTCTGACTCGCCAACCGTAAAGTTTACTCCGCCATAAAATGTAGGCATTGTTTCAGTCTCGCTATGAATAGCAGAAATTTCATTGGTATTACTTTCTGTTGTTTCACCATTGAGAATTTTAACCTGCGGTGGAGTAATAGCCTTGGTAATCATTACATTAGACCATTCTGATTTCTAGCCAGAGGAATTTACTAATCTAGCTTGAATTTTATATAATTTGCCCGCCGCCCAGTGTCCAGTCTTGAGTTCTCCCTTACTAATAGAAAAACTTCCTGCTGCCGCAGATACAGACAAAAAGCCCGTAGCATTATTCACCACGTTGGTATTTGTATCTTGGGTATTAACCTTAACCTCTATATTTGTAATATCAGTTAAAGAAGCTGCTTGCGGCAGCGTATAATATACTGTAAGTGAACTTTGGCTCGCCGCAAATGCAGGCTAAGTCGTCCGCAAAATTGGCGCAAATAAAACTGCCATAGACGTGCCTCCTTTATCTCATTTTTATTTCCTATATATATTTTAAAAAAACGATTGAATAGATTATCTTGTTTTGTCCAAAAAAATAAGGGCGGAAATTAATCCGCCCTTTATGAACCATTATAGTTACTAATGACTATATTTAATGCATCTTTAAGAGAACCACTTCCATTAAAATAACTTGCTAAAATTTTTTTTCCAGTGGCTAACTAAGTAGCAGTAGGTAAAGGAACATTTCCATTAAGTGCCGCGATTGCATTTCTGGCATTTAATACTTCTATTGCAGTAATACTATCTCCAGAAGAAGTGGTTGTATAGCTCCAAGCCTTTCCAGTCTAAGCCTAGGTAATTTCATTAATTTTTTTCTTAAATCTATTCCATCGACTTGCAGTTAAATTAGTAACAGGCAAGCCCTTAGCTATAATAGACGTATCCGCAGATCCAGTTCCACCATCCCAATAAAATAACTCAATATGAGGTTCCCAAACCGCATAATAACTTGCATCAGTCGCACCTACTGTTATTGTTCCATTTACGCCCCAAGCGGCAGTTCCAGTAGAAGATGTGCTCCATCCTACTAAACTATAATAAGCCCTACCCAGGGGGGGTGTTCCATTGGGGCCATAATCTGCTAGGCTAATAACATCGCCAACTTCCTTTTTGAAGGAACGATACTGTAAATTACCTCCCCATAGACCGCCATTACCGTACAAAGTAATTGTCGCTTCTGATTTTTGCCAAACCGCATAATATCTTTGAACAGTGCTATTACCAACTGTTACCCACCCATCTGGATCATATCCTGCAGTGGTAGCAGTATCATTAGCACTCCATCCTAAAAGTTTATATCCATTTCTAGCCACTAACCCGGAAGGACTAGAAAAATAAAAAGCGTTTCCTGGAGTCTATCTTGGATATTCCCTGGTAGTAGCTTGAGTATCCTAGAACACACCGCCATTAGCATTAAGTACGATGGTTGGTGCAAGTGACCAAACCGCATAAAAATTTGTTACTTTGCCATCGGTCGTACCGCTAATGGCTACTTCCCCAGTACGAGCTTGACTTGTGTCTGTTGTATTAGTATATGCCCAACCAACAAATTTATAATAAGCACGAATTGGTGTTGGCAATGTATCTAAGTTGAAAGTATTGCTAACTGTATTAGACGTGTACCATGTACTAGACGAAGGGGCGTAATAATCCTACGAACCTACAGAAAAGTATGAACCATCTGCCGTAGTCATAGCATGGATACGATATTTATAAGTGGTTTGTCCTATGGCAGTAAAATAAATTGTTCTACTTCTATTATTAAAATCAATTGATTCAATAGAGCTTCTATAAGAAATAGAACCATTTGTTATATCTGCAATTGGATAAGTCGTACCGCCAGAGGAACTACTCCAATAGATGGTTCCACTCCAGGCTAAACCAGATGATGTTAATGAAATAGAACGAATGTGCTTTGTATTAGCAAAACTACAACTTCTATTGCTTTGTGTGATGCTTGTACCATCACCAAAATAAACAGATGATAAAATACCAGGCATCGAGCCCGCAGTAAGGGTATAAGATGCAACTGAGCCAGAGGCTGAAAAATATACATCACGATTACTACCCGTATACGTTAAATTAGCAGTTTTCATTGAAACATTGCCATTAGAAACAGTAGCTAACACATACGGATCTGGCATAGAGGCTGCGGTATCCCAGTATACAGTGCCAGACCAGCCGCTTGTCACTGTAATGTTAGAAATTCTTGCAGTTGCTGAATAGCTTATGGATGCAGGACTTGAAGTTGCAGTTTTCCCATTAAACGTAACACTGGTTATAGGATAACCAAAATGAAATGTTGCTAATGCCATTTATTTCACCTCTTATCCAAATACCGCTGTTTTTGTACTTGCAGTAGAACCTTTAATAATATCACTCCAAGAAACCCATGCTCCTGTTGTACCCTCTCTAACTCCTGCAGAACCTAAATACCAACCGTTAAATCGTAAAGTATTCGCAGATAATGTTTTGCTACAGGTAACATCACCCGTGAAACCTGCTTCAGTACCGTAAAGGTATGCTAGACGATTAGTGCTTGAGCCAATACCATCAATAGAAGCGCTTTTGGAAGCATACTATACCATATTCCACGTTAGATTTTTAATAGCATTACTACCTTCTGCTCCTAATTTACTAAAATCTAAAGTTCCACCACTAATATTGTCTGCATTAATATTTCCTGCATACACCCAATTCGCATTAACGCTATCTGCAATATTGGCAGAATTAACATTTAATTCACTACCATCAATAACATTCGCGGTGAGCTTACCAGAAATATTAGCTTCTGCAATTTGTAATTTACCATCAACGATACTGCATCCTCCAATGGTACCTGCGGTCGCAGTAATAGTTCCAGTCACATCGGCATTAATACACTTTAAATTACCTTCGTAATCAACAAGGAATTTATCACCAATTTGAATAGCGTAAGTTCCATTGCCCATATTTACAAGGTTAATAGTCATATATTGACCGTCATCAGCGCCACTGTTTTTACCAGTAATTTGTGCGTGCTCACCATCAATAGTAATCTAGCTTTTAGTGCCGAAACTAGCCTTACCATCTTCTCGTAGCGCAAACGTATTAATACCATCCTTATAACCATACAAACCAGTTTTATCTTGTGTAGAGTCTCTACCCATTACAACACCAGAAAATTGATTAGCAGTATTTTTTGTACCTGCACCAATCTATGGCGCCAGAATGGTCCCACCATCATTGTCAATTTCAACTGTAGTACCATCCCAACTATTAATAGCTTCATTCCCATAAGGATTAAGATACATAAATATAGAATGAAGTAAATAATCTACTTGATTATTTTCCATACTCATTTTTAATAATCCCACAAAATTATTTTCACCTGTATAGTGAGAAGCCGGTGTTAGGTAATTATTCCAAATACCCAAAAATCCACTTAATGATTCTACCTTGCCATCTACTCCATCGTAACTGAAAGCAAGAGGTTCACTGTCATACTGCGGATTTACTCCTGAAGATGAATACTTAATGTATTGCGGCGCCGCATATGATACTTTAGTTAGATCAAGCGCTCCAACGCAGACATTAATAGGATAATAGGCATATACGCTAGTTTTACTCTCTGTTTTATATCTTACATCGACTTGTACTTTAACATAAAACCCACCCATCTCTTCTGGAGTAAGTGCAGTATTACCTGAGCGAGTATAGTGGCCTCCATTAGAATACCTATCGGTACCACCATTTTTCATAGGCTTGATATTAACCTTGTGATAGATGTCTTGTCCCGCAGTTACAATTTCAACATTTCTACTTTGCCATATATAAGAAACATTAAAATCAGCTTTGTCCGCGTGCTGTTCAATTAACTCTCCATTACAATACACAAATGCTTTAAATGCTATTTGGTCAGTTCCCCACGCTCCATCCGCATATTGTAGAGCCACCTTGTCTGTGCGGTTAACTTCACTATTTAAATCAATAGGTCTAATCAAGCACAGGTAAGTCGTACCATTAGTACCTTGGTCGCCATCCTTGAGGAAGCTAATCTCTTTTTCATAGTCCACATAAGTACCATCAAGGGCAGTCAGCCGCACGTAAACAGTATTGTTATTCAACATTTCATAGAACTTTGTGCGAACCTTAAAGTGTAGGGAATTGTCTCCCGCATCTACCCATACCAATCGCATCATTGAATCTTTGAACTCTTGTTCGGTAGTAATAGGCTTCTTATTACTATCTAACCATCGCATTGTAAATGTTAATGAGTCAGCTTGTGAGGTTGCAATATTACATCGCAAAACGTGCTCAATATCATCATACTCAGTAACATCATAAATGTCACCATTAGCATCATAATGAAAAACATCATCGCCAGAGTATTGTAAAATAAAATTAGGCAATTCATCTTCATCATTAGACTTATAGTTCGTCCAATTAAGCACTCCTATCTTAGTGCTGCCATCAAATACATCGCAGTAAACTTTAATCCATGGATATGCGAGATAGGGTGTTAAATCAAGAGAAGAAGACTTGGTGTCACCCGCCGCAATGCGAGTCGTATCAGGCAACTCAATATACCATAACCCACTCACTGTGAGAGTATCATTTTTCTTATCTTTTATTTCTAAAATCGTATCAGAGGTCAAATCTAAATATAAATCATATTGACTTGTTAAATTAATCAAGGAAATTTCCTTAGATAAAATCTTATCTTCATTATAGATTACTACTACTTTAAAATTTGTAGTAGCGGCTGGACACTCAGAACGTAAGACAGTAATAATATCAAACTTATCTTTTTGAATGCGGCGCCAGCCTACTCCTCCGGCTTTCTCGTATTGTTCGCTACCAATCAAAACTCCTGGATCTTCTACATACCATAAACAAGAGCAAGAAGATTTACTCATTAAAGATTCACTGCCAGACATTAATTTAGCCTGAAGCGTAAGACTGGGGTAATTGTCAGTAAACACCATACCTTGCGGCGTTGCTACTGTGAGGTAGTAAGAAGAGTCCGTTAAATCTGTGACATTAATCCACTCTGCCTTGAAGTTACGACAGTAGATATTCGGCTGTGTAGAATTGCCCGCAGGATCGTAGTCAGTAAATCCCTCTTGGAAAAACACTATCTTGCGGAGGCCGGTCAAATACCGTTTTGGGACAGTCAGCAAAATAGTTTGCGGCGCCCAGTATGAATTGCGGTAAGGATCGCCATTAAAGAGCGATGTATCTAAAGTATATGTCACTTCAGGAGAGTCCTCCTTCGACGTAGCGAAGGTCAGCCGCAAGCCATAGTTACCAGTTGTTTTGGCATCTACAAACGTGGTCATAAATTCCGCAGAAATACGAAACTCAGTTCCACGATTTGCGTATTGCTAAAATACGCTATGACTAGTTGTATCATCCGCCACAAACAAAGTAATTTCGCTCTTGTGATCAGTCCCATCATAGGCAATCAATCCCATCTCGCCAGACCAATTTTGCTCATAAATTACTGACCAATCTGGACTAAAAGATTCTTCAACCTAGTTAGACTCATTACTAGCCGCAATATCGGTATTATAGGTATAACCCTCTATATATTTAATCTTAGAAAAATCCCCCAGCGGAATTTTTACTAAAACATTATCTCCAATTTTATATTTTGTTTTGCTCTGTGAAAATGCAGACCAAACACCATCTTGGTATCGTACTTTATATTCTCCTTTTGTTACATCTACAATAGAGAATATTTCACCAGAAATTGTTTTATCTGCTTGATATTGAGATAACTAATTACTAGCTTCATTAGATATGACTTTATAGAGTCCATCAGCTAAGTTACTCATATTCATTCTCCTTTCTCGCCAAGGGGTGGGCTGTTATACCCACCCCATTAAATTATTTTGTATAGAAGTTAATTCGTTGTGCAGAAGTTTGAACCAAAGATTCAAGAGCCTCTTTAATCTCAATGGCATCACGCACTCCAGGAAAGTCTGCGTTAATCTGGACAGATTGCGCCAATTCAGTAGCCTTGCGATCGAAAACTGACCGCATACCAGAGTATCTAGAACCGAACAATGACTGACTTGCGGCCGCGGTACCGCTAATGCGGGCGCGCATTTCTGCAATCATAGAAGGAGCCAGCTCACGGATACTTTGAACCGCCGCGAGCATATTTTTTGTATCCTCTTGGTTGAGGACAAGCTCCTTTTGATGCAGGACCGCTAGACGACCATCAGAACCCCAATCACCAGTATATCCACCTGTATCATAATGTTTTAATTGACTTCGACTATAATCAGCAGCAAGAGATTCAATCTGTCTTTTCATCCCAGAGGGATAATTCCACCAACCGCCTCCCTCATAAACTGCGCCATTCATAGTCATTAATTTATAAGTACGACTACTTGAATCAAATTGACCTAGCTGTTTCCTAATTCTTTTAGTAGAACCAGCTGATGTATTAGGAGTAGAAGGCGTAGTGGTAGATATGTTACTAGAAACGTTTCCACTTGTGCCAGTTCTGCTCCCTCCAGAGCCAGTTCCTCCACTCCAGCTACCAGTGGCGCCTAGTTTATTGATACTACCTACGGCTTTATTATACTTCTAAACCGCAGTTGCAGTTTCTGATGCCAGCTTTTGGATCGCCGCAATCGTATTATAAATTTCTTTAGTCCAAGCAGCCTGCGCCTTTGTAACATCTTGAAGCTCGCTAATCTTATTCCAAATTTCATCAATAGCTGAGGTAGCTTTGTTTTGCAGTTCCTCATTAGCTTGCGTCAGTCGATCAACTTTATCACTTAACTGGTCATAAGATACGCCAATTTCATTAGAAATATTGCCAATATTACCCTTGTACTTGGTCAGAGCTTCATTAAGTTTTGCAAACATTTCAGCAGTAGTTTCAGTGAATGAACCTTCAATAGCAACCAAATTAATCAATTGATCACTATACGCACTATTAAAGTCATTCGCATTACCGCCCATTTCCTCTAGAATCCGTTGGAAGTTCTTCTGGAAATTTTGCGCGGTTTCGCTAGTGTCGTCACCATACTTATTAGCTGCCTTTTGTTGCTCTGCAAGTGCAGAATTACCTGCATCTTTCATATCCTTAGCCGCATCGGTTTGCATCTTTGCCAAGTCAGCATACTTCTTTTGATAATATGCCTGAATTTCATTGATAGCATTTTGACGCTGCTCTGCATTAAGAGTATCATCCTCATAAATTTTGCGGATTTCCTCAGACATTTCTTGCCACAGAGAAACAATCTCGCCAGTGATATTTTCAGTTTGATCCTTTGCAGTGTTGTAGTAATCCTACATCGCTTTCAGATACTCTTGCTGCTTGCTATTAATATCTGCCTCATCTGCGGTAAACAGATAATTATAGTTACCATTCGCACCACGCACCAGCCGCACTTTGCTCTTAGCATTTTGTGCTTCTTCAAGAGCAATTTGCTTGAGGGTCATGTTGTATTTGGCTTCCATAATCTTGAGGTCATATTCAGATAAATCAGCATTAGCTTGACGCTCCGCAAATTCATCTTGTAAGGCTTTCAGAGTAGACTTAGCATAATCTGTACTAGCTTTAGCAATAGACTCCTGAACTTTATTGTTGAGGTCTTGCGTTTCCACAAAACGATTAACGCCATCTAAAAATCTATTGTCTTCGTCTTTAGTGCGGTTATACTTAGCTTGTAACTGATCAAATCCTAGACCACGGGTCATTTTATTCTCAAACTCATAGAAAATATCATCAAGAGCATTAGAGTAAATATTCTTCGCGGCCTCCATAGCCTGTGCCGTGGATTCAAGCATTGCATCTTGTGCCTCTTGATAATCCTCTAATAGCGCGTCACGATTAGCTTTGAGAATATCATATTCAGCAGTTCCTTGCGTAGCATTTGCCAGGGCGATTTCTACTTCACGAAGCTGGGTTTCTGCGCGTTCCATGTACTGTTTTTGCAGTTTAGCCTGTATAAGTGAATTTTCAAGAGTAGCGTTATAGGTTTTACTCAACATAGCATACTTGTCGGCTAACGAATTATTGATTGTTTGTAGGTCAATCAAATTATTCATTGCATCAAGTACACCCATATTACTCTCAAGCATTGAGATAAATTCCTCAAACCGATCGGCGGCCGCATCAAGAGCATTAGGTAATGTCTCCTTGAGAGTTTCAATATAGTCTAACATCGCAGAACCACTATCAACTAATTCTTTCCGCAAATCAGCCAACTCGTCTTGCAGGGCTTGCACATCAGTATATTGATTAGCATTGCGAATCATATCCAATAGAGAGTTCATTTTAGTCTCATAATCTGCAAACATTGAAATCTCATCTCTGACACCTTGCGCGCCCAGCCCCGCATTGCGGACACCATTGTCTAGTGCATCGCCAATAGACTCATTGATTTCTTTTTGGAACTCACGCAATGTATCTTGCATTTCTTTCCAATCAATGCGAATCTAAAGTGCTTCCTTAACTTTCTCGAGCTTAGCATCTTCAATCTGCCGCATAGCATCTTCATATTCATTAAGTTGTTCACGGAAGGTATCAATAGAATCCTCATAATTCTCTAAGAGTTGCATTTTATCATCATACTCTTTTTGAACCATATCTTGCTGATCTTTACTCACGGAGTTAATGCGGCTATTATACTCGTCTGTAATTTGTTGCAGAAGTTGAGTATAATTTTTAAGTTCCATACTCGCGGTATCATACTTTACAGATAAACCATTTGCTCGTAGAGCCTCAAGATCAGAGGCAACAAACGCAGCCGCAGCAGCTTGCTTCTGGGATTGTAGCTCCGCAACTTTATTGAGTTTCTCAATCTTCTGCGTGAGCATTTCAATCTTATCAGTTCCATAGGCACGATCTGCCGCTGTAGAAATATCATCAAGAAGCTCTTTCTGATATTCGATCTCACGCGTAATTTCATGGTAACGTTCAAGAACTTTTTTTAGCTCTTTTGCGGTGTCACTACCGCCTTTACCTCCGCCTACCGTAGAATTAATGAGATTTCCTGACCGCAGTCGAGCGAGCGCCGCATCAATTGCGCCAATTTGAGCGCCGACCGCCTTTAGCTCATTATCGGTTCCTGCAATTAGACTACTTGCCGCGTCTTGAATATCCTTTAATGTACCAAGTTTATCAATTTCAGTTGTCCACTTTTCAATTTGCTTAGCAACTGTATCGGCGTCAGATAGCTTAGATGTATCAAATCCCTTAACCTCAGAACCAGAATAACCAGTTTGCACATTTGCGGCAGGGTCTACGGGAGATACCGCAGAAAATTTACTAGCATTTTTCTCTGTGATATTGAAATAATTAGCTTTAGCTCTAGCCATTGTATTCCAATAATTAACCACATTAGTAGCTAGATTGTGCGTTGAGGTATCAATAGAAACATTAGAGTTGATTGCGTCTAATGTTGTAGTATTAAGAGTATCTGTAGTATACTCTGCAACAGCTTTTGCATTTTCAGTTAATGCCTATGATTTTGCGGTGTCCGCATCGACAACACCAGCAGCCTGCAAGGCAGCATCATCCGCAATGACTTGTTGCATCATCGCTTGCGCCATATATCCAGCAGCATCGGCTTCGATTTCAGCTTTGCTCGCCGCAATTAGTAAGCGTTTTTTCTCTTGTAGAGCCTTTTCTTGCACTACAAGCATTTCACGTTGAGTTTCTAACTGAGCAATCTTGGCTTGCCGATCTGCTTCCACTTCATCCTTCTTTTGTTGAACATAAGCATCAACAACAGACTGATTAAGTGAAATAGTAGCATCTGCATTGGCTTCACAGTTGCGGAGAAGCTCGCCATAGCCAGAATCAATAAGAGAAACTACATCCTCAGTAGTCATCTCAAGACCATTAGCAATTTTCTCTTGAAGTGCATCAAAATCACGACCAATATCAAACGCTTCGTCAACATCTTGCCGCAGAGAAGAATTAATAGAGAGTTTGATTTTGTCTGCGTTCTCTGATAAATTATCAACAATTCTATTTACATCAGCAAGAATTTGCTTTTCATCATCAGAGAGAGAATCTGGATCTAACTCTGCCCGCAATTTTATAGCATTATATTGGTCTTTATCATACTCACTAAGTTGTTTTAGATAATCGTCTCTTGCATTTAGCGCTTTACCCAAATCAGAACCCAGGTATTCAATGCGATTATGGTAAGTTTCATTCCATTGGCCTAGGAGATCTTTTTCATTGTAATCTGCTATAACTTGTGCACCATTTTCGCCAAGTTCATTAAGCATACTAATGAGTTTATCTCCCCACAGAGATTTTAACTACTGGAAAGTTTCTTGGTCTAATTCATTTATATCAATATCACCAGAAGATAAACCAAGAATAGTATTTAAGAGCGTTTTATCTAAATTTTTATATTTTTCAATAAATGGCTCAACAATTTTGGAAAAATCTTCCATGCCCTGCTGCGAGGCCATGGCTTCCCGCATAGCTTCATACGAGAAGGTTCCAAGAGATTTACCCTCAGAATCATAAAACTCAGCACTGTCGCCCCATCCAAGAAAACCTGTCTTTTTGCCCCTTGCGCCACCCAATACGTTTTCACTATACTAATCAATTACTTCTTGTTTAGATAATTCGTTAATTCCATTCTCTTTTGCTTGATTAACATATTGTTTTTCATTGGAAGCATAAAGTTTGGACAATCCTATGCTTAATTCTTTAGCTTCTTCTTCAAAATTAGTTTCTACAAACTACGCAGCAAGGAGTGACTGTGATTCAGTATTTGCTTGTAATTTAACAGCAAGATTTTGCAGTTCAGTGGTATTTTCTTGAATGAAGTCTAGTACCTCACCACTTGCCATTCCGCCAAGCAAATTAAATAGAGCATCTCTATCACCAAGAATAGCACTATTTCCATTAGCAACCTCTTGTACAACCTTTTTAACAACAGCCTCAGATGCAACAAATTCACTAGAATCAAATTTATTTGTTCTAAAATCAGTAACAGCATTCTCATAATCTTGACGGTTCTTTGCCATCGTAGCTGCATAATAGCCCTTTGCTAAATCATTTGCACGATTTTGCTGAGCTTCAATGAACCGTTCTTGTCCAGCCGCACTGATCGTTAATTTACCATTTACATTTTCAATTTCTCCTGCTAACTCAGGATACTTTTCAAGTAATTGTAAAACTTGGAAATTAATGTCTTGAAGATTTTGTTGCCACTCCTCTGTCCCTTGTGTTAAGGATTTTAAAGTGTCTCCTAAGTCATCTAGCTGTTTAAACGAAGATTTTAACTCAGTGATAGAATTGCGTGCTTCGTCATATTGAGTTTTTAATTGCTCTTGCTGTTCTTGAAGATGCTTGGTTTTTTCTGCAGTGGTTTCAATTGCTTCGGCTAATGCATAGATACCTAGACCTACCGCCGCGATAGCAAGTGTCCAAAGTCCTAGAGTTGCTAAACTAGCTTTCATTGCACTGTTTGCAGCAATCTAAGCAGTAGCCTCTTGCGTCAATGCACTAGTGTGTGCATTAACTGCTTTTGCCAGTTCTTTTGTAGCAAAGATTTTAGCAATTCTAGTAGTTAACCCGCTGCCTTCTCCAATATTAACTCCAGTGTTGGCTACAGTTAAATTCCCTAAAACGCCTTTACTAATATTGTCTACTAATTTGCTAGTAGAAATAGCTTTTAAACCAGAGCTTAGAGATGGTAACAACATTCCTAAACTCATAAATAGGGTTTGTAGCCGTTCCCCCGCAGTTAAATCTTCATCAGAGAATACTCGACCTAGACTTTGGAAGCTAGACCAGGCAATAGATAGAGAAGACAAGGCAGTTCCTGCTTTTACAATAGACGCAGCAAAATCATCTGTCTAATCAGTAAATTTAGGAATTTCGGATATTACATCCCTTTCTAGTTGTCCAGCATCAATATATCCAGCTATTTGCTATGCACGAGCACTTCCTCTTGCGGCGCCTCGTTCTTGAGCCTCAGAGAAGAAATTCATAGAGCTCTTGCCTGTTACATTAGAACCAAAGAATTTAGATTCTTTAGCCAGGCGTGCCATTTCTTCTTCACTTGTTTTAATTAAATTATCCACATAAGCCTTAAAATCTTTTTTGGTAGTTTTGGGATCTAAACCAAATGCTGTTAATAGCTAATTCTTCTAGCCCTTCCATGAAAAAGATTTTGACTTTAATAACTCTTTAATACTTTGAGCCTAAGTTCGTTGATAGGCTGTCTCTTCAGCTGCTTGTAAATACTCTGTTCCACTTTTATATTTATCAGAATAAGTAACAAAATTGCGGCCGCCCATTGTCATAATAGAACCTTGCTTAAAGAGGTCTTCACCAGCTGCATCAACAAATATTTGCGATTCATTACTTGCAGCTTTCGCGGCCTTTGATAATTCAATCGCAAGATTTTGTGCTGCTTGGACTTGCTCAAGCAAATGCTGAACAGACTCTACTTGTTCGGCATTATAACCTTCCATTAGTTTATTAAGATCTAATTGATACTGACCAAGTTGCTGATAAAATAAAATTTCATTCTTGTCAGATGCGAAATTACCTTGAGAGTTTGCATACTTCTTAATCTCTGCAAGAGCACTTTCTTTCAGTGCGATAGTATGCTCTTTTTCTTTACCAGTAAGAATACCTATATTATAAGCAACATCACGAATAGATTGAGCAACCTTTGGCCCAACCAATTTATTCATGGCTATGGTAGCAAGAGCAAGAACACCCTTTAAGCCGCCAATAGAATCAGCAAACAATTCAACTGATTTCAGTCCGTCGGCAAACCCATTAGTTAAATCAATCCAAAATTCATCTTTAATCAATGAATCATAGATGCCTTCTGCCGATGCCTTTACATTCTTGCGGGCAGCCTCCCAGGACTCAGCAAAAATATCAGCCTGGTTTTGTAATTCACCAGTAGCATTTTTCGCTGTCTTCAGGTTTTCCTTCATGAAGTCCCAATTGTCCATCAAGGCGATAAACTGCGTGTATTGGCGCACTCCACCGACTGCCTGTGCGAGAGCGACTTGCTCGTCTTTGTTTAGAGTATCCCACTTACCGCCAATATCATCAAGAATTCTATCCATATCACGGAGTTCGCCATTAGAATCCTTAATAGAGATGCCAACCGCATCAAGTGCTTTAGAGTATTTGCCTAATGTAGTGCCATCATCAAGGGTCTTGCCGAGTTCGAGGTCTTGAATACGACTAAACAAGGTCTTAAATGCAGTACCAACGACTTCTGCGGACTGTCGTGTGGTCGCAGTAACAGTTGCCAATGCTGAAGTTGCATATTCATAGCTTAAACCAACCGTCTCAGCGGTCGCCGCAAATTTATTTAGTCCAGTTGCAATCTCTTGTGAGCTAGATGCAGTCGCCGCACCCAATGCCACAATAACATCTGCAAAATACTCTAGATTCTCAGAGCCTTTAGCGAAGTTATTCCAAATCGCGGTCAGGTATTCAGAAGAAGTAGTAAGATTCTCCCGTGAAACATTTGCGAATTTAGCCGTAACATCAGTTCTAGCTTTAACCTACTTATCATCTAGACCCTGTTGATAGTAGATTAGCGACGCATCTGTATATTTAGTAGTCGTAGTATTAAGTTCTTTTGCCGCTCGGTTAGCTTGCTTCGCAAATTGAGCCATCTCAGCTGTACTTTTACCTGTAACAATACGGATATTATTTAATGATTCATTTAAATCTTCCGCATACCGATAAGCATCACCAATTGCTCCTGTAAAGCCAGTGAGTAAACCAGAAGTAATCTGCCAACGAACAGTATTCTTCATAGTTATCCACAATTTATTCATTAACTCATTACTACGCTTCAGAGGCATTTCTGCTTCTGTAATAGCACGAGCAATATTCATAAAGGCAGCCTGTCCAGCGGGACCCACCCTGGTTAAGGAAGCACTTAAACTAGATAATGTGGTATTACTAGAATGTAACGATCTAGCGAATTTAGAAATATCTAATTTACCAGTATCTACATTAATAGCAGCCTTTAAATGTGCGCCCAATTGTGTTGCCGCACTGCTAGCTTCACGAATCTATTCAATACCAAAATTACCACTAATTTTGCCAGTAGCAATATTGTTTAATTGACTTTCCAATTGCTTCAATGCAGTGCTTAATTTACTGGTATCTGCACTAAACCCAATTACATAGTCAAATCTTTTATTTGCCATAGCGTTCTCCTTTCACTCTTTATAAATAACAAGAAGGCTCTGAGATAGTTAATACCTCAGAGCCTTAAACTATTCTCTACTTATTTTAAAAAATCAATAAATAGGATTATTCAGTTTTGTCCATAAATTCTTTAATTGCGGCGATTTCTTCCAAGCCTTCCTTATTCTTGAGTTTCTCCATGATAGAATCAAGTTGATCGCCAAGTTCAATTGCATTACCGCTCATCGCAGTCATAGTCCCCGCAAACGACGCATTAAAACGCTCAATATTACCAATTGTTTCATCAAGGAGCAAAGAAATATCAATCCACTCATGGCGGTCATAAGATTCAACCGTTCTCTGCACAGTCCCCAGTAAATCAGAATGAATAATCTTGTCAGCCAGTTCACCAGGATTAGCCAAATCTTCATCAGTAATCTCAATATCAGTAAAATATTTGATATAAGCAATAGTCTCAAACACAGAAGTGATAGCAGGGCTAAATGTGCCGTGGTCGGGATTCATAGCATGACCAACCACAAACTGAATAAACTCAATCTTTGCGGCAGTCGGTAGCCACGTCCGCACTGAAATCGTTTCTCCATGGTATGTAACCTCGCCCTTCGCAGGCTCAACTGCAATATTTAAATCTTTAAAGTTCATAAAGAACCTCCTTCTACTCTTATAATTATATTATAACATATTTTTTAAAATTTGTCAAATTTAAAATACTTGTATGCTAGGCACATGGTATTTATTCGTAACTATTTCTACAAACACCCATGGCTTAATATATGCAATTAATTGCAAATTAGCTAACTCTCCCCAAACAGTATTACTACGTTGAAATCCTTGTGCATAATTAGGATAATCAGGATCTCCCACATATGTATTAGCGATACCTGTTTTACCGCTATCCCCTTTAGAAAATGATACCTTAATAGCCGAATCTATGCCACCAGATTTTCTAACATTAAATGAATTTTGAACCGCTTTGATAATATCATACATAGAATATAATCTACCATTAACCAGCATAAAGTTACTAACATTAAGTTCTTGCTTATCACTGGTACGATTGCCCATACCAGCTAACCACTCATTAAAAAATCTAGATGCAATACCTTGTCGTACAGCTAAACTCTATGTTGTAGCTTTTGTCCAATCATGTGTTAAAACATTGGCGGCATATTGTTTCATTTCTGGAGATAATCTATTTAAATAATCAAGAACTGAACCACTTTCTTGAATTTTAATTTCTTTTTTACTTAGTGCGCTTTCTGTTTTACCTGTGAGACTGGGATAATTTTTAACAGACGCCGCAATCTTCATTTCAAATTTTAAATTTTTCTTATCTATATTAGAAGTAATAGACAACAAGGGAGTGATAATATCAGGTTTAATAGTGCCTCCCTCTTCTGACTGTAGACTGCCTGTGATTATACTCTTTCCCTTTTTTGCAATACTTAAATTTTTATAAATCTAATTATCTACAAAATTTTCAATATCATTCAATCCTACAAATTCACCAATAGCACCAAAAATGGTACTTAGCTGCAGATGAAGAAGTTTAGCTAGCTTCATAGTAGCCATCTTACCAGACATTCCTTTGCCTGTTAATTCAGAATAACGACTACTTAAAACGTTTAAGGACGAGCATACTTGCTTTAATAATTTAATTTCCTCTGCTGTAAGTGGAATTGTATCTGGAACATTAACTTTATCAGAACCCCATTGATTGGCAATTATTGTATATGCGACTTTTAAATTAGGGGTTTTTTGAATAGCTGTTAATGTCTAATCCAGAAGAGTTGTAAATGCGCTTAAACTATATAAATCAGTTTTAGCATCTTCTATTTCAGTTGATACTGAACTACGCATTCCAGCAAGAGAACTCATGAGCTGCCCTTGACTAGAAGTCCATGCAGAAGTAATTATATTTGACATATTAGCATACATTTCTTCTACATCTTCTTTCGCGGCAATGCCCCCCTGTGTATGCAATCCAACTCCCGCAAGACCTTGTGCCATGCCCAAAAATCGACCGGTGCCGCCAGACGCTGTTTCCATTGCCGCAGTAACAAATCCTCCAGTGTAACTTTCAATATAATCCTTATAGTGCTTAGGTGTATAAATAATATAACCGCGTTTATTACTATAATATCTATAGTCTCTTGATACTTGTTCTGCCATAGTTTACTCCTTTCTCTCTTGATAAAAGAAAAAAGGGAAGGATTTCTCCTTCCCTTAAAATCTTAATTAGCCAACGGCGCAAGCCGCACGAACTTCCTCGGCGCTTAGAGACTCTTCATCAATCACTTGAATCAGACCCAGAACCTTCTTAGTCTTATTAAACTTAGTATAAGCGGGGAAGCAGTCAACAGTAAAGTCAAAGACAGCGGGATCTCCACTATTGCTGAACGTCAGGTTAAAGTTGGACTGGACCTTGCCGTTAGGAATAACCATCTCAGCAGGCATATCCACGCCATCGGGCTCACGGCGGAATAGGGTTTCACCCTCGATGTAGAAGTTACCAGCGAACTTATCAGCAGTGATTTCAGCCTGGAAACCAGCCTTTTTGGCAACATAATAGTCAACCAGAACAACAGAGCCAACTGGCAGATCTACAGTCACATTCTCACCATCGGCATGACACAGAATAGTAGCAACGGCCTCAGCATTCTCGCCCGCAACGGTCACCTTGGCAGGAACGCAAGGCTCACCAGCAATCTCACCGTTAGCATCCAGCTTCATGCAGAAAATATCAGCTTCTTTATGGAACACATATTTATCGGTAGCACTAGTATCCTCACCAACCTTGCGGCCACCATTCCAGCAAGGAATAATACCTTTAGGCAGAACAATAGTATTAGCAGTCTTAACCTCAACTTGAGAGGTCTGATGCACATAAATAGGTTCGCCATCCTTAGCCTCAATCAGATCAGCGCCAGAAAGAATAGCTAGACCTTCCGGAGAAAGAAGCGCATCCTGCATCGTCAGAGTCAGGGTTTTATCTCCTTCCCACGCGATCAGACGAGGGTTACCCCAGCCCATTTTATTCCATATGATTCACTACATCATATGCGTTCTCTTATGAACTGCTGCGTCTTTTAATATACACGCAGATTAGACTATATCTTATTCTTTGCTATATCTCAAAGAATTTACCCATTTCCACTATCAATCGTTTATAGTGTACTCCCTTCACAGGGATAGTCGTTGAACTTTAATCAAAATTTATATCCTTAGTGAGATATTTCCAATTTCTTTTATTTTTTATTGCACTAATTGTACTTTTTGAACAATTGTATTTAGCACAAATTTGAGAATATGGTATACCATGTAATAAATCTTGAATAATATCAATTACTTGCGATTCTAATAGTTTACTAGCTGGATTAGATTCTCCCTTCATAGAAGCAGCTAAACCAAGCTTAACAGCATGAATACGATTTTCTTGATTGGTTACCCATTCTAAATTATCAATACAATTATTTAATTTATTCCCATCAATATGATTGCCCTAAAAATTTTCATAGCTCTCTATGGGTTTAAAACAAATTAGTACAAGGCGATGTCGGAAAAAGGCTTTTTCGCGGCCATCTTTTAAAATTAAAGTATTTTTTACATATCCATTTTTAATGCAATCTTTCATTTTTTTCTCACCATTGTCTGTAAAAAGCTCGCCAAATTCATTGATATAGTAACGATCTTTTACTTCCGGTAAGAATTTACTAATTTGAACCAAGTTCATTAATAAACCTTCCTTCTTATAAATTTTAATTCTTAGCTGCTGATTACCCAATGGGGATTTCTATTGGGCGTTCCAGCAATTAAAGTAATTATCATTTTGACATCACTGTCAAACGGAGCTAATAATTAACCCTGAGCGTAAACACTGGTAGCGGCACCTTCCAGGCCAGAGGTCTTTAGCGTGTCAAAGTACAGCACCGGCTCATCCTTATAGAAAGTACGAGAACCCAGAGTCATCTTGTTCTTAGCACGGAAAACCACATTGGCCACTTCACGAGAACCAAATTTCATAATATAGTTTCCTCCTTATGATTAATGTAGATTTTTCATCCAATTTTCAGCTTCTTTCTTTGGGTCTCCGCCCGCAAGCCGCACGCGGAAATCATTATCCCAATTAGAATATAAGCTAAATCTTTCCATTAAATCAAACAATTGAAACAATGTTAGTTCCAAACATTCATTTAATGGCATTTTATTTCCAACACATAGTATTGAAATATATTTTGTCAATGCACTTTCTTTCTTATTATTTTTTATCTCTGCTATCTTGAGCCGACTTTTCATTAGTTTATCAGCTATGCGCTTTGCACGCTCATTAGCAGGGTTATATGTAACATTATCCCCTTGCCGCATATCTCCTAAACAAAGCACCTGCTTGATTATAGCCTAAAAATCACTAAAATTATTATCTTCTATAATTGTTGCTTGTTTTAATTCCTTGTTGTATAATAAAATAGAATTTGGAGTAAATGAGACAGAACAGAGAGGAAATAAGAGAGAAAGCAAGGTATGAACAGACTCCTTTTTATCGGTTGACGCTGGATCTTGTAGTACCTTCATAAATATTTGAAAATTTGAGTATGTCTCTAAAACAATTTTGTCCTAAGTTATCCATTCTTTTTCTAAACAAAGATAATTAGTCGCTTCAAAAAACTCAGTTTCTCCCATCATACCAATTTCTCGCATAGTTAAAGGATGAATAACAGTTTGAAATGCGGCCAGTGGTATATCACAACCGCACATCAAAGCTAATTGAAAATCACTCAAGTGGATTCTTCTTATCTTCATCGCCACGAATGGCGTAATAAGTTAGAGATACTCCCACAAAATCTTCATTATAAATGGCTGGCCCCGCTTCAATAAATTGTAACTCTCCAATACCAGTTAAATGCTTACCATCTAACATGGCATCAAGCTCTCCCGCAATACGGTAAGGCTTTAGTTCATAATTACCTAAATCCCAATCTTCATAATGACAATAAATGTCAATATAAAATGTATTATCTCTGTAATGCGGATTTGTCGCATTGGGATAAAACTTACCATAGGAAATATGTAAATAAGTATGAACTTCTGGATGAATATACAAACGAGGAACCAGAGAAATCTGACGCTTCTCTGGATCACTACTTAACATCCCTTTAATCTGTTCACTTGTTAAATCTGGCTTTTCTTTCCAGTCACGCCCGTTATAGTACAATAGTTTAAGTAAATTCTGATTACTCAAAATTTTATCCATCAAGAGCGCACAATCTTTGGGCATCCCCAAGAAACTAGACTTGGGAAATTCATATGAATTAACTCTCATACCTTTTTCTCCAATCTATTAAAACAAAGACTCTACGACAATCTTACGGAAACGCGTCTCACTATCGGTTTTCCACTGTAATTCAAATCCAGAGCTACAACTAATCGACTTCAACCAAGTTAGTTTTACAATATTTCCATCTACCTCTAGCTTAACGGGTGCGCAAGTATCACCTAATTTGGTACTCCAAGTACCAATAGTGTCTGCTTCTACAGAATAAGTCTCTGTAATCTTTGGTTTAATAATCCCATTACCGTGAATTTCTCCTTCATCAAGAGAAGGAATAGGTTCAAACTCAATCAAACCATCCTTAATTTCATCAGTATCTGTATCACGGTCTTTATAATACTCTTCTGCATTAATTTCAATAACGCCCTCAATAGAAATAGAGTCGGGAGCTTGTACTCTCCAACATTTTCCATCAAGCATAAATTCAGAGTATCTCTTGAATAACCGCACTGTTTGTTCATTCTTAGGGATTAAAATATTTAGAGATAAGTTAGGCACATCAATACGAATTTGATTTTTCTGAATACTCTCAATCTTCGTTTCAACTGGGCCACGAATTGCGGCATAGGTTGCATATACCTTGCCATCTTTATCATCTCTAAATTTAATAATATATTTACAGCGACGAATTTCACTTTCAAAATAAGCATCCTCGATCATCGCTGGTAAATAAACAAGCCATTGTGTTAGTGGTCCACGCTCAGTTTGCCACTCAAACACGTCTCCGGGTTGATAGCCCGCATTATAATCAATAGAAAAAATCTTATCGTCATAATCTTGTTTCAGCTTGTCTGGGTTAATTAATGCTCGACACTTCTTTTCATCAAGAGGAAGAATGTTGGTATCAAGATCTGTCTCCATTGGCGCGGTGACTTTTTGCACTCGCCGCACATCACAAGCCTAATAAGAATACTTTAATGCCCACAAAAACGCTCTATACTTGTCTTGAATCATGCGTTTATCTTGCGCAATACCACCTTGTAATTCAAGGCGTCGCTGCATTAACTCACGATTCGTCATGTGTCAGTTTCCCTAGGAGGTCAATACATCTAAATACGGTCTTGCGGTAGAGCATGAAATCCTCACAGACAAGGCTCCGTAGCCCCTCTAGTTTAGATAAAATAATTAAGTAATTTACCTAAGCCGCAAATAACTCATGCAAGCCCGCAATTTCTTCAAGAATAATATTTAGATGTGTTTCCCAGTCCTCTTGATTTTCACGCATTGGGATTAACTTCCACACTTGATTCACCAGTCGCCGCATATCTGTATTAAACGTATCTTTAGTAAATGAAAACATATACTTAGTTTCCATCTAATACACTCGTTTCCATTAGACTAGACCAGTTAGACAAATATTTGCCTTCCTTGTCTAATTTGCGGCGCTTGTATAGGCGTTGTGCGTGGCGATCTGTTTTTTCACAAGCCTCCTTAACACTTAACAATCGTGCTAAATGAGATGCTTGACTTGTTAGTTTAAAGGACGCTCCAGACGCCTTCTAACGAGTATTTTCTATTGATGTAATTTGTCTCTGTAACCAAACAAGAGCCATAAGATTTGCAATAATTCGCACTTCTTCAAGGGTAAGATCTTCCTCATAATCACAGGTAATTGAATCAAACCCATATAGGGCAAAGCGTGGAAATTCAAAACCTGGGATTGCGGCCTTGAAGATATTCTGCAAATCGGCCTCTGTTTCTTCCTTAGTCATAATACCAGGGCCTTCTTCCCCAGTAGTCGGATTGATTGCATACAGATCATCTGTTACAATGGCGAAGAAGGCATCACTGATTACGTTTTCAAAAGAGGTCATTTAGTTGCCTCCTTCCTATATTACTTTCCTAATGTCATGCGGCGGACGGGTGCTGCCGGTGTACTAGTAGTTTCCACATTTTCCTTATAGTTAGGATTAGTGCGACGGCCAGCGGTAGCAGCAGGTTTAACATCTTCTTGAGATAGCTTATTGATTTTCAAGGCAGACATAACATCGAAACCAAGAATATCCTTAATAGCGTTAATCTTATTAAAGTCATTCAAGGGTAGCTTCACCGCGTAGTCCTTAATAAGACTCTTAACGCCTTCTGGTGCAAAATTCAGTGCATCAATAAATTCATCATCGGAACAACTCTGCATCCAGCCAGGAATTTTCTCCTCAGTCAGCCAATATTCGGGCTCAACCTGGACATTAACAATTTCTTCTAGAGCCTCAGCATCATGAACTAGAAGATAGCCCTCAATCAGCTCACGGCCACCTGGTTGAGAAGTCAGTGCCTCAAGCTCAGCGGGAGTAATTTTCTTAGTCTCTTTCGGTGCAAACTCACGCCGCAAACCCATTTCTGGGATATTGTAAATAACAGTACCAAAACTACGATTGGTAACAGCAATCTTATTCTCCATATTTAATTATCTCCTTTTTCTCATTATAATAAAATGGGGAGGGAGTTACCCCTCCCCACAGGAATTAGATGGTAGCCAGCTTGCCCTTCAGATCGGTATCGACATAGGAAGCCATGTTATTAGTAAACATGACGCCAACGCCAACCTTCTGATAAACCTGCATCTCACGGGACCAGTCATCATTCTCGACCTCGCGCATATGAGCAGAACCCTCAAACGCAATCTTGACGGGCTTCTCATTAGAACCAGTAGGCATAACCCAAGCATAGCCAGGATCAATCACCTTAGTGGCATTGGTCTCATCCTCGAAGGACTGAGGCAGCAGAACCACACGAACACCCTTGTAGCTAGCCAGGAAGCCATTGGCCCAATACTGATCGCGCATATTATCAGAAACCCACTTGTCAGCAGGAATCATCTTAGTAGCGAACTCACGAGTAGCATAAATCACAGGGGTACCGTAGGCAGAAACCACAGACACCAGACGATCCATACCAGCCTCATCAAAGCCAGCCGCAGAAACACGGTTAGCCGCAGGCAGCTGCTCAATAGAAGACATCAGAGCCTTAGCGATCTCACGCAGGATCAGCTCGTCCATACCCTCCAGGACAATGTTCACCAGCTCAGCCCAGTCAACGCGACCATCCAGGAACTCCTCAAAGCCGATGGCAGCAGCACCACCGATAGCAGAGGTAGCGACCTCGAAGCTCTTCTCACCCAGAGCAAAGACTTCGTAACGGCCAGCCAGGCCGACCTTGGTAATGAATTGCTTAGCGCGCATCTTACCGGTCTTACGGATAAACACAGGCTTGGTACCCTGAGCAAAGGTCTGAGTCTCAGCAAAATCAGCATAACGCTGCAGAACCTTTGTAGGCAGAATATCATCCAACAGAGTCTCAACCAGGGAATAAACCTTGGTCTTATTCTCACGATACAGGTTATAAGTACCAGCAATCTCATTGAACTGGTCACGTAGAGTATCATTAATAGCGGAAACACTCAGGTTCTCGCCGTTCACGGAGTAGCAAGTAGCCGCGGAGCGATTAGCTTCAGCAGCGGCATTAGCCAGAGCTTTCAGTTGATTCATTTCTAACATAATTCTAATCTCTCCTTTCAATTACTTAATGCGGATCAGCTTGACACCAGGCTGCTCATCGGGCATGGTGTAAACCTTAGCAACCTGCCACACGCACTCGGTAGCAGTAGCGCCAGAAGCCTTATCCAGAATACCCTTAGCATTAGGAGCCAGCTTATCACCAACGGCCAGGGTTTCTTCATCAACCATATTGGTAGTATAAATGTCACCACCGTCGGTATTCATAACACGAGGAACCATCACAGTACCCTCAGGCATAGCATCATTAGCGGCATTATATACATAAGCCACATAATCCTCACGCTTCATAGCGAAGTCTTGATTGGTCTGACGATCCTCATAGACCTTGGGCTCATTGAACACGAGCATCCAGGGGCCCTCACCAGTAAAATTCACAACGCCATTGGCATAGTCGTACTTCACGAACTGACCATTCTCTAACACCTCAATGCTCTTATCAGCAGGCAGCTGAGCATAGATCTTACCATTCCGACGAGCGGACAGATGGTTAGGCTCGATTTGTCCATATCCTAGCTTGACGAACTTAGCCTGGCTTAAAGATTTCTTAGCCATTTATATATTTCCTCCTTATAGATTAGTTTTGTGATTTTTCCTTAGCTTTAACGGCACGAATCCACTCTTCCTCGATGCCATCAGAAGCAGAATTTAGGTTATAAGCGGTAGGCGCCGCAGGCTCATTGTCGTTCACAAAACTCACCTTATTGCGAACACAAATCACGCTCAGCTTAGCCTCAATATCATCAAGAGAATAAGTATCAATGTGGTCAATCACATCTTGCTTGTTCTCGTCAGATAACATATAGAACTTGTCAATCATAGCTTGCTTTTCCTTGCGGTCAGCAGCTAGTTTGAACTCACGCAGGGCAGCTAACTCTTCCTGCATTGCCTGATGCTCAGTTTCTAGAGCAGAATACTTACTCAGTAGCTCTTGATATTCAACAACATCATCAAGAGAATAAGTAGGTGCGGGAACGGGGTCTTCCGCAGAGGTGGGCTCTCCCTCCTGCAGAGCATTTTCAGTAACAGGATTCTCGGTAGGCTCAGTTTCCGGCTCGCTAGTCTGGGGCTCCGCAAGACTATTTTCAGTCACGGGCTCGGCCGCAGGTTCGGCTTTCTTTGCTTCATAAGCCAGAATATCTTCCTCAGAATACTGAGCGGCCGCCGCATTAAACGTTTCTGTCACTTCAACCACTTCATTTGCGGGGACAAAACCATTCTGCTCATCATACTGGAAATCCAGACGAAACAGCTTTAGATTATCACGATCCTGCATAATAGCGAATTTTTGGTCGCCTTCCTCATAAATACCTTTAATGCGGTAATTACCAAGACTCCACATCTTGTCCCAAATGGCATCAAATAAAGAACAACCAATTTCAACAGCATATTCAGTAGGCACTTTGTTTCCTCCTTCTTTTAATACTTCGTGAAGGTCATTGACCATTGAATACATGGTCTTGCGCATCTCCGCGAACTGGTCATCAAGAGAAAACTCAGTTTTGATTTGCGCGCCTTCAAAACAAGGCTCATAATTTTCGCCTAGTATACATAATTTTTCAATTATCGCTTCATTTATAATGAAAAATCTCGCATTAGAATTATCTTGTTTTGTCCAAACTCCTGAAAAATTTTTTTCATCAAACTCTAATGATTGATTATTTCCATTTTCAATAATACGTTGGCACTCTGGATATGCGGTAATCCATAAGTAACCCTCAGTACAAAGATACTCACGCTCCACCGCATTATCATCTAAAAACTTCTGAAACCAAACCGCCGCATTCAGATCAACAAAACCATATGGCTTAGTTACATCAACAATTGTAAACTCTTTACCATTGACTTCAATTGCTTTATTATGCTGCTCAAAGTCTCCATCATCCTGGTTAAAGTAGCCCACAATTGGACTACCCCTGAGCGTAGGGCCTAGAGTCTCCGCAAATTCCTTAGTAATAATTGTTTTATTACGGTTAGGCTCATCGCCCACATAACAAACCTTGATTTTTACCTTAGAAATAAGAGGAGAAATTTCTGTACTCTCAATTAACTCTATGGTAGAATCAAGAGGAACACTAACGTGCATCATTCTCTTTCACTCCTCTCATTTCTGTGCTTCTTCATTAGCTAATGTTTTTTCTGATTTCTTGTCCTCGTCGAGGGCAGGTCTACCAGGTTCTTTCTTGTCATCATTTACAATTTTTTCATTAGCCTCTTTTTGGGAAGTGGTTTTAGAACTCATTGTACTAGACATCATTGGCGGAATCATAATTTCGCTTAACTTTAAGACCTCGTTCTCAAAATACATTGTAGCCAAGATAGAAGATTGTGAATGACCAAGCGCAATTTGCGGCAGTAGCTTACCGAAGCCGACTTGCGTTTGTTCTTTATACATCTTTGAAATATCTTTGAAGTTGTAGATAGTTGTAGGTAAAATCTCAATTCTAAATGAGTAATGCCCTTTTCTATCAAACTTCTTAATAACTTTATTTAAGAACGCCTAAAACTGATAAACCAAATCACGAACACTGGCTTCATCATTAATAACAGACTTCTCAAGCGCGGTGCTTCCCTCTGTGTTAAACAGATTTTGAGAAATACCTAAGTTGTTATAAACAGTTCTCTCAACTTTTTGTAGTGGGTCAGTGGACGCCACGGTAGTTTTGTCCTGTGTGTCCACAGTTTCAATGTCTGCGAACGTTGTCAGAACATCAATGCCCACCGCACGTTTCAGCATGGCCACCGCATTATTATGGATGTCTCTTGCTTCATCAAGGTCAAAAATTAAATCTCCATTTTTATCAAGTGGAAGTTTCTGTATCAGCACCTTGATTAATTGTTGCATAGTTTTCTTGCGGTCAAGCTCCTGCGCGGCGTCAAGATCAATTAGAGAAGGAATTACACTAATGAGAGTTGGAAAATCACTATCATTTAGTGAAAACTTGATCGCCATGCCAGGGTCCAACGCAATCCATCCTACCGTATCACCCGGATAGAGGGGCGGTAACTTGTTATTTATATATTTTACATATGCTTGCTATACTTCTGTTGGAAATAACTTTAAAACCTTAGCACGGTATTCTGCATTTTTAAAATATGTATCAAAAAATTCTAAGTTTAGTTCAACAATTGGATCAATTCCACTGTATAAACGACTGCGGCAATAGTCTGCGGGAAGTTGTTGGAATGAGAATTTATCTCCCCAATCTAGCCAGATACCATAATAAACACCTTGACGAATTGCTTTAAGAGCAATATTTCCAAGTGTGCGTTTGACCTCAGAATTATCAAAATAGTTTAATACTTTAGCCACATCTGGAAGTAGTTTAGATTCAGCTTTACTACCCTTCCAGCTAATTCCTTCATAGAATGGAGTTATGTACCAATCATATTTATATAAAATAGCTAATAACTAGCAAGCCCTGCGATAGATGCCATTTGAATTGTAATAGAAATCAGAAATTTTACGCATCTCTGAAACATTGCCCTATGAGATTTGCGTTAATACGTATTTCTTATCTCCATAATTGCTATTCACTTGTTTATAGGAATTAAAATCAATTACTGCATTATCAATATCTTTTAACCCAGCCCGCAATTTAGCATATTCTATATAGGCATCATAGTCAGAAGAAGTATCTTTACCGTATTTATCAAGATATTCTGTTCTTGTCATAAAACCTGATTGCGGACTCGTTAAATCAAATCCTCTGCTATGAATTTCTTCTTGCCGTCCCAAGATTTCACCTCCTGTCTGCTCAGTATCCTGCTTTCTACATGATATAATTATAGTTGATAAACGCTTCGTCACTGTATGGAATCTCGACTAACGTTATACCATGCTCCATGCAAAATCTACGCTTTAAATTATCGTTATACTGTTGTTGATAGAGGCCTTTAGATCCCCCGAACTTTGATTTAGCCTAGTAATGCTAGATACCTTGATATTCAATCAAGAAGTCTAGATTACCCGAATCATCGAAGACCGCAAAATCAAAGCGAAGAGGACGTCCGCTTGGGGCATTTAAGCCTGGAAACGAATATTCCTCTTGAAATGGAATTTCATTCTTCACTAAAATTTCTTCAATTTTAATTTCGCCACGCGACGCTCTCATATAAGCCTCACCTCCAGTCAATATATCTTCTCATAATATTTGAAAATTAGGGCAATAAGTTTATTTACTTTTGCCCTAACTTCCAAAAAATTTTTAAGTCATAAACATTGCATCTGCAATATTAAACTTCTTCTTACGTTTTTTATCCTCTTCTTCAACACGAATATAATATAGCGCGTATTCAGCAGATGAGAAGGTATCTTTAGGAATACCTCTATTAACTTGCTTAAGAATAATATTAGTACCAGTATTCTCTTCCCGCAGGTTAAGCATTTCAGACCGCAAAACGGAGGTAAGGTCATACGGCCGCAAATAAGCCTGACGCTCTTCTGGTGTCATTTTTGAACCTTTTACTGTGCCCATTAATTTAGCTTTAGCCGTATTTGCATCTATCAAGAACCGCACTTTACCAGTATTAATTTGTGATTGAAAATTTGCATGTGCGGTTGTATTAATTGGTGCATTTGCTTTAATAATATACATGGCATCAAGTTCTGTATCATCTGTTTTATATTTCTTGTACTCGTTATCTACATCATTATATACGCCAAATGGAGGGTAATAGTCGTCATTCTGATCTGTCTGGGATTTCACCATGTAGTCTATAAGACCAATACCTAGACCATTTCCATCTATGACTAGTCTACGAGCTTTATACTTGTAATACATCTTCTTTAGCCAGATTGCCTGATCTTCAAAGTGGGCATCCATTAGTTCGTAGATACAAACAAGAGACTTAACAGCTGGCCCTTGAGATTGCGGCGTTACCTTAAACACGGTAGCGATGGAGGCACATCCTTTGCGACCAACGTCGAATCCAATTACGTAGTATGCTCTTGCAGACGACCGACCGGAAGCCTCGTATTCTGGGAGTTGAAGCTTGCGGCAATGGTCGAAAGCGTCGCCATCGAAGAATGCATCCTGAACCGTTCCTGACCACAAAGACTCGTATTCACGGCCAAAGGATACATCATTCATTGTGGTATCTCGCCGCAAATCATTGATATAAGATAGATTCTGTAGTCCAACCGCTACAGGTACTCGCCAAGTACCTCCCATTACAAAAGCTTTATCTGGCTCAATTACCATACGTACTAAAAGAGCGATTAGCTTTTGATAGGGGAAAGAATTCTTCCATCCAGCAGTGGTAATATAAATTTGCGACTTATTGAGCGGTTCATCTGGATTAGGCAATCCGCAAGCGGTGCGCCTGTCTATCTGCATTATGGGCAATATAATTTCATTCAAAGCAGTTCCATCAATACCTACACACTCTTCGAGGAGTCCTGCTACGCGTCTCTTACCACGGCTACTTTCCTTCGCTGCAATGTTATCTATTATGCTGCCATTTTTAAAATGATATTCGCAATAATCTTTTCCTTCTTTTGTTGCTCCACGAGACCAGTCTATCTCTCGCCGCAATGCAGGAACAAGATCACATAATTCATTTATCTTTTCTTTCAGAATACCCGATCCTTGTTCCTTGCCACCCGCAGTCACGAATAGCTTGGCGCCCGGGTATAGTATAGCTTTGATTATCAAGGCTAGAACGGAGAGAAAAGATTTAGAATAGGCGCGCGGGAAAACAGCATATAAATATTTATACCGAGCGGCAACTCTAAGGAATACGCGCTGATAATAATAAAATTTTAATTTCTTAGGCTTGTTTTCATCTCCACCAGTCTAAAGGAAATCAATAAATAAGTCTGGATAGGCCCGCCAAAATGAGACAAATTTACGAATTTCAGGCAAGCAAGCCCGCACTCGCTCTTCAGATAAACCAACTTTTTTAATATCAGGTGAAAGGTTAATTAGTTCAACAAGAGCCATTAACTATCACCAGCCTCTTCATCTTCATCGGCCGCCGCAAGTTCCGCCTCAAATTCATCAAATGACTGAAAATCTTCTACTTTAAGGGGTTTTTCATCATAGTTAAAAATACTATCAAGATTGGATTCTTCATCATCCATATTGACAGTTTTTTCGTTTTCACGATCTTGTTCAATTTGTTTCATCGCGGCTTCTAGCATAGTACCTAAGCTAGTTTCTTGTGTTACTAGATTATAGGTATAACGCTGCATATCCATAATAGTTTGATCTACCATGTCGTTTGGCTGAGAAATATAATATTTGGGAATAAATCCTTGTTCCTCAGCAAGAGTAACAAGCTCTCCAACGGAGTCAACAAAATCAGTTTCTTCGTCTTTAGCTTGCGCTGCCGAAAATTTACCGCTCTTGAGCAGCGTATCATACATTTTGGCAACTTTTTGAGCTTCCGCAATATCTCCTGCATCAAGAAGTTGATTTAGCTTAAGGGAAGTTTTACAGAGGAAAATAAGAATGTCCTTGTGACTTGCGGTTTGAATGTCATAAGATGCCATCATATCTGCATAAAGTTTTTCCATGCGAACTAGCTCACTAAGACGATAAGCATCGCCCCATTTAAGTTTTAATCCCATGATTTCATCTTCTGATAATTTATCTGCAAGTTCACGGTCATAAGCAGTTTCTTCAACAATAGAAGAAGGATCTGCGGCGGGGTCGTCATTCTGTGGCCGCAAATCAGACACTGGACGTTGTGGTCCAAAGTCTCTCTTCATTTCTAATTCTAGATCTTCACCTGTATAACCTTGTTGCACGAGAGCGCTTCGTAGTTTTTCTTCTTCTTTCGCTGCTAGTTCTTCTGTATCCGCCCAGCGATATTTTCTCCATTGAGTTAGTTTCATGGTTGAAACGTAACGCCCCAGAACACTTGTTGTTGTTATTTTGGAGGCGTCGTTTTTGGAGAGGAATTTTTCTAAGAGTTGATCCCATACACTTTTGATATAAGGAATATCTAATTGTTCTAATAATGGTTTATAAGTATCTGGGTCCCAGTTATCTACATGCATTGACCAACATTTTTTACATTCGGCCATTTTGCCATCTGGCGGGAATCTTTCTATGTTGTTAGAAGTATAAAAATCTGTATCCGCAAGTAGACGGCCGCATTTAGTACATCTTCGTTGTGCCATATAATTCTCCTTTCATCTTAGTCACCACGCGGTAAAGCTCCTTGGTCACCGTGACCGGCACGCCCCGTCGCATATCTTGCTTTGCGGCAATCCTTGCAAATAGAATAGAAGAAGTCTTTACTTGTGTTGCTTTTTGAGAAGAATAAGGAAGACTTAGGCTTGGTACAGCCGCATTTAGTACAAGTTTTAGTGGGGAGGTTGCGGAGGTTGGTCTGCCACACCACAAAATCACGCTAAGCGGCGTCCGCAATTAGACGAGGAATTTTTTTACACCAGAGCGCAGAAATATATTCTGGGGTATAGAGAGTATCAAATTCTTCTTTGATGAGAGTGCGGATTTCTGCATTAGATTTACCATCAATTTTGTATTCTAAGATACGATGATGAATAGGATATTCTTTTAGAGCTTTGTCAGTTATTTCTTCCAAGGCTTGAATTAGATACCAAGTATCTCCTTCAAAACGATCATAACTATCTTGTTTAAGACGAGAATAATCCTAGAGTAGCGCCGCAACAAAAGAAGGATCTAATAGGGAAGTCCCAGCGACGGTTAGTTCTCCTTTGGAGTAGGTAGAATGGTCATCGATTGAGATTGGGAAAGAGCCACGATTTGAGAGCTTATGCGGGACGATTGGTTTGCGGTAAGCCTACTTGATAAGGTATTGGTCTTTCCGCATTTCAATGAGGGCTTTCTTGATGATAAATGCATCACGTCCAGTTGCCTTGCGGAGAGCGGTTTCCCAGGTGGAGATCGTATCTCTGAGCTGCCGCAAGAGAGGGATTTCTGCGAGGTCTTGCGGTGTGATTGAAATTTTGGGTGTGAGGAAGGTATCACGGTTAGAGGTAAGGTTATATATGCCATCTTCTCCATTCTCAAGACCAGCAGCGAGACCTTCAAAGGAAATTTCATATTTGGTGATAGTAGTGGTGCGGTTTGCGGTGAGAAGTTCTCGTTTGCGGGAATCCTTGCGCTCTTGCTTCTCCGATGCGATGATTAGATAATCAGCGAGGGTTTCTAGATACTAAGAGGTTAGGGTAGAGGGGTCAGTGGAGGAGAGGAGATTTGAGACGAAGGTTGTTCGATCTTGAGGGGATTCTATGGAATAGTCAAGTTTAGTCATGTATTCACTCCTTTCTTTCTTAACTCTAAGAATATTATACTAAAAATTTTTGCATTTGTCAAGTTTTGGCTGAGAATTTGACAAATTTTTTTATTTATGTTATAATAAAAGAAAAAGGAGGTTTGACATGATTATATTATTTAATATTAATAATAAAGAAGTGTTAAGTCAAGTTGATAACGAGAGAATAATGTATGTGTTTAATTTAGCTGTAAGCATGAATAAAGAAAACAATGAAAAAGGTGAACATAATTTCATTGGAATGACATTTGCACCAGAAGAGGCTTGGCTGTGGGATGAGAAGAGACTAAAAGAATTCTTGAATGAACAAGAAAATTGGGGTCAAGTAATGGTTATTACTAATGGATGGAGGTATAGATAATTTGTATTTAAATTTTAATATATTAAATAATGAAGTATTTGAGACTGGGTGTGATGATAAACTACTGGAAGTAGCAGAAAGAGCAGTAGTAAGAAATAAAGGATTTGCGGTGGGGGTAAGCAGCCGTGTGTTGGTACTATTTGGGCACCCGATGATTTTTGGAAGATGGAGATAGCAGAAAGAGGAGCATATTTGGATGGGTTAAAAAGATTGGGTGTTGATGTTTTGATGGATGAAAGTTGGAAAGCTAAGAAAAAGGAAGATGGAACTTGGGATTTAAGGAGTTTTAAAATAGTGTTGGGGATAGATATGGCCCGATAAGGCAAATTGAAAATTGGATTTGGAAAATTTTTTGTCCAGGCAAAGAAGATTGTGAAAAATTAAACAATTACTATCCTAAAAACTACCGCCCCCTATGTATGCGATTTTTCGCTCACCACTCCGCCGCACGGACAGCACCGCCCCACTTATGCAATCTGCACAAAGAGCTTAATCCCCTCTTGTCAGTCAATGTGCAAATTGCACAAACTTGCGAAAAATGCAAAATTTCTCTTGCAATCCTCTTTCCAGTGTGTTACCATGTAACCGTGGACAGGGAAAACCGAACCGGCCAGTGCGCCGCCCGCGTCCATGCGTGGGAAGTCTCCCGCGCGGGTAAGTCGAAAGGTCAGTGTTCGCGCCGCGACTGTTTCATGTGAAACAAGAGCGCGTCAAGCAAAGCGGGATTGTGTAACCTATTGTTTCACATGAAACATTATTTGAAAGGAATTGATACTATGAAAATTACAATTGGAGACTTGCGCGATATGCGCGGCGCTGATATGCCCATTATCTTGCAGGACTGCAAATACATTCAGGGCTACGCGCAAAAGCTCATTGAGGGGCCGTGGGGCTGGATGGTGCATTGTGGTGACTGCGATGCTATGAGGAATAACGACTATATCGCTAATGACGATATGGGCTTTCATTTCCTCTATGGTGGACTTGACTATGTAGAAGTCGATACAGACAGTGTTACTATTAGCTGTGATGGTATCTTTGTTAGCAAGCCTACCATCTGGGTAGAAGAAAATGACGTGGTAGAAGCGTCTGAACAGAGTAAGTACCTTATCGAAAAGGCATTAGGCGATGGGTTCAATGTTCGTGAATGGGATAATCACACTGATATAAAGTGGTTCCGCACGTTTGAAGATGCAAAGTCCTATTACAACGACCTGAACGGCTGGAACGACTAACAGACAGCGGGACGCCTTGCGAAAAGGTAAGGCGTCCCGCAAGGGAGAACAGATTATGAATGACAAACAATTGCACGACGTCCTTGCGGGCGTTGCTCTAATCCTTACACTTGTTACCACGTTTGTGGTATGCGGATTTATGGAGGCTATACTATGAGAAAAGCACTTTTAGCAAGTCATAACGGCGTGGAATTTATCGCCATTCGCACGCCACAAGGTAAAACCTTGCGTTACGAAATTTACTGGGATGGACAGTTCATTTCCAGCAGTCGAAATGGCGCATACTTGCGGGAAATATTTGAGGACTTGACACAAGAGGAGGATATGATATGAACTTTCGTCTAATAGTCGAATACCATGATACAAGCATCATCACAGAGCAATATTTTCCTGACATGGATACACCAGATACTATTATCAACTATCTGGATAACGCGCTTGAGAATGGCGCAAGACTAAAATACCTACTTCAGCAGAAAACTGAAACAAGCATTGATACCATGGACAGCAATAGCTGGGATTATGCGGGCTGGTATCAACTGCCGAAATGGCATGACTAAGAGTGCGGCGGACGAAATTCCGCCCACTCTAAACCACATAAACTAAATTTCGTTAAACGCAGAAAGAGAGGATTATTATGTATAACAAGTATAGAACGCAGTTTGAGGTCATTCACGCTCTGGAAAAGGAAATCGGTATTCCTAAACCCCTCATCGCGCAACTCAAGCATAAACTACGCTATGAGATAGCGCTGGAGGAAATGCGGCGCTTTCAGAGCGGACATTGCGTGAAAGACTTTGGTGATGGGTCTGTTATCTTGCTCTTGCCTATTATAGGGACTTACTTTGATACTTCTCTTGATGAAGCGACCCGCATCTTTGAGGACAATTATGAAATGCGGTGCGCTAACAGTCCTTATGACTGCACGGGGCAGATGTTTACCGTATGGTATAAGCTAGTCAAGCGGCAAGGAATGTGGTACGCATATCACTATATTGGTTGTGACTGCTAAACAAGAGAAAGGAAACATGCGGGCTGGGAAGAATTTGCACTAAAGATTTTCCCAGTCCGCAGACCCGGAAAGGAGTATAAACTATGAAATGGCAAAATCAGTATGGTGACGAATTTGACACTCACGATGAAGCCTACGAAGACGCGGAGACAATGCTGGACGCAGATGATATTCTGAGCTGGATTGTTGACAACTATTCGGCAAGCACAATTCTGGAGTGGATGGGCGATAAGGCATTAGACCCTACCCTGGAATGTATTAACGAATATTTCAATGAAAACTATATGGAAGTAGAGGACGATGACGATGAAAGCTAATGGATATACATTTTGCGATGGGGCAGATGAACGAGACGTTCTCCGCTATGGCGAATATGTAATCGACAAAGAATACACCACATGGGATAATCACAACTACCGCGTGCGGGCTATCCGCTACAATGATAAACTCTACTGGCATGAGATGGTAGACAGTAAACTGATTGATTTTAGGAGTTTGAGATGACAGTTAAGGAACTAATAGAAATTCTTAGCGGATATCCGCAAGACGCTACCGTGGAAATAGAGAATGAATGCGGGAGCCATGTAGAACCAACCCCAGTATACTATCCCAGTTGGGATTGCGTAGTCTTTGAGTGATAGGAATAGGGCCGCTCAACTTAGTTTGGGCGGCCCGCTTTCCACGGCGCGGGCCGAGTTTGTTAAATAATTCACATATATGCCAAAATTTTAACAATCTTAGGCTTTGTCATTTTACACAAACTCCATCCCAAAACTTTGTGCATTTTGTCTATTGACTTTAGGTGGATGATATGTTAGAATGGTACTATCAAAAGAAAGGAGTATTCACTATGGAATATCTCAAGAAAGACAGTGCAAAGGCTAATCATTTGCGGGAGGCATTTGAAGCTGCGTTAAACCGCAACGAAAAACTGGAAGATGTATACACCAATCCCAGTTTTTATAAGCGTAGTGCGTGGCGGGATATAGTTCATTCCTCTCGTGCGGTTGAGGGTAGCCATCCTGTGATTATCTCTCACAATACCTACTCTTTTACCGCGGGTCTTTATTTCCCCGACCCGGAAACAGGGGTATTAAAAGTAAGTATCTTTACTCCCCAGCATGAATACTGTTTTGAATGGTAAGAAAGGAGAAAATACTATGAAAGCAACTGGAATTATTCGCCGTATTGATGACCTGGGTCGCGTGGTTATCCCCAAGGAAATCCGCCGCAATTGCAACATCAGAGAGGGAGAACCTTTAGAGATTTTCCTTGAGGACGGCGGGGTAGTATTCAAAAAGTATCTTCCCAACTGTCGAGACAATTTGGTTGCGGCGCTTCGGAACGCCGCAGATTATTATGATGACTATGAAGATGATCGAGCCATCGCTGGGCAGTTGAGAAAGATTGCCCAGGAAATTGACGCCCTTCTCGCTTAAAAACTACGAACCGCCCTTGAGAAATCTTGGGCGGCTCGTCATCTGCGGTGACGAGCCGAATTTTAATTTAACCGTAGGAGTTGTGAAAAATTTCACAATCGAACTTCTGGTCATTTTGCCCAAAAAGTATCCTAAAATCAATTAAATTTTATGTAATTTGCCTATTGATTTTCTTACCTCTATCTGGTAAAATAAAGACAATCCAAGAGGGAAATAAAAACAATAGAAAGAGGTAAATCACTATGAACGAGAAAATCAAGACCCAACTCCGCGTATATCTTGACCTTAAATTGCGGCTGTGTAAGGCATATATGCAGGGGCAAGACCTCACTGCCGCAAAAACAGTTTGGCAACAGGCCATAGGTGCGGTAGAATTTACTTCCGCAAGCGCATTTGGCATCTATTATGATGAAGCTTTCTCCGCAGAAATTGACGCTATGTGGGAAGCGGACTTCAAAGAAGCGTTTGAAAAGACACTGTTCCCGGAGGTGGGGGAATGACCCCCCTCCGCATCCGGTTCAGCAATCACGCCCTTAACGAGAGAGCTGACCGCATTGCTTATATTGCTACTACCATTGGTTTTGGTGAGGTTATTGCCCGCAAGCTGGTAGTAGACGAACGCGGGAAAGCAATGCGGCTTTTAACTGATACCGGGGTAGTTATTGTGACAGACCCTCATGAAGAATGTATTTTGACCATGTGGATAGCCGACCCCACGCAAGTCAAAGACTTTTACCCGGACGGCGTTCGCAATCAAGCGGTGTTGCGGCTTGTTAAAAAATATATGGAAAAAGGATACCAAAACGAACAAAACAAACAAAAGAAAGGAAATTGACCATGATTGAAAAGCATATTTATCAGTGCGAGGTTTGTGGCAAGGAATTTGCGTTTGAGGACGAATGCCGCGAACATGAGTTGAAGTGCAAAACCGCAGGACTGGAAAAGTCTGTGGTTATGATGAACAGCCTAAGAAATATTGTCCCTCTTGATAACTGGGAAAAGGCTATTGATAGAGCGTACTTTATATACATTGCAAATCAGGAAGCCGCGGACAAATTAGAAAAACTTTTCGATAAATATAATTATAACTTTCCTGCGAATGATGCACAGGAGACAGTCCTTTATCCTGCCTTGTTTGCTTATCAGGATAACGGAATGTATTGGAAATCTTTGCAAGATGTTGAAAATGAGTACAATGAACTTCTTGCAGTCAAGGATGAACTGTGGGACTGTTTGTTCAATAAAAATGATAGTGAGTAAAATGTGGCCACCCTTGGATAAAACCTTGGGCGGCGCGTTTTCAGGCAAAACGCGCCGAGTTTTGTTTTATTGTATGGGATGCCAAAAAATCACCACAAATTTTGTGCATTTTGACTATGGACAAATCTCCTAAAATTTGGTACAATACAGATACAGTAAAGGAAAGGAGTACACGAAAATGTTTAATCTCTCTGTTATCCCCGCGGTTTATCTGGATATGGACGGTACGATTGCTAACTTTTACGGCGTTCCGGGCTGGCTTGAGTATCTGCAAGCAGAAGATACCACCCCATACGAGGTAGCCGCCCCATTGGTCAATTTCTCTTTGCTTGCAAGATATTTGCATAAGTTACAGGCTTGTGGCGTAGCTGTCGGCATTGTAAGCTGGACCTCCAAGAGCGGAAGTGAGGACTTTCATAAGCAGGTGGTAGATGCAAAAATGGAGTATCTGCGGCGGCACTTGCCCAGCGTAGAGTGGGACGAAATTTATATTGTCCCCTATGGTACGCCCAAGTATGAAGTAGTCAAAAATCCCGATGGTGTGTTATTCGATGATGAAAGCCGCAATCGCATTGACTGGCGAGGGGTTGCATTTGGCGAAGATAATCTTATTGAGATTTTGAAAGCCCTGTTGAAAGCGCGGGAGGTCTAACCTCCCCGCATGGAAAGGAGTAAAACTATGAAAGCTGTAAGAGAATGGCTGAAACATTTTGAAGAAATGGCAGAGGCTGATACCGTCTATGGCTTGCAAATGAAAAATGGTCTGGAGTGCAGATTTACTGACTATAAACATATTAAAGAAGTTAGGGAAGAAAGCGAACCATGGCTTAATTATCCTGTTTGTTATATTGAATACAAAACAGGAGATATTCCCTACTGTTTAATTCAATATCAAGGGGAGTAAACCTATGATTTTTATTGCTATTATTTGTATAATCGCCGCATTACTGTATTGTATTGCCGCCGCAATCGTGGGATGGAAGACATGGTGCGATACTCGCGACTGGCATTTTCTTGCTGGTACTTGCTTCTATATTATCGCCGCAATTTTGCTTACAATCTGGCTTCTGGGGAATTGTGCCTAACAGTTCCACCCCACGGACGAGATACTCCTTTCTTTTGTCAATGGGTCGCCCTTCTTTTGGGCGGCTCATTGGCGACGCAATGAGCCGAGTTTTTAATTTCTGTGTACTAACCGTTAAATTTTTCACAAGCAAATTGCACAAATTCATGCCTTACAATTTCCTAAAATTTGTACATTTTGCCACTTGCTTTTTCCTGCTCTATCTGATATACTCTAATCAAGAGGTGAGGGTAAAACCCCACCGCAAAACAAGAGAAAGGAATTGATAAAATGGCAATCGACAAACGGCGGCATTATATTTTAATGCTTGACACCGAAACTGCCAACACCATTCCCACAGAAACAGGACTTGATATGTCTAATGTTTTGGTCTATGATATAGGCTGGGCAGTAATTGACAAATCTGGAAATGTATACGAGTGCGCCAGCTTCGTCAATCGTGACGTATTCGTATATGAACGCGACCTTATGCAGAGCGCATACTATGCAAATAAAATTCCTATGTATATTGAGGACTTGCGGCAAGGCTATCGCACCATGGCAGATTTGCGCGAAATCCGGGCGGCTATGCTGGATACCATGGAACGATACAATATCAAAACAGTATGCGCGCACAATGCCCGTTTTGACCTTAACGCCTGTAATGGTACACAGCGATATTGCACAAAGTCAAAGTGGCGATACTGGTTCCCCTATGGGACGGAAATCTGGGATACCCTCAAAATGAGCCAGGATGTAATTGTCCCTATGCCGACGTATCGCAAGTTCTGCGAGGAAAACGGCTACAAGACCAAAAACGGGCAGTATCGCAAAACCGCAGAAATTCTGTATCAGTTTATCAGCGGCAACCATGACTTCGAGGAAGAACACACTGGCCTTGCTGACGTGATGATTGAAAAGGAAATTCTTGCCTATTGCTTCCGACAGAAAAAGCCCATGCGGAAACTGCTGTTTGAGAATAGCAAAGAATTTCCTGTTCCTACAGAATTGCAAAAACAGATTATGAGCGTGGTCAGAAATGACCCTATGCGGTGAGGGGCGAAAGCCCCTCCGCAAGAAAGGGAAGAATATGAGGGATATTTTGGACTATTTGAAAAACCACCTTATCTGTTGGTTTATTCGTCACACGCATATTCATTCATATACCATTGATGAAATGATATGGAAATTCTCTACAGAGGAAATTCAGTCCCGTGTAGATATGATGAAAGCTGCGAGAGCCGCAAGTGGCTGTTTCTTTCTTAAAGACTATTTAGAAAGGATAGATTAAAATCATGAAAGTTAATTTGCACGTTCCTAAGATTGAGATTGTTCCGGTAGAGGTCCCGGACGAAATGCTGACAAATATCATTTTTGACAACTGCAAGGCAAACTGGAACAAACGACCGCAAACCGCAGTTGCTCCGGACAGGGATGATTACGCCGCTTTGGAAAACTACATTGGCGAACACTATGGTTATGCCTTTGTGGAAGATTTTGAGTATGCGGCCATTGAAACCGCAGACGGAGAAGAAATCCCGGTTCTTGAATACTAAGAAAAAGCCGTCCAAGGAAACTTGGGCGGCTCCTTGTGGGACACAAGGAGCCGAGTTTTGTTTTTGTACCCACGAAGCGTTAAATTTTTCACAAGCAACTTGCACAAAAATTTGTGTGCTATTCTCCTAAAATTAGTGCAGTTTGACACTTGCATTTTTTCTATTCGTATGGTAAAATCTAATCAAGAAGTGAGGGAGAGAACAAAAGCCCACCGCCTCTTGTGTACCTTAAAAAATTTCATATTTTCTTGAAAAACCTCTTGACAAATTCAAGAAAATATGTTAGTATATAGATGTTCCTAAAGGACAACAAAAATCAAGTGTGCGACACTATAACCGCAGAAAGGAATTGATACTATGGCTACCAAGAATTTTAACCGCGACTTTTTCAACGCTATCCTGTCCAATGTTGACATTATGACCCTGCCCAGCGGCATGACCGCTGGTGAGATGCGGGAGTGGGCTACCCATCAGATTGACCTGCTGAACCGCAAGAACGTCAATAAGAAGCCCACCGCCACACAGGAAGCCGCCGCCGTCTCTGTGGAGAACGTGCAGGCATTTCTGGAAGCACATAAGGGCGAGTGTTTCACCTGCTCTGACCTTATGACCGAGGGTCTGTTCCCTGCTGACAAGCAGAGCCAGTACGCCAGCCGCATTTGCAATAACCTTGTGAATGAGGGCAACGCGGAAAAGGGTACGCTCAAGGGTAAGACCGTGTTCATGGCCGTGGGTACGTTTGATACCATCGAGGGTATCAAGCCCTACAAGGTGAGCAAGTAAACCCGCCGGGGCGGGGAAACCCGCCCCATTCCCCCAAACAATAGAAAGGGTGATTGCATGACCACCAACGAACGTATTGCATTTCTTATGAAAAAGCTGGATTGTACCGAGGAAGAGGCTAAAGACGTAATCCGGTGCGACCGCATTATAGACGCAGGTGGGGACCCATTTCCGCAGAGTAAGGAACAGGCCGCCGCAAGCAAGAAATATCGCGGAGTAGGTACGAAAAAGCCCACGGTGTACAATCTGGAAACAAGAGAAAAGAAGCAGAACGCAAACAAGCGGGAGCTTATGGAAGTATTGCGGCGGGCGGTATGCGGATATGATAATTTTGCGATTATCAATCCTGAGCGACAAGTCAGATTTGACTACGGCGGCAAAACCTATGAGGTAACACTGACGGAGAAGCGGGCGAAAAAGGGGTAACTTACGTTACCCCGCCCCGCTGGGAGAAGCAAGTGGAAAAAGAATTTCTCTATGTAGGGCACTACATTGACACGGACGGGAATTACATTCTCAAAATAGGCACAACTAATGACTTGCGGCGGCGCGCCACAGAGCATACAAGACACTACCGCAAGGCGAAAGAATACCGTTTGCCCGCAACCGCAAATTTTGAGTATGACTTTTCCGTGCGGCTGTCTAAATACAACACCTTGCGGTATGAGGACAGAAACCGCAGGGCATGGCAAGAAAATGGTGTGGGCGAGTTTGTGCGGAATGACCGTTTTAATTGCGGCAACCGCAAGCCCCGCACAGTGAATATTAAAATCAGAAAGGTCTATGAGGTCGCCCTGTAGAAACAGGGCGGCTTTTCTTTTGGGCGGCTCGCTTCTGGCGAACCAAGCCGAATTTCTAGACTAATCTTGAGGTGGGGAATTTTGCGAAAAAATCTAGAAAAACCGCTCGTATTTGACTTTTCCTAAAATTTTTGGTATAATTTTATTAGAAACTAGAGAAAGGAGAAAATTTCTCATGGAATTAGAGCTACTGCGTGCTCTTATTTTTGATTGCCAACACTTGTTTCTTGCAAAATTCCTGCGAAGACTGCCCCATGTGAGAACTTTGCGGCAAAATGCCTTGCGAGTGGTGAGCAAAGAGCCGACTCTTACGATTAGAGTCGTTTTTCCGGTCAGTAGCCTACCCTACCAGAAATTTTTACCAGCATGATCAACCTGAATGCTAATCGTAAAGTGGACGCCCTAGGTCGCATTGTTATCCCCTCTAAGTTGAGAGATAAATTTGCTATCGAATCGGGCGACAAGGTAGAGTTTTTCTCTACTTATGTAGACGGCGTGATGTATTTATGTATGGCTTGTCCGCACGCCGCGCCTCCTCGTGAGGAAACAGAAAATTAAGAAGATTTTCTTAAAATGAACAAGAGGCGGGTTGGAAATAAAAGTTAGCAATGAGACTAACAAAAGAAAGAAAATTGCTTATGTAATTTCCTCGTTTGCTTAAAGAGAGACTTTAAGAAAACTGGGCGGGCCGTTTGCGTAGACAAACCCCGAATTTTCTTCTCCAACCCACCATAGCGAAAAATTTCCTGGACATAGCGACCTTGATATTAAACGTGCGGCGTCCCATAACGCAACCACAGATTTCATAACCTCTGCCTTTGCATAGCGACTTTGTCCACCGATCGGTGCCGCACTTTTCAACAAAAATAATCCTTAATGACCTATTATTCATTTTTCGCATTTCTGGAACCATAGGGCTTAAAAATCAAAGAAAATTGCTTATGTATTTTCTTATGAGAAGGAGATTTTGAGAGCCTGCGGAAGAACCGATCGGTAATAGATCGGGCATTGGACTTTTAATAAAATTTATGTTATAATAAAATTATAAATAGAAGGTGGCCGACCCACCGATCGGTGCCGCAGAAAATTTTGCTACTTAGGACAAAAGTATTTAATCCATATAGCTGATTTTTCAAATATAGTAGAGAGATAAATGCTCTATGAAAAACAAGCCTCCTTTACTTGGCCGTTCTGAGGCTTGTTTTTTATTTACCCTGTGGTGCCCGCATGTACTACAGAAATAAAACAGTTTTACTGTAGAACGGTCAGAATAATTTTAAGAAAGTGAGGAATTTCCTTCATGGAACTCAAAGAGCAAATCAGTAAGATCCTTAGTCTAGGTATGACAAACGCAGTCTTAGCGAGCAACATTGGCATCGCAAGCACCACGTTATCACGGTGGTATAAAAATGGTCAAAACCTAAATGAAGAAAGCATGCGCAAGATCCAGAACTATGTTGATCAAGTGAAGCAACTATTAGCAGACCTATAAGCGCTCTTTGAAACGGCCAAGGAAAAGAAAAATTATGACAGCATTAGAATTTTTGCAAGACAACTTGGAAGACATTACTTTTCTATGTCAACTAAACAATAATGAAAAAGACTTTAAAGACATTTAGCTTTTTATTAAGCATCTATTAAATGACCACAAAGAATTTACTAGGATAAGTTAGGTCCGACAAGCCAGTGCGGCTGGAGGGCTTCGTCATGTAATGGACGACCTAGATGAAATGATTGTGGATTATATTTTTATGGATGTCCTCTATGATATTGCCTATCCACCATATAGCAACTGGCTTCAAGATTTATTTTCTTTTGCTGAGTTAAATAACCCTCAAATGGATGATACATTAAAAGCTATGGATCAGTTAAACCAGCAAATGTACAATAAACTGGGTTATCTGCCTCCTACTTGCCGCATCCCTGAAATAGAGCCTGGATTAACGCAAGTAATTCTGCTCATTCATATTCTTAAAGACCGCGGTTTTACAAAGTTTGATTATAACGAGGAAACAATTAATCTAATCAAACAAGAGCTTGATAGTTTAGCTAAAAAAGGATATATTGAGTTTGAAATTAAAGAAATTAATTTTTCAGACCAAACCGATCGGTTGCCTATAGAAAAATTCTATCTTGAAATTTCAAGATGTAAGAACCCCTATCACAATGTTCCAAATGGTTTACATAAAACCCCGAAAAAGAAAAAGTCTACTCCTACTAAACAAGCTACTGGTCCTATCTCCATATCTAAGGGACAAGACCGGATTAGAGACCTCCTATATTTCAATAATATCCCATTTAAACAAGAGCATACAGAAGTCATAAATGGACGGGTGCATAGATTTGATTTCTTAGTATACAAGGATAATGGAGTAATTTACTTCATAGAATATGACGGAGAACAACATTTTAAACCTGTTAAGCAATGGGGCGGTGAAGCTGGTTTTAAAGAGCGTCAAGCAAGAGATGAAGAAAAGAACCAATGGTGTGAAAAGAATGGCTATGAGTTAATCAGAATTCCCTATACCGTTCAAAATGAAATTACTATTAAGGACTTGCGGCCAGAGACAAGTCCGTTTGTACTTTAACAAAGTAATCATTTTTCTCACTTCTTTTGATTTCTTCTGAAGGAGTGAAGAGAATTGAGAAAAACTATTTAGAAATGGGTCGTATTTGGGATTAAGAAGAGTGGTGACCTGGATTGTACGATCGGGTCACCGCAATACTCGCAATCTTCCTCTCTCTACTACCTCCCTGCCCTCGCTCACCTTACCAAAATCTGAGTTCTACCAAGGAAAATTATCTTAAAATAATAAAATCTCTTAAAACGCACCCGCAGAAATCTCTCTTCCTGCCTCCTACCCTTCCACTTTAAAAAAAATTTTTCCTTTTAGGACAAACTTGTTTAATTCACATCCCTAATTTTTCAATAATATTAGAGGAATAAAACATTCCTCTAATAATTTTTACCCTATACTACCTCTTTTATGAGGATTTACAAGGAGAAATAAAACCTATGTTAAAAACCTATCTCAACTCCCTTATTTCCCTCGGCATCACCCCAACCGCTATAGCTAAACAAGCTGGCATTGACTCTTCCACCTTCCGCAAGTACCTTAAAGGCGAATGTAACCTTTCAGATCCCTCCCTCTTAAAACTCCAAACCTATCTTTCTCTTGTTAAACAAGTGACACAAGAATTCCCTTATTAAAATTAAATATAACATACTACTTATCATTCTGATCTAACAAATTACCCTACATCAATAGAAAGGACTAATCCTATGAAAACCTATACTGTATACTCTAGACGCATGGCTTATCGTTTGCGGCTAGCAGGTTTCCGCATTATTAAAACCATCCCTAACCCAGAGTTCCCTGAACGAGATTTCTACTTCTTTGCGGACACTCCTCAATTTCGTGAAAAGTTCAACCAACTTCTCCAGGAGCTTCGAAAGGAGGGGTAATCTCTATGTCTGTACCAAATCAATGCATTACTAAAACTAAAAAAGCTAAACCACAAAAAGATTTTCTCATGATCTCTAATGAAGACTGGATGGCAGCTAGTAGAAATTTAACCCCATCTGGATTTCAGATGTATCTCTGGTTAATCAGACATGATGAAAGTTTTAACAACGAATTAAGTAAGCAAGCCTTCATAAAAGACTTCAATGCTAGTAGTTCTTCATACGACCGAGCATGGAAAGAACTAAGAGATAAAAAATATGCTGTCCAAAAAGAAAAAGGTAGTAATATCTATTACATTTATACAAGTCCTCAAACGACTACTTCAACATCAAAAACGGTGTTGGAAGAAAAAATTAACACCAAAAATGATGTTAAACCACCGCAGAAAGACACCACTCCTGCATCTTCAACGTCAAAAATGATGTTAATCAACACCAAAAATGATGTTAATCAACACCAAAATTGGTGTTACTCAACACCAAAAATGAATATAGAAATAGATAATATAGATAATAAAAATAAGATAGATAGCTGCTCTATCGAGCAACCCACCCCCGCACCATCGCAACAAGAGCCAGTCCCTATCACCCAAGAAGAATTTATCGCACAAAACCTCGCTAGATTCATAGTAGGTCAACCTATAATAGACAAGGAAGGTAATAAAATAGTAGAATCATGCGGTAAAGTATATAAAGTGCTCAAAGCCCCATCTTCAAAGACTTCTATTATTCAAAAAGAAATAGCAGATATGGGATTCTAACCCAGTCTTTCAATCTCCTTTGACAAATGCTCGATGCTCCGCACCTTCGCTAGCAATTCCCTCTTTTGACATTTCAAATTTTTTATGTTATAATATAATTAACAAAAGTAAGAAAGGAAGTTTAAACCTTATGACTAATTCTAACCTGCGGGAAGCCATCCGCACCGCGTTCCATAATTCCGGACTCTCCTTGGAAGATTTCGACGCCGCAATGGATACTACTCTCAACGAACTCTACGAGGAAGAAAAGAAAGCTGCTACTTGCGACCTTGATTGTATGTCTCTCCCTTGGGATTCTTTCTTCGACAACATCATCTTCCCCTATATCACTACACAGATCCCCGAGTGCAAAGACCTCGCAAATCTCTCTCATGACGATAAGATTTACCAGGATCTTCGTTCCGAAACCAAAACTTTCTTTATCTCTATTGGTGAGCTTCATTCTCTCCTGTGTAACTCTGACGATAAAAACCCTCTCAGCGCGCTTCTCTCTTCTCTCCTGCGATGAGCGGAGGCGTTAATGCGCCATCGCCCAAAAATCTAATCAATAGAAAGAAATCTTATGTCCTTCTCTGAAATTCGTTCCCGCGCCCTATCTCGCGAGTCCTTCAACCGCAATCCCCTTTCCGATGAAGACTATCTGCGGCAAGCCAGCCTAGCGCGTTCCAATCTAGCTAATCTCTTTCCAGACGGGGTATATGAGACACCAATCTCTATACCCCTCGCCGCAGAAACTTCCCTAGACCACTTCCACCGCACACAAGAATGTAATATTTTCTTATTGCAGCGAACCATGTCTTCTTTAGCATCTACCTATCTTACACCTGAATCCGCAGATTGGTTTCACCACTCCCTACCCCAGATTGTATCAAAAGAAACAATCTACAACAACCTAATCCCAGTCGTTGGAACCCTTCATTTCAAGGACTCCCATACCCTGACCCTAGATGGTCGCCGCAAGTTCTTTAAATTCGCAAATCAATTCCTTGCCCTTTGCGGCTCCACCTGTAACCTTTCACTTGTTGAGGAAATTCGTCTAGCACAATCTCAAGTATCATCAAACCGCATTCTCAAGGGAGCTCTCCGTCTTTCCACTCGTCCAGAGGATTTTCTCTCCCTCTCGGAAGATACCTCCAATTGGACCTCATGTCTCGCAATGACTTCCCATCGAGGAGACTATCGCGCGGGATGCCTTGAGATGATGACTTCCCCATATACCATCCTCGCAACAGTAGAAAGCAATCACCGCAAATATTGGAGACAAATAATCCTTCTTACGCCTTATGCAATAGCCGCTTTGCGGGGGTATCCTTACACGGCGCCGCAAGTGACCTCCCAAGTTCTTTCTCTTGTTGCGGCCGCAGCTAAGCGATCTTTAGACTGGGATTACGATCCGCAGCTCTGCTATTCCAAAACCTCAGTCTTTGCGGTTTCTGGCGGAACTCTTACTCTAACCACCAATCGAATGTACAATGATACTTACCTTGGTGGTTATTACCTCATTGGTAAATCCATTCCTTCTTCCCCCTACGAAATAAACTACTCCGGCCCCGCATATTGTCTTTCATGCGGTGCCCCGTTGGAGCTCTCCATTCCAGACTTTGGATATGAAGGCGAAATTCTATGCTCGTCATGCGGCCACCGCAAGATATGTTCATGTTGTGGAGAGATGAAAGACCTTGATTCTCTCTTGTTTGATAAATCTCTTGATGATTACATCTGCTTCTATTGCGATGAACTATCCAGAGAAGAGAATCGGCATTGACTTTTCAAAAAAATTTTGATATAATATATACAGAAAGTGAGAGATGACTTCTCACCAAATAATTTGATTAAAAGGAGATTACTACAAATGGAAAAGACTGTTACTAAGCGCGAGGTTCTGGAGGGTCTGATTACTCTGGCTGAGACTGGTGAGTGCACTCTGGCTGCGGAGGACATTAAGACCTTTGCCGAGAAGGAGATCGCTTCCATGGATAAGCGCGCTGCCGCTGACAAGAAGCGTCGTGAAGCTAAGGCTGCGGAGTCCGACGAGATTACTGAGGCTGTGTATGAGGCTCTGACCGACGAGCCTATGTCTGCTGAGGAGATTCTGGATAAGCTGGGCCTGGATATGCCTAAGAGCAAGCTGATCCCCAAGCTGACCAAGCTGGTTAAGGCTGAGCGCGCGGTGAAGTCCAAGAAGCGTTACAAGAACGACGAGGGTAAATCCTCTGAGAAGACCATGTACGCTCGTGCGTAATTAAAGAACAGGCGGGGTCTTTGGACTCCGCTTTTTCTTTAGAAAGGAATCATTATGGACTATATTGCCTTCGTGCCTTACCTCGCTGATATCCGCAAAGATCATCTCAGAGACGTCAAGGATTATGCAACCTATATCTGCATATCCGAGGAAGAGGCCGCAACCGCAATCAACCTATTCGGTCGAGATAAAACTTACATCATTATGTGCTTTGAAGAACCCGACTTTGATAGCATACGAAATCTCGACTTAGATAATTTTATTATCCAAGTTCCCGAAGGTTATTACTCAAATGAACTAACAAGCTTTCACTTTATGTTCTTTGAAGCTGCAACTACTTGGGAACAAGCTAATTGCTACGCCCACAAAGGGGTCGCCGCAGTTCGCTTTGAAGCACCACTTACCTTCTCAACAGAAGACTTGCGGCAATGGAAAGCTATCTTCGCAGATACACTCCTATTCGCCACCGCAGATCCAACCTCCTATTTTCTTTCTTCTTGGTTTGTGCGGCCAGAGGATGTCTGCCGGTATGAGGGTATCTTTGATGCACTGTGTGTAAATCCCTTCAACCTACAGTATTATGCACACTCTTCTTTCTGCGGGCCTCTCAAGTCTCTGCTCCCTTCCCTTCAAGCTGCAGAGTCTGTTACCAACCAGCTTCTTCCTACTGATTTTGCGGTGCGGCGTCTTAACTGTAAACAAGTGTGCGAAAGCCCTTCTTATAATTGCACCTATTGTGACCGCATTAGGGGCATTACTAAACAAATGGAAAGGATGAAACCTAATGGCTGCTAAGGGTGCCGAAAGCAAATCCCTCGTAACTAAGAAAATTCTCGAAATCTTCCCAAACGCTTTTCTTTACAATAATGATAAAGAAATTCGTATTCCTCTAACAGAGCAAGGGGAAACAGTAGAAATCAAAGTTGTTCTGTCTTGTGCCAAGACTCCTGTGCGGGAGGCTGCTGTCCTAGACTGGTCCGGGGGCTCTTCTACTGTACCTGCGGCAGAGCCTGCTCCTGCCCCTAGCGAGGTAGCCCCACCGCAAATCAGTGAAGAGGACCGCCGCAAGGTTCAAGAACTAATGGCAAAACTTGGCCTATAACATTTTCAAGGGTGACTTCCTCACCCTTGTTTTTTTTATATTTTTATGTTATAATAATTATAGAAAATGAAAGAGAGAGGTAAATCTATGTTGACTATTAACAAAACCTACTGTATCAGCTCTGATGATAGAATGACTGCTGTTATCTATCTCAATAAGGAGAATGGCTTTTATAATCTCTCTGTTAGTGATATTGCTGGAGAAGCAGTTGAAGTTCGACTCGACGAGATTTTAGCTAGTGAGCTCTTTACTGCACTAAAAGAGCTTGGAAATTTCATGTGATTATAAAATAAAAGAGAGGCAATTTCTATGAAATATATTTATACTATGACCACTCAGGATGGTACTCAGGTTAATCTGACCATGAATGATCTTGCTTTTGCTCATAATCTTTATCGCTTTTTCGCTACTCGTGAGTATATTCAGGACAATTATCCTAGTCTCACTGACCAGCAGCTTGACATTGTTACTGATCGCGCCCTCGCCATTGAAGATAGTTATGGTTACGACGAAGATGATGCCATTGAACAGGCTATTAAAGAGGAGGAACTCGCATGAGATTTGTAATTTACACTTATGAAAGCACTTATGGCGGTTTGCATGGTATCTATGACATTTGCGTCACTGAGATAAACTCTCTTGACGAAGTTGATAATATTGGTGAAACCATGGCATATGAGGTAATTGACACTTATTCTCACTTATTTGCGAATGATGATGTCTATGACTATGACGAAGACGATGATTGCGAAGTCACCTCTCCTGAATGGGAATATGCACGTATTCTTCCTAAGTGGGATAACATCTCTACGGAAACCCTCAACGCCGAAGCCGCAGAATTGGGTTATGAAGAGTTTGTCAATAAATATTGTAAAGTTGAAGGTATGAACGAACTTCTTACGGCGCTCGATATTCTGCAGCAGGTAGATAGTGTTGGTCATACGACAGTAGGCAAATACACTGTTGATACTTGTTTTGAGGGCGAGAACTACGAAACCGCAATTTGGATTAATCCCGATCACATGGCGATTCCTGCGATTTACCCTAATCGTGCAGCCGCAGAACAGGGACATAAATTTTGGTGTCTCGCAGCCGCAATGGCACCAACGCAGGTATGGGATACCGCAACCCGCACTTATCTTACTCTTTGACATTTGTTAAAATTTTTGATATAATATAAGTATAGAAAGAGAGGTAAGTTTATGGAATTTTATCAACTCTGGATGGAGGGTAGCACTCATTACTACCGCAATCTTAATAACGCACTCCGCATGGGTGAACTTATCTTGCGGGAGATGTTTGCTGACGACGCAGAGCAAGAGGAAGTAATTGACTACTGGTGGGATCGTTGGGAAGCATATGAGGGTGGCCGCAAGATTATGTATGTTACCAAGGAAATGATGGAGGATTAACATGAAAACGCTTGTACTCAAATACGACTATGGTTATGATGTTTTTGCATTTGATGAAGCAAGAGAAGAAATCATGACTTATCCCAATCTCACAATCTTCCTAAATAAAATGTGCGGCCAGCACTTTGAAAACTATGAGGTACGTACACTATATGAATGTGATCTCATGGCTGAAGATAAAGAGTATGATGCTTATTATAGACTACGGGGCGTTATCCCCAACGAGACACCGCAAGCATTTGAAGATTTGCTCACTTGCTACAACAGTGACTTTGCATATGATGGAGTGGAGGTAGACTGATGAAAATTTATGCTATTTATTATGTTGACGACGGAGATCGTGATTACTTTATGCGGCGAGCTGATGCGCTGAATTGCGGTGTGGAATATATCCGTCAGATTTGCGAAGAAGAGAATTGGGACCCGCAGGAAACTGAATCTCTTGTTGACGAGTTTCTGCGCGAGGAATGGGTTGCAGACATTTGCGCTCTTAATGTAATTGAAGTAAAGGAGTAAACCATGAATACTTATTATCTTATTATCAATGTTATCGAAGATTAATACTCGTGAAACCTATCGGCTGTTTCTTTCTGCGGCCTCTTATTGTGATGCCATAAATAAAGCTATGGAGCAGCTTTTTGACGAGGACTCTCAGGCAATTGAGAGTATCACTGTAACTGAGTTCTATGAGACGGATATGTTCGTCAGTAAGTCAACCGCTGATCGCATCATTGCAGATCTTAACGATTATCCTGTAGTAGAAAAGGAGGCACTGTAATGGATAACCTGTTTTTGGGATATGCACAAGAACAAGAGGAAAGAGAAGAGGTTATCCACAAAATGATGCGGGCTTATCGTGCGGGAGAGGAATGTAGATTTTCTACGGTCAACTATTTCTCTGCGCGAGATATTGAAGAAATGAAGAAGGAGGCAATGCAACGTGTTGACAGAGAAGGCTTTTAAAGATTTCTTGCGGCGACTGTGTTACTGCGTAGTAGCATTTCTTCTTGTCGGTGTACTGGGGAGGGTTGTAATTACGTTGCAGCATCCTTCCACCCATCTTTTCTTCCCTGCGGACAGGGAGAGGTTTATCGAAGTAGACAGGGGAGCGGCTTGCGGGCACCGATCGGTGGTTGCCGCAGATAGAGAAACTGGCGTATTGTATCTATTTACTGAGAACGGCGTTTCGCCCTTGTTTCAAAGCGATGGGGAGTTAATGATTTATGACGCAGGATGAGCGGGAGTCTAAACTCTCGCTCTTTTTGCATTTTTGGAAAAATTATGTTATAATATAATTAAGATAAAAGTAAGGAGAAAAACATGAAAATTCTTGTTGACGAAATGCCTACTAAGGTAGAGGATTGTCCTTGATCTAGTCCTATTAAAGACCCTTGGAAGAACCACATAATTTGGTTTTGTAATTGGAGCCTAAGCTATGATGAAACTTGTTCCATGGCAAATTGCGGCGAGTGTCCTTATTTCACTACAATAAAGAAAGGAATTAACCTATGACTCAGTTTAAAGATATACATGGAAATTATTGGGCGTTTGTAAGAACAAATATCTCACTAATTTATTACACTCCTAAAGACCAAGAAGGAATTAGTCATGTCACTGTGACTACCACAAATGATAATGTCTATTCATTCGATATTGATTTGAATGATGTATACTCAATTCAGGAGAGTTAAATGGGAACTGATAACAAAGAAGTAGCCTGGATTCTTCTAGACGAAGACACCAAGCCCATTCGTGTTTCATTTGATAATGAACCAACTTATGTAGTAGAGAATGATACCAATTATACTATGAATGTTCAGCCTCCTGCTACATTCTCTGCAATTTTCAAAATGCGCCCATCAAAGATAATTAAAATTTTCTGGGGCACTAAATTAAAATGGTATCAAGCCCTATGGCTCGATTTAATATTTTATTGGAAGAAAGGAGTAAATTATGTATTCAAACGCTAAACTTGAAGCTATACATGGTGGTATTCCCGAGACTACTCACGTAGATAAACTGATCACTATGCTAGAAAAAACAGATATTCCTTTTACAGTAACTTCAAGTCATGGCCGTCCGCAAGTATGGTATCCTGATGACAAGCATCCAGTTTGTGATGCAATTTGTCACTGGGCTAGCTATGGCCATCAGACTGGTCTTATTGAAATTATGGGGCTTACTCACAATAATGATAGCGTAGAAGGTTATCTCAATGCAAACGAAGTTTTTGCTCGCATTAAAGAACATTGGGAGGCAAACAAGTGAAAAGAACTTGCGGTGATTGCGGCTTCTATAAAGAGAAGTTATGCGGCGTTGCTATCCAGAACGGATTTCCAGAGTCACACGATGCTTGTGAGTCTTTCTCCACTATAGCCTGGAAATGTGAGATATGCGGCCAGCCTACCCCGTCGCCGCAGAATCTTATCTGGGATGCTATAACAAAGCAGCTAGTTTGTCCTAACTGCTACATGACGCTTCCTATTGTTTCAGAGGAGGAGCAAAATGACAACTGAACAGTTTTTTAAATATGCGGTAGAAATGTGCCAAAAATGTAGTAATAATGGATGTGAAAAATGTGAAGCTTTGCCTGGAGGACTTTCATGTTGGCACTCTACCAATCCTGATTTTTCTCAAGTCGAACGAGTAATACAGAATTGGACTAATCATAATCATCCTACTCGAAAGAGTACCATTTTGTCGTTATTTCCCAATATGTCATGTAGCAAAAATGGATGCCCTGGTATTAATGCTTGTATAATTGAACCATCTTTGAAAGATACCAAGTGCGACCAGTATGAAACTTGCAGTGATTGCAATAAGGCCTTCTGGCTTAGTCCTCTTAATTGACAAAAATAAAAAATTATGATATAATATTTATAAAGAAAGGAGATGTGAGGTCACTTGGTTATATGGACACCCGAAGAGTGGGGCAGAGAGTTGGACGAATTTGCGGCTGCGACCAATGAGAAAAAATTTAATAAAATCTCATATAATACTTGGAAAATGATGTGGGGTTGGCAATATCTTCCAACCACAACAAAAATTTATTTAAGAGATTGCTTTATGATTACCCCATATGGGGAACTTAATTGCGTCTTTTTTGATAGAGGCAAAACAAACTGGTCGTTTATGGATTATTTGCAATCTAAGTATTTTACTATACTAGACTTTGCAGCCTCTTATTCTCGGTATCCAATAGCCGATCTTGCTCGACCTCACTTGACAACCAATATGCCCTATACAATAAATTATGCACCAAGTCCATATTCTGCGATAACTACCAGTGATGTTATATCAAATTCTAATCTTGCAACAATTACATGTGATTCCAGTACAGTACTCGCGCCTGGAATGTACCAAACAGCAACAATAGACAATAAAAAGGAGAAGAAGGATATGAATTTCTTTAAGAATTTTAAGTTTGGCCCCGTGAAGAATGATACTGTGCGGCTATCCCCTTACGGCCTTGCGGTTAAGAACCTTGATAATAGCTGGGTATCTTACGATGCTGCCAGCGACTCTATCATTGACGTTGATGTATTCAATTTCGAGGGTAAGAATCTGATTTACGAGATCCCTGCGGCGCCGCATACCGTTCATGCTGGTGACATGATTGTTCATCAGGGCAAGGGAATGTATGTTCTTACCGACGTGTGCGAGGGTGATACTTGCGTTAGCGTGATTGATCCTCGTGCTGGCGAGAGCAAGGAGATCCTGTTCACAAAATCCCCATTTGGGTTCACTTTCATCGTGAAGCTAGTCTCTCTGCTGGATATGTCTGGTATTAACGCGAATCCTGACAATCCGTTTGGCAACCTGTGGCCTTTAGCTCTGATGGGTGATAAGGATTGTGACGCGGCAACCATGATGGCATTTATGATGATGTCCAACAGCGAGGGTTGCAATTTCGATATGTCTAATCCTATGATGATGTATGCTCTTATGAGCGGCGACAATAAAGATATGCTGCTGCCCATGATGCTGATGGCTGACCGCAAGTAAAAAAATTTTTGGACAAAAGAGTTTCAGAGAAATAGGAGATTTTTTAAAGTAAATAGAAATCTCCATTTCTCTGGCTCTTGTTCCCAATTTGATTTTTTCAAAAATTTTTGATATAATATATATATAAAGTTGAGGAACACATGAAGTATTGCCTCCACGTGGCGTGTTCTGGGTAAGTTTGATGTAACTATCACGTCAACTTAGCGAAAATACGAGATAAGTAGAGAGCCAGTTGATAGTTGCAGTTCTCGTTGAATACTGCCTCAAGTCCGAGGCCCGAAAGGATACAACAGCACCCGAGGCGCGCGAATCTCGACTATACAAAATGGGGAGTCGTCGAAAGTATTCACTTATCGCTATTGCTGTGATGACGCAGCTAAAATTGTATCGGTGCAGCAAGCTCGTTTCTAGTCCGTAAAGCTAGATAAAAGATCTGAGACTGTAGCACAACCGGTAGTGCAGCGGCCTTTTAAGTCGCAGGTTGCGAGATCGTACCTCGCCAGTCTCACCACACCTCGTATTCTTGGTTTCCGAGAGGAGCGCCGGGCGCAGTAAATCAAGCGAAATAGGGGCTATCGTATAATAGGCCACTGAGAGGCTGCCCATATTAATTTGCCTTCTTGCTGTTGTTTTACCACTTTTAAACGGTGATAACATCTAAGCCGGGTAGCAGTAGTAATAGCGTAAGGGCATACGCAGTCAATGACGAGGTAAAGGGCTCAGACGACTAACCGGACATTGACCAAAATAGCGGAATGAGGAGAGGAAAGCCTGTATGCGGCGACGTCATCCAACTCACAGTGATGCAGCGTCAAGTAGTTCTGCTATTTTGAAACTTATACATACGGTGCAGGTTTAATTTAATATGCAGGCGTAGTACAAAGGCTAGTATTCCGGTCTTCCAAACCGGGGATGGGGTGTCGGGATCCCTCGCTTGCTCCATATGGCATGGTACCCAAGTGGACATAAGGGCCTAGACTTGAAATCTTGTGTGTCAGCTTGTATCTGACCCGTGGGTTCGAATCCTACCCATGCCGCGGCATCATAGAGAAGCCTTCACGTGGCGATGCTGTTTTCACTAATTCTCTATATTTGCTCCCATGGACAAGTTGGTTAAGTTGCAGGCCTTTCACGCCTGAGACAGGGGATCGTAGCCCCTTGGGAGTACCATATGGCTCTGTGGACGAACTGGTAGAGTTGCCGCCCTCTCAAGGCGGAGTTTGTGGGATCATGCCCCACCAGAGTCACCATAATCTGGCGTATTAGTTCAGAAGAGTAGAATACCAGCCTGTCACGCTGGAGGCCACGGGTTCAAGTCCCGTATACGTCGCCACCCATCCAGAGTCTTGCTTCGTATTGAGGTAATGGGCAATACATAACGTGAGACTTTTTTAGGGCTGACCGCAAGGTCCTGGTCCACCGTTGTTGCATAGATTGGTGCTAGAAACGCTCGTGGGGCCTCTAGCCCTGTGCAGGAACATGACTTTATTACTTATAGTAATGAAGCAGTCAAGGTTTTGAGTAATTGAACCGGATAATCAATGCTAAGTGAGATATATGCAAACAGAGAGAGTGCTAAGCTCACGGGTATTCTAGATGCCTTCTCTCTCCTATTTGCCTCTATAGTTTAATTGGCAAAATAAGGGATTTGTAACCCCTAGTCGCCCGATCGTAACGGGCTAGAGGCTCCAGACAGGCTTAGGTTAAATAAGAAACTCAATGTAAACAAATGGGATAATGCTGAGCATCATTGTATAAACTGCTCATTATATAAGGAGTTTTAATATGGATTGGAAAGATTCTGTGCGTCTTGCACCATCGAATATTGTGAAAAAAGCAATTTATTTCTGTGAACATACAGAATGCGAAGATTGTCCAATTTACATTAATAATATTGAACATCGCACTCGGCACGACAAACAAGATGAACACGTTCCTTGTGTTGATAATTTAATTTTTGAATTAGCAAATGGAAAAACGTTAGATTAATATGCAGAATAAACTCAGAAGGTCTGAGGCCTACCTGCTAAGTAGTGCGTACCGCGAGGTATCAGCTTCGAATGCTGTGTTCTGCGCCATCATATGCGCTGGTAGTTTAATTGGCAAAACAATAGTCTCCAAAACTATAGTTTCTCGATCGTAGCGAGACCGGCGTGCCAACACCGCACGGATGGCCATGGTTGCAAGCCTAGCTAGCTTATTCTTTTAAGAAGTTTGGTGCGGTATATAAATTAATATGGGCCTACTGGTAGGTGGTACAACCTTCATCTACCTTTTCCTTTCTTTTTGATTTTTATAAAAATTTATGATATAATATTTATAGAAAGTTAAGAGAGGAGTAAAAACAAGTGGCGGGTAAGTTCTACGAAAAGAAGGAATATCTGTGGGAGTACGAGTGGCCCTTCGGAGAGTTTTTGCGGGAGTCTCTGCCTGCAGGTAGTTATCGCCGCAAGTTTTCTATGACAGGGAATGGTATCTATAATCTTGTCACTCTTGATAGTAAGTTATATGAAGTAACTCTCAAATCCACAACTAAGCTATTGCCAAACGATGGTAAGAAAGCATTTCGTGATACAACTAAAGATAAATTGATAGACTTATTGAAAGACAAACTTAGCCAGTTAGGTGTTAATTATACGGTCAATAGTGGTAAGTTTATTACCTTCGAGTTGTTTGGTTTTGTAGCAAAACTGGAAATTGTGAAAAAGACAACTGAGCCAGCTTGAGAAGCGGTTTGATTTTTCAAAAAATTTATGTTATAATATATTTGTAAGGTTGAGAGAAAGGTTGTCGCTAAGCTCCTTGGTGATTGTGGCGACATTAAATAGCTGGTAGTTAAGGTGCGGCAGCCTGCTAAGAGATCTTATAATCTAGTATGAGCGTGTGGTGGAACTGGCATACACATTCGGTTTAAGCCCGAATGCCGCAAGGATTGAGGGTTCGATTCCCTCCACGTTCACCAGCTCGAAAGAGCTATTGACCTAGATATGTTATTAAACTGTCTCGTCGGACGACATGGCTTGCGGTTAAACTACTATGTGAGATACATAGTTTGTGGCTAGGGACGTTAAATAGAGGCAAAGGAAACCGTGATAGGACTAACCGCCCTATGCATATAAATAGCGGTTACGATCTGCGGAGCTGGTGTAAAGGCAGCCACGCTAGACTTAGGATCTAGTGCTCTAGAGCGTACGAGTTCGAATCTCGTGCTCCGCACCATGAGGCTAGCCCTAAAAAAAACCTATATGAGAGTAATTCCTCCTTGATAGATACTGCTGACAACAGCAGGGCTTAATGTGGTTAAGCAGGTAAAACAGTCTGGGGGTTGAATAGGTCAACTGGATTCTCTCATTTGTATGGCGGAGTAGAGAAGTGGTCATCTCGTCACCCTCATAAGGTGGAAATCGTTGGTTCGAATCCAGCCTCTCGCTACCATCTAGCTTAAAGACTAGACTCTGGGAACCTATCTGAAGCACTGTGTTTTAGGCGGCTTGCTGTAAGTGGCGGTTTGAGAAATAATTTGCGGTCATGTGTTGGCAAACGCTGGAGCTCCCCGCATTGTAAAGTCAAAAGGTCATTACACAAGTGAACAGCCGAGTTAAGCAGGTGTAAACAATGATTGCAAGCATTGTTTACTTTGGTGGGCTGGGTGAGAGATAGGCTGTCTAGGACGATACCTACCAGATTTTTATATCTCAAATGCAGTTATACTAATTTATTTGGAAATGTAGCTCAGCTGGCAGAGCAACGGTCTGTTAAACCGTGGGGTGTAGGATCATACCCTACCATTTCCGCCATAAGCACCTATTGGGGTTCCGATGCGTATTTAACGTGTCATCCACAAGAGATGACGGCTAAAGCGGTTGACCCACAACCGCAAGGAGGAACGAGCTTTATTTCTTAACAAAAGTAGGATAAGTTAAGAACCTAAATCCCGAATAAATCCGGGTTGACTGACAGACAACGAGGAACTGTACAAAGCGGCAACGTGGTGTAGATAGGCCGTACAGTAAGGTGATGGAACTAGTCCTTACACTATGAGTCCTTACCGAGATGATAGATGGATACAGACGGGTGACTGAACATCAAATCCCGCAAACTGATAACCGAGGATGTGGAATGTAGGATGCGGTCCCAAGAGCGTTGGGGTGTAGGTTATCTTATTAAACAATAGAAAGGATGGCAATAATGTTTCATGATGTAGACGATCTGATTTTTTCAGCAGAGGAAGATAAGAAGTATCACAGCACTAAGTGATATTTCTTAATCACTGTAATGCGGCCGGTGATCGGTCACCGCAGGTTCCAAGCCCTGAAAAACGCAGAGGACAGAATAAATAATGGCTAACGGCAGTTGCTCCTTAATAAGGAAAGACGGGTCGGGGCTGACAAAGACAGGTCAGTAAGTAGTACAGTGGTAAGTAACAAATCCGCAAATCGAAATGAGCCAGGAAAACTGGATGATACGATTTAGTTTCCCTTTTGAGGGTTAGGAAGAGACTTTAGGTAAAAGGTAACAACTTTTAGCTGCTTCCTGTAAAAAGACCATGAAACCGGGTTATAGCTACTACATTATTTATTTTTGGTGAATGGTAGTAACCAGCTAGGTGCAGCGAGGTTCGAATCCTCAAGCCATGGCGTTCGACTCGTCTGGCGCAAGGTGCAAAACCTAGCATCTATCCGGGTGTAGCTCAGTTGATAGAGCGCGTGGCCTGGGACCACGAGGCCGTGAGTTTAAGCCTCACCACTCGGACCATCTAGAGTAACAAATCATAAAGGAGGGATTGCCGCTTGATAATTCAACTCAAGAATTTTTGTTGTCTTGACCAAGATTGCTATGGCGAAGATAATGACTGTACTTTGACATCTCTTACTGCGGTGGTTGACTTTTATTTTGCACATACTAAATCTGTATCAGAGATTTACGCCACAATTGAGAAGGTTGCCCGCAAGTATGGTTATACTGGTAAGAAAGGCGTCGATCCGTGGTTTATTCGCCGTATTTTTGATGAAGTTGCTCGCAAGTATTGCATTGTCCCTACCGCAAAAACAAGTGTAAGGTATTTCAAGGGCGTGGGATTTAGTTATGAGACTATTTGCGGCCAGATTGATAAGTGTAATCCAGTCATTATGAATGTTTGGAACGCAGGCAAATATCATAATCACACTATTACAGTAATTGGTTATGATACTACCAACAAAACCTTGCTGGTTTCTGACAACTGGAGTGTGCGGCCGCAGGTCCTGCGGTGGGATGATGTTGGTTTCATCTGTTCTATCAATTACTGGGATTAAGAAAATTTGACATTTCAAAAAATTTATGTTATAATATTTATAGAAAGTGAGGGAAGAATACATGGAAATCAATTTTGGTTCTCGTTATCAGGACATTCACAACAATGTCTACAAGTTAGTGGGCGCCGCAAATTCCTATGACAAGAAAGACTCTGTTCTCTTGTTTGCTCCTGTCCATGCTGGCACAGTTGGTGATGTGTTTTATATCACTAAGGAAGCCGCAGATCAGTCATTCTTCCCTGTTAGTAAATACTTCTAAAAAAATTGAGTAGTGAGTAAAGAGCCATTAAGGTTATAGACTTCTTGTACAAACCATTCTAACATGGGCCTGTACAACCCTATGAATGGTGAAGTCATAAGTTATTCGCATGGTGTAATTGGCAGCCCGCTGGTGAAGGACACCGGAGGTACAGGTTCGATCCCTGTTGCGAGGACGAAGAGTCTAAAACTTATAGGAAAAATCTTAATGAAAAACTTACTTAGACGTTCAAGAATTTAAGGAATATTACCTGCAATAACGGTAATAAATGTACGTCGTTGAGTAGTGGTTGCAAACATTATTCAGAGTAAGTCGTAAGGGTGAGAGACCTTTACCTCAATTCTTTAATGCAGTTCCACCCCGAGTGGCTAAGCTGGGTAGCGTTGAGACACCAGGCCGCTTATATAGGATAGTAGCCAAGTGATAAAGGCGGCAGGCTTTGACCCTGTTATGCGTTGGTTTGAATCCAGCCTATCCTGCCATTTCTTAGAAATTCTATTCATTCGCACTTTTAAAACTGCTATCAATGAGTTTATAGTAATGTTCCCCAGCATTATGAGTTTCAAGATAGCCATTGACCCCAAGCAAGTTAAAGCAATAGTCCCCGTTTATCAAGTAGATGCCCATCTGACGGGATTATGGGCAGCGCTGATGTCTCTACTTGAGCTATTGCTTGACCTTAGCAAGTCATTAAACTACTTTCTATATTCCGGCGTGGCGTAATGTCTAGTCGCATCTGGCTCTAACCCAGAGGGTTTCGGTTAAAGTCCGAACGCCGGTGCCAGGTCTAGTTTGGTAGAGTTTCATCCTGACCTTGAAAAATTCTAAACTACCACCTCTCTTTCCAGATTGTTCATTTGATTATGGTTGTTGTATAACTCAGTGCAGACACAATATCATGTGGCTGAGAATCCTCACCTAATCAAGACGCCCCCTGCTTAGTAGCAATGACGGATACGTTATTGCGGCAGTGCTTCCCACTCGTGAGTTTGGGAACAACGAGAGATAAAGCTCTCGCCGGCCGGGAGGATGTACTGGAATTATCGCTATCAAAACTACTGTCTCGTCGCCGTCGCAATAGAAGGCAAGCGTTAAAAGCGTAGCCCGAATCTTGATAAGGTTTAGGTTTGGTACCCTATGCAGACTCAAGAAATACCACCAAGGCGGTTTGTTGTGAAGTTGCAGTAATGTAACTATAAGACGAGGTCAAGGTACAAGTAGCCCAAGACAATGACATTTAGAAGAAAAGATGCAAAAATCTTTAATTTAATTTAGTGAATGATGGGTGAACGCTGTGGATAACCACTTCCGCATAGGTAAGTGTACAGCATAAGCTGTTACGGCATAAAGTCTAGGGTCGCTCCCGAAAGCTCACTTATGTCGTCCTATTGAGTGAATATGATAGAAGGTAATGACCAGCAACCCGAAGGGGTATATGGCGATCATAATCAAGTGAACAAGATAATCCAGTCCTTCGGGGCTGGATTTTTTTTTATGCGTTTGGCTGGGTCGGTTTGGGGCGTCTGCCCGCGAATCAAATTGGCCTTTAGAAATTTTTAGGACAAAAGTGATTAATCTACATACCACATTTTTTATAATCAAT